TTGCATCCCATGCCCGGGCGCGGAGACAGAAATTGACAAAGCTAAGCGCCTACTGAAAGAGGCCGGCATCACGTCATTAGATTGAATTTTTATTTTTGGTGCGCAAAAATTTTTTTTCAAAAAACTATTGACAACCGCCGCCTTTTCTGCTATAATGAAACCATGAAAGGAAGGGAATGCCCATGACCCAAGTTGAATTGCTCATGAAGAAACTCGGTTGTACAAAAGAGGAAGCCCTTGACATTATCAAAACAGATAAGGAAATCAATAAAGGCGCTGACCCCTTTCCTCTGACAGCCGAACAGAAAAAAGTGGAAAAAGCCGCTCGCTCTTGCGGTACTCGCAAGACCCCCACTGTTTACAAGTTTCAGAACGGTAAACAGAAAAAGGCAAACCCGCAGAAAGAGGCAATCATCGCAGAAATTGCTAAGTTTCTTGCAGAAAATGGTGAAAACGCCTATGAGAATGTAGAAATTACCAATAAGAACCGCATGATTGCTTTCTCAATCGGTGAAAAGTCGTTTGAATTGACACTTGTCGAAAAAAGGAAAAAGGGTTAAGGGGCTTGCAAAAAGCCCCACCCTCTATTTAAAATTAGGAGGTACAGAAAATGCGCAAAAAGATTCGTCAGCAGTATGATATTGAATTCACCCCTGAAGAACTCACTGTTCTTGCTCGCGCGTCGAAAATTATGGAAGAAGTCGCCAGCAGCGCTATTGATGGGGTGACAGGTTTTGAAGTAAAGGGCATTCCGTCTACCCCGAATTATGAAAGATATTCCATTAGGGAAATCTGTAAATGTATGGGGATGCTGGAAGATCTTTGTAACCCTTTCGGCAAACTTGAGGGGTACTTTGATAAAGATTCCAAATAATGGGCGCGGCCCGGGCCCCATCTGCCGCATTTTACCAATGGGTTCCGCAAAAAATTTTTTTAAAAAGTACTTGACAGCTCGCCCCATCCATGCTATAATAATAACTGTAATCGGGGGAACGATGGTAAACCCCAAATGCAGAAAGGAGGTTAATAAAAATGGAAATTTTTAAGAACGAGCTGGAACTCATCAAAGATGAAAAGCTGAGAGCCTTTACAGAATTTTATCTCAGCAATCGCGTCCCCTCCTATTTCTGGGAGATTGGTGCTTCTGCTTCAGGAAAGTATCATCCCCCTTTCAGTCAGGGTAATGGCGGACTGGTTCGACACACTAAAGCAGTTGTGTATTTCTGCGATGAACTCATGAGAATGAGCCAGTGGGCATATATGACTGACCGCCGCAAGGATTATGCAATTATTGCCTGTATTCTTCATGATACTGTCAAGTATGGCTTCGATGATACCATCGACAAGGATGAATACCGCAATCACGCAAGGAATGCCGCTGATAACATCGAAACCGCATGGAAAGATTACTTTAACACGCCTGCCCCTTATGAACTCATTCAGGCAGTAGCCTCTCACATGGGGCAGTGGAGCACCGAAAGAGATGATAGACCGTTCACGCCTGTGGACAGATTGGTTCACATGGCAGATTACATTGCAAGCCGCCCCATGATTAGTAACTTGGAAATCTTTGGTTAAAGAAAGGAAAATGGAAAATGGCTTATCGTTATGAATGCCCTGTCAATGATTGGTTTTGTCCCTACTTTGATAATGGAGAGTGTCAGCTCAGAGATGCCCCACAGGAATGTGATGCATTTTTTGGAATTGAAGATGATGATTCATACGCGCTGGATTAAAATTCCAGCGCGCCCGGGCGTTTGTCAAATAAATAACTATTGATTTAGGGGTTGACAGATTCGGTTAAGTGTGGTATTATAATAACTGTAAGGAACAGAAAACAAAATCCTAAAGGAGGATTATTCATGAAATGCATTGATTGGACTGACGTGCGATGGGCGGTTGTCAAGGAAGATGGCAGCTTTGCGGGTGTGCCGTGCGCAAGTTACGGAGAAGCTCGTGATCTTGCGGCTCAGCATGAAGGTTCAAAAATTTTCTTTCTTGCTTATGAACCTGATGATATTGATTTAGACATGGGGTTTGACCCCTACTTGGGTTGCTACACTGATGATTGCTGAAAGGGGCAAATTAAAAATGACTAATGAAGAGAAATTCCGCGCTGGTACTGTCGTCTATAAAGATGATGATGGTGACTATGTTTGCGAACTGTGGGAAGCGAGTACACGCCATCCCGATGTGGTCTATCACATGAATGCGGATGGAAAATATAAAAAGAGCGGCTTGTATGACGATGACAAGTATGAGGTTTTTCAGTGGCTCTTATCTATTGCTGGGGATTTGACTTTTCGGTTTCATGCTTGGAGCCTTGCGGGAATGGTATCAGGTTGACGATTAAAGATATAAAATAAAGAAAGGAATTGATACAATGAGCACCTATTACGTAGATTTTTCGGGTTGGTGTAAGGTAGAAGCAGATTCCGCGAATGAGGCAGAAGCCAAATTCTGGGAGTACATCTACGATAATGCGCCTTTGCCGCACAACAATTACACTCTCGAGGGAGTCGAGGAAACAACTGATTAAGAGGGGCTTGCGCTCCTCTTTTTTTTGCCGCTCTAAGTGCGGCGGAGTCTGGCCCGGGGAGGCCTTTTACTTGCTGACAACTGCCGGGCCGACTACGGGCGAGGAGGCCCGGGCTTCCAGTTTTTTCCATTTATGGCAATTTTTTCCACCAATTCCACCATTTGCCAGTCAATTCGCTCTTTCCCGAAACTGCCACTATATGGCACCCAGAGCTATGTAAAGTGGGGGCGGGCCGGTTCAGAGATCTCTTAATCTAAAATCCCTCATATGCGGCTGCGCGGTCTTGAAAGTTCATAATCGCGGACTCAGAAAATTGGATTTGGTAACACAAAAATTTTTCATAAAAAAATATTTTTTTACCATATATTTCCATTTCCATATAAAAAAATATTAAATTTTATTTACGCGAGCCGCTCGGAGAAAAATTTTTTTATTTGTCAACTGGAAAAATTTTACATTTTTTACCATATTTTGGAAGAGCGCATGGAGGCTTCTCTCTTTGGCTCTTATTATTCTCGTCGTTACTCTCCCCGACTCCTGCTCCCGCACTTATCTATCTTATAATATTACTGGTGGGGGAGGGTGGGGGATAAGAGAAGTTTTTAATTACCGTGTGATATGAGAGACGATAACGAGGCTTAAAAATTGACGAAGTGTTGGTTTGCGGAGGACACGTCAGCTTACCAAAACTTACCAAAACTTACCAAAACTTACCAAATCAGACACGTCAGCTTACCAAAACTCACCAAATCAGACAATTTAACTCACCAAATCAGACAATTTAGCTTACCAAATCAGACAATTTAACTTACCAAATTAGATGAGTCAGCTCACCAAATTAGATGAGTCAGCTTACCAAAATAGATGAATCAACTTACTAAATCAGACAATTTAACTTACTAAAATTAATTAAATACATCAGCTTACCATCAATTTACTAAAACAGCCAAATTAGATATGTTAACTTACTGAATCAGCCTACTACATTTATCAAACTAAATATATTAACTTATTAAGCTAAAACCATCAACTAAAATCAGATGAATTAATTTACCCAATTGATTAAATTATCAACCCCTGCTTGTCTGCCCATTCTCTAATTTGTTTACTGTTAACTAATCTATTCATTATTGACTCTTTAAAATACCTAATCGCCCCAAACTCTCTTCTCTCTCGACTCTCCAAAAAATAAAATTCATTCTCGTTCTCACTCCATTTAACTCTTGTAAATTCTCGTAAAAACAAAAATAGAGAAATGATGACATATATATATAACATATACATTTATCCATGCATATATTATATATTTTATTTAGCCCCTTGCCTCTTCATGCCTCATAATAAAAAAATTTTTTTCTCTCTCTTTATTTTCATTCTCACCCCACTTCATTCTCGTAAATTCTTGTAAAAACAAAAATAAAGAGACGATAAAGTATAGTGTATAAAAAAGTATTCATAGCATCCATTGCCCCAAGGGTTAGTTATATATATTATTTATATATAACTAACCTCCTATATGCACATATAGAATAATAATATTCTCACTTAATATATCTATATATATAGATATTAATTATACTAAAATTTCTATTTCATTTTTCTTTTTGTTCCTCTTGATATTTTTTACTTCAAATATCTTCAATTTTTCATTTCATTTTTTGAAATGAAATTTCTTCTCTTAAAAGCCCCACTATTCTTTATTCCTATACTTCCTTAACCGGCCGTTCACTTTCATCGAACCATACTATATCATTAATGACAGTCCCCCGGATCAACCAATGCCCCGTCATATTATAGAATTCATCCAAGAAAACTTTGAAATATTTATCCATCTGAGTTATTTCTTCATAATATTCCCAAGCTTCAGACTTCTTAATCTGTCCTTCTTGAATCATTTGCTTTACCAACAAACTCTTCTCATCAGCGGTTCCAAAGTACTTTTTCAAAAGTTCCTTCTTTATTCTCTCCTGATCTTCTGTCAAATAAATAGGTACCCCATCATCATCCTTAGTACACCAAATATAAACACAATCACCCTTAGTGCCCGGAGCTCCAAATGGCCGTCCATATCTCACTCGACGCTCCTGCCCTACATATCTTACAACGGTGTCTTCCTTAATGAGAAAAGATTTAGAATAATCACCATAAATCTACTAACCCACATGTCTCGCTGTGTCTAATTGTCCACTCTTCCAATACTTAGAGAAATTATCCTATACAATTTTATAATTCTTATTTTTAATATAACAAGATAATCTTATATTAGAAATTACAACTCCGCCTCTTACTAACTTATAATCACAATACTCGTCTAATCGTTTTACCCAATTGGGGCGGTTACGAGTAAAAGTAGTTATAGAACAACCAAACCATTCCGCCATTTCTCTATTAGTCATTATACCTTCTTTTAATTCCACAGATGACTCTGTGTTTACTTGTTTCATAAAGAAACCTCCTTTTTTAAATATTTTATAATATTCCTGCCCACTGGCAGCAACTACTCTAAGATGAAACCCCCAAGATTTTTCCCGTCTATATATATATAAGTGTAAAAATGTTGGGGGTTTTATCTACAGGAAAAAATGCCTATTTATTTCTTCAATATATTATAAAAATTGTTCTTTATTATTTAACCACTCTTGTCCAATTTCCATAAAAAGAAAATTTATCTCTATATAATATATTATTATTATATATATATTATATTATTAATTCTATACTTATGTGCGGCCGTGGCTATAGAACATGCTACCTTAACGTTAATTAAACGCTACGCGTTTAATTAACTATACGTAATATATTCATCACTACGTGATGAATATATTACGGCGTAAGCCTTTAAGGAAAAGAAAAAAATAACCCACCTAACTGCGGCAGTCGGCTTTGAGGATCTCTTAATTGCCAATCTTACACTCCCCGAATCGAGCTTCGCGCATTCCATTTTATTTTTATTAAATTTTATTATATAATATATATATAAAATGAAGTGATAAATAAAAGGAGAGAAAAATTATGACACCATTTGAAGCTTTGACTCAGGAAGAACAGGAAAAAATTACTGACTATATTGCAGAATATGGAGATGAATATCGTAGTCCTAAAAACTCAGTTCCTCTTTCCCGCATTCTGCGTTTCTGGGACTCTGCTAAATCGGATCTCTTTTCTCTCTTCGGCGACCAGCTGATCCTCAAATACCCCATCACATATACGCAGCCCGAAGAGGACATTATTCAGGAATGCATTGAGGATCCGGAACTTGGTACTCTTCTTAGTGGGCTTAAAACTGCTTTTTACATTTTTGACTCCACAACAGATCAATATGAATATAGTTCTCTTTTTTATCTTAATAGACTTATTCCTCCGAAGAGCAGTTCTGCCAATGATCTTCCTTATTATGTGAGATATAATGGTAAAGAATACAAAGTCTCCCCTAACACTAAATCTATTCGCATTTTGGGAAAAATGGCGAGAGACACCAAAGACCCCGGCATCCTTGATCTTTATGAGAAACTGAGAATTGTCCTTTCACAGCACACTAATCAGAAAGAGCTGCATGGTAATCTCTGTCTTTCTATCCATCCTCTTGATTATATGACCATGAGTGACAATGATAGTGGCTGGGATTCTTGTATGTCTTGGGTGAATCGGGGAGATTACAGAGCCGGTACGGTAGAAATGATGAATAGCCCCTATGCGGTGGTAGCTTACGTAGAATCGGAGCATAAACAGACTACTTTTGCGAACTCCACCATTACTTGGAATAATAAGAAATGGAGAGAGCTTTTCCTCGTGACATCCAATCTTATCACCGAAATCAAACCTTATCCCTATGATAATGAGTTCTTTACAAAGGAAACTCTGCGGCGGCTCGGTGCATTGCAGCCGGAAGCTAACTTCTCTGACGCCTTTAAGATACCCGTCCGCAAAACTTTCATTCACAAAGATAAAGAGCTTGTTTTCAGACCTCAGGCTACTTATATGTATAATGACTTTGGCCGCACTACATCGAATAAACATTGGGCAATTATCAATGAGGACAACCTCGATTCTTGGCAGACTCACATTAATTATAGTGGAGCCATGAATTGCATGAGTTGCGGAGAGGAAATTGAATACAATACTGATTATTCCAATGAAGTTTTTTGCGCTCCCTGCCTTGGAGAGACTACTTTTGTATGCGATTGCTGCGGAAGAACGGTGAGAAATAGTAACGAAACTAACTATTGGGTACAGAATTGCCTCATTTGTGAGGACTGCTATGAAAATCAGGTAATGTATGATCCAATTCTTGGAGAAGATGCATTTGATAGCGACACCTATCCGCTGTATCTCGTAATTAAAGACGAAAAAGGCAAAGAACATCATAGTACTTGGGACTATATTTTGACCACCATCGATTCTTTTCATGATGATTACAGATTTAATATTGATAAGCCCCATTACGATTCATCCGAGGATATTTACTATGTTTGTCCCGAAGATTTCACTGATAAAAGATTCGGCAAAGAACTTTTCCGTGAATTTCCTAATTGAGATAGCTTGTTTAAGCTATCTCTTTTTTTTATTAAGAAGCTATGCACCTTTTAACCCCTGGAATTAAATTACAACCTATTAAATTACCCAAAGAGACACTCAATACATTTCCAATTCCAGTTAATCCATTATCCGCCAGCCAGAAATACCCCATGTCCGCAACGCAATGATTTCCTCCAACCAGAATAAAAGTCGCAACGCACATAATAGGAAGAAATACATTCTTTTCTTTTCCCCAATTAGCAGTAGCAATATACATCAATATCCCGCAAATGACCCCTGCTACAGCATTCTCTAAGTCGCCGGCCGCCATTCTACTCTCTATAATAGACCTTGCGGCAGGGGCCAATTCGGCGTCACTCATGCCGAGAAGCATAAAACTCCCTATGCCAGTGCCTATAAAATTCCCAAGCCAAATGGTTCCCAAATCTGCCAATGTAATTCCACCATCAACTAATAAACCAGCTTTTCCAGTAAACAATTTCATCTAATAAAAAAGAATGCCTAACAATCCCGTAGCAAAGAGCAATGCCCCCGCAGCTCCGCCCACAGAAAGATAAACGACGCAGGCAATAGAAATCATAATTCCCGCTAATATGCTCATATAATTATCTCCCTTGTAATTTTTATTTCTATAAATATTATATCAAAAAAATATGAATTTTTCAATCCCTATAACTACCATATAATTAACCATAAGGCAGCTTAAAATATCCCTATTTTATTTTATAAAAAAATTTTAGTATAATATATATAGAAAATAGAAAAACAAGGAGTTGATTATAAATTGGTCGCCAAATCTTATCAGGCATATGAGATTCTAACAGAGCCATATGTTAAAAATGGTAGAAAGTATGTAGATATTAACTACAAAAATAAAACTAAAACTGTGCGGTGGTACTCTGATGCCGAGTATGCTAAGCTCTATCCTGCCGCGACCGCACCTGTCACTCCAACCGTTGACCTTCGTGATATTCTCGGCTTTCAAAAAGGATATATCACTATTTTTAAAGGCCCCGTAGAGGAATATGAGGATTATTTTAATGCCTCTCCTATGCGATATCACAGACTCTGGGGCTGGTATCTTGTAAGTACAGATGAACTTCCGTCTGATATTCCTTCGGGTATTTCCCCTCAGACTCTTTTTTGGGAATCTATTGGAAATACAGACGGCTCTCTTAAACCCGAAGCCAAAGTGCGGAAAGCCGTTGATTCTATTCTTTATGACTCCTCTCCATCTCAATATGTGGGTAATGTTGGAGATAGAATTACCGCTGATCTAAAAATTCTTTCAGCTATTCCCAATGAGACGAAATACGGAACTTCTACATTCCATGTGATGGAGGATAAGGATGGTAATCAATACGTCTGGAATTCTTCCTCCAAAACTTTGCAAGTAAACAATTTTTATACCCTCAGAGGAACAATTAAAGGATACGATACGTACAAAGGAATTAAACAGACAATTCTTACTCGCTGTACAAAGGAGGATTAAAAATGAGTTTTGGTATTTCCCCTCCGGGATTCGCAAGTGACAGAATCCCTTTTAATTTTTATGCTATGTCATACGAAATAAAAGAAGAGAAGTTGCGGCAGGTTGCCTCAGAGATCCGTAGATTGCCGAATCCGAATGATACAGAAGCGCAGAATGAGATCTGCGCAGAAGTCACCGGCCGCACACTTGATGAACTCTCGCAAGAAGAGTTTGATTATATTTGCAAGTGTGTTAACAGATATTGACAAAAGAAAAAATATATGTTATAATCTATATTAAAGGTAGTAATATTATATATATTATTACTACTTATATACTTTATCATATTAGCGTCGAGCCGACTTTGTCGTCTCGTTACGCTAATAGGAATCCCGAAGAAAAAGAGCTATATCTTTATCTTTTATTTAAAAGACTATTTATAAATATCTACTTTTAAATAATTTATTACCCATCCTACAGCGATTTTTCGTCGATACGATTTAGCAAGATGAAAACACGTCGTTAATTTTTAATATGTTAAGTTATAATTACAAAAAGGCTATAAAAAATCTCCATATAGAGACAGTATTTCATGAGCATTTTTACCGAGTTAGCAATTCCGCATTTGATTTTTATTAAAAAAAATAATATAATATGTATGTAAGATGAAGAAACAAATAAATAACTTATTTAAAGAAAGGTTGATTAAAATTATGGAAAAGACTAAGATCACTAACAAGAGCCGTTATGCCGCTATTATCAATGTTCTGACTGGTGTGCCCAGCGACATTGAGACCGATGAGCTCGTTGGTTTCTGTGAGCGTCAGATCGCTGCTATCGACCGAAAGTCTGAGAAGGCGAGAGAGCGTGCCGCGGAGCAGCGTAAGGTCTCTGACGAGCTGGCTGAGCGTATTGCTTCTCTGCTGACCGATGAGCCTCAGACTCTGGGCGAGCTGACTGCCGCAATTGGCGACGAGGATATTACTCCTTCTAAGGTTTCGGCTCGTTGCTCTAAGCTCCTAAAGGAGGGTCGCGCTGTTAAGACTGAGATTACCGTGCCCGGCACTGACGGTGCTAAGTCTCGTAAGCTGGTTGCTTACACTTGCGCGTAAGTTAATAATATAGTAGCTAAAAACACCCCTAATATAAGGGGTGTTTTTATTTGCTTTTTTTAGAAATATATGATATAATATATATGTAGAATAATATATAAGGAGTTGAAAAATAATTGAAATATTGTCTAAACTCTAATGTTAGTGATATATATTTGCGGCGGGCCGATCAAATCCTCTTCGTACCGGACGGTCCCGCGCTCTCTGATCTATTAGAAAAGTATACTCAGGCTACAATTTTTGTTCCTCCACTCGCCGAGACTTGGGATATTTTAGATGCTTATAAAAACTTATTCCCCGATCGTATCAAAATTGCTACGTATGACATCCCGATGATACAAGAGGCCATCAAGCGAGGCTTTGCGGTCTACTATATTCCGGCGATAAAAGATTATATGGCTCTTCATGCTCTCGAAGCTATGGGATGTTCGGAGATTTTTATCGGTGGCCCGCTATTTTTTGATCTTCCTCAGGTAAGAAAAAGCACTAAAATGATTATACATACTTGCCCCAACTTGGCTTTGTATAATCACTTGCCGCATCAGAATCCCATACATGGCACATGGATACGCCCGGAGGACGTACCTCTTTATGAGCCTTATATTGATGTTTTAGAACCTCATGGTATCACACCATCAGCTCAGGGAACCGCATATAAGATTTATGCTATTGATGCCCATTGGAACGGTGATATTGCTAACATAATTTTAGATTTTAATAAAGATAATAAAATCGTCCCCAACTATAATATCATATCTGATTTGGCAGAACGTCGAATTGATTGTAAACAATCATGCGAGCGTCTTGGATCTTGCACACTGTGTGATAGAGGCTTTACTCTCGCGCGCACACTCTTAGGGACTAAAGGCAGCGTAGAACTCAATTGATTTTTTATAAATAATATGGTATAATATATTTATAAGAAAAAGAGAAAGTGAGAAATAGGCTCTATGAAGTCAAGTTTTACAGCAAAAGATTTTGAATTATTTAAAAGCGTTGCTAAATTACCGGAAAGTAGCCTATATAGAGGACTTACAAATGTCCTTAAAGAATATTATGAAACAGAAAATGTCGTTGTAGGCCCTGAGAACCAATATGTGATGGCAAAAGGAGATATTCCCGTCATGTTGATTGCCCACCTTGATACGGTTTTTAAAATTCCCCCTTATAATTTTTTCTGGGATAGAAATAAAAACGTTATCTTTGCGGACGGGACGGGTCTTGGGGCCGATGATAGAGCCGGAGTATTTGGAATTCTCTACATTCTGAATCATACTAAGATGCGGCCGTCGATTCTTTTTACCCGAGGCGAAGAGATTGGCGGAAGAGGAGCAAAGTTCGCCGCAAAGACTCCCCCGCCCGCAGTCAAATATCTTATAGAACTTGACAGGCAGGGGCATCGTGAATGCGTTTTTTATGATTGTGGAAATAAAGATTTTGAAAACTATGTAAAATCTTTTGGCTTTCATACGGAATGGGGCAGTTTTTCAGATATTTCAATTCTATGCCCAGAGTGGAAAGTTGCAGGAGTCAATCTTTCTATTGGTTACTATCACGAGCATACTTATGGAGAAATTCTATTTGCCGATGAAATGATGGATACAGTAAAGCGTGTAATTACCATGCTTAAAAGTGCCGAGAAAGCGCCTACTTATGAATATGTGCACGAGGAAAGAATCCCGTATGCTTATCTTGGGACAGGCAGCCGCGCGGTGAGATGCAGTGGTTGCAATCGAGAATTTTCTGAAGCAGATACTATAGAAGTCATTACATCGGGCAGCCGATCGAAACCTTATTGCTGGGATTGTTTACCTTTTTATGTTGATTTTTGTGATGTTTGTGAGGAACCCGTAGAAAAAGAACTTGTTGAAGGACAGTCTGTAAAAATTTGCCCTGAGTGTAAGAAAAGTAGGGAGGCAATTGGAATTTGGAATTGAAGCGAGAAGAAATTGAAAAGATTAAGGAACAGTTTGAAGAAGTAGTCCAATATTCTCAGGATTATCCATACGACTTGGATCTTTCTGAAATCTTTGGCCTTTGGGAATCTAATAAAAAGAAATTTATTGATATTTTTGGCGGATTAACGTATGAAATTCCTCTAACCGAAGGGCTTCACCTTTCTCCGGATTATCAGCGTAAAGAGATCTTTGATTTTCTTGATGAATTGGTTGTTAATTATCGCAATTATGATTTGGCTAATTTTGTAGAAGCTCAGCAAGATTCTTTTTTTGATAATAGAGTATTGCAGAAATATTCCTACGATGGGAAAGAAATTCCCGCAGGTATGAAGCTTGTAAAAGCATTTAAATATTTTGAAAAGGATAAGCAGCTTTTGTATATTCTTTAGGATAGGGCTAGTGAGGTTATTCAGCAGGATAAACTTACTGGTACTCTTGTTTTGTCCGTGCATCCGCTTGATTTTCTTTCTCTGAGTGAGAATAATAGTAATTGGCGTTCTTGCCATGCGCTGGACGGTGATTATCGTGCCGGCAATCTTAATTATATGGCGGATGATGTAACTGTTGTAGCTTATATAAAGTCCTCTTCTGGCGACGAAAAGCTCCGCGAATTTCCAAAAAGCGTCCCTTGGAATAATAAAAAGTGGCGTGCTTTGCTGTTTATTAACGAGGATGTTTGCTATTTGGGGAGGCAGTATCCATTTGCGGCGGCCGGTGTAGAGGGTCTCTTAGAGAAGGTCCTACACGAATTGAAGTTAGCGCCTGAAGATTCTCAATGGATGACTTGGACAAGAGAAACGAGTAGTATTCGTCCCGAGTATATTAAAGACGGGGAAAATACATATCATTATAATGATCTGTTGAAATCTACATTATATAAAGATATTAGTTATATGGGTCATCCTAATAAGGAACATCCTATGGTAATTGGACATTCCGTAAATTGCCTGTGTTGCGGAGCCCGGAAGCTGGCTGGCGCAGATTCATTCTTTTGTTGGTCTGATGCTACTGAGCCAGAGCAACTTTACTCTTGCGATTGTTGCGGAGCTACAATTAATGATTTAGATGATGCTATTTTCTTTGATGATGAAATCTATTGTCCATCTTGCTTTGAGCGATATGTAACACAATGTAAGAATTGTGGGAGCTATATTCGAAAAGACGCGGGTCATTGGAGTAAGAAACTACAGGGTTTAGTTTGTGATTGGTGTTATGATGATGAAGTAACATTAGATATTTTGGATCAGGAGGAAGAATAAGATGGCTGTTAAGGGAGCTAAAACTAAAGCTGAAATGGTAGAAAAGTTTGCCAATCTGTTTGGAAAAGATTGGATTGGCGAATATAATGGAAAATATTATGTGTGGGCGATGGAGAATGGAGAAAAACTCCAGATTGCGATTACTCTTACTTGTCCAAAGAATATGGTAGAGACGGTTAGTAATGCGGCTCAGGGCAAAGACTTTGATTTTTCAGATAAGTCATTTGCCTCTCCAGATTCTGTTGCGGCGCCCACCTCTTTTACGCCTGCAGAGAAGACACAGGAAGAAATGGAATTAATTGACGAGATGATGAAGCGTCTCAATCTCTGAGATAAATTTCTGTTTATTGATTTTTTATAAAAATTATTATATAATATATATAGTAAAGAAAGAGGAATTGGAGGTATTAATAGCCATGATAGATGCAAGACAGTTTTATTTTAAGGTAGCCCTGTATGGTGAAACTAAAGGATGCGTGCATTATGAAACCGGTTTTATCGCCGCTAAGACTGCCAGTGATGCATTCGCCGATTGTGAAGAGTATTATGGCAGTGATTTTATCGGTGCCTACATTGAGCTGGCCACAGACTGCGCTGTTATGCTTGTAGATGAGAGTGTGTGCCATGATATTATGGAGGATCAATTCTAATGATAACAAATGGTTATGATATGAATGCGGCCACCGTAAATGTAGCCGCCACAGATGCATATACAATTAAGTCGAATTATGCTACTGCTTAGGTGAGTAGTTCTTCGATATTAACAACTGCTGATGCGATTAGTGAATATGTTCAATCACAATTGGCAACTAAAAATAAGACTGAGACTGAGACGGTGAAAGAGGAGAATAATAAAATGGATAATAAGATTTTTAATTTTGATTTTGGCCCGCTTAAGAGCGACAATGTTCGTATGTCTATGTATGGCCTTGCTGTTAAGAATAGAGATGGCAACTATGTAGCATGGGATAAGGAAAATGAGAATATCCTGAATGTCGATATCCTTAATTTTAATGGCGATGGTCTGATGTATAAGATGCCGGTGCCGATTAAGGATATTAAGGATGGCGACATCATTATTCATAATAGAGTCCCGATGTTTGTCATTGAGGTATATGAGAAGACGCTTGGTGTCATTGATATCTATTCTGGTGAGAGTAAGACCATTATCCTGTCCAAATCGCCTTTTGGTTTTGATTTTGCAACAAAGGTGGTTTCTATCATTGATTTTGGCGCCATGAGTAATAGTGCTCCCTCTGAGGATAATCCTTTTGGTAGCATGTGGCCGTTCCTTATGTTTAACGGTTCTGACTCTATTGATCCCATGATGCTGGCGCTTATGTGCGCGGGTAAGGGAGACAGTGTCAATCCTATGATGATGTATGCGCTTCTCGCGTCTAAGGGCAATAATGATAACCTTCTGCCACTCATGCTCATGATGAATGGAGGTAAATTCGGATGCTGACTATGATATGCCTTGTAGTGGGTACTGTTTTGTGTCTTGTCATAGGCGGTTTTTGTTTGAATGACTATCAGTATAAGTGGGCTGATTTGGCTGCTGCGATTTCTATGATAATCGGTATCGTCGGTATCATCGCGGTTATCGGAACTACTATTGCAATTATAGTAGTTCACGTTAATCCCGAAGGTCAGTTGGCAGCTTATCAGTCAGAAAAAGCGATGCTTGAATACCGTCTCGATCAGAAGGAATACCTTAATGATAACAATATTGGTATGACTGAACTAATGAGGGATATTACTGAATATAATAGTAATCTTACGGAAGCTCAGCACGGTCGTCAGAGCCCTTGGGTCAATTGGTTTTACGGAGATTATGTTAATGAACTGACTCCGATAATTTTGGACAGCTCAGATTAATTCTCTTTATTTGATTTTTAAAAAATAATATAATATAATATATATATAAAGTAGAGGAGGCGTTATAAATGCATTATCCTAAGATTGAAGTCGAGTCTCCGTTTGGTGGGACGATTTGGAGAGAAATGACAGAAGAAGAATACAGCAATCAGTTGGATTGGTATCGCAATTATATGATGAAAAATCAAGACGCCTCCTCTCGTAGAACTCAAGAGTATGTGTCCTACCTTCGACGTTGGTTCGGCCCAGTGGATTGTGACGGTTGGCAGGACTTTACTTCTCGTTCTGCCATGCATCAGCTTCCAATGCCAATGAATGTCTATTTTGGCTAATTAATATGCGCGAGTGGTGGAAAGGCAGACATGCGAGATTTAGGATCTCGTGACCATAGGTTGTGCGGGTTCAAGTCCCGCCTCGCGCACCATGATTAGGGCCAATTATTTTTTCCTTTTTAAATGCGGTCATGGGGCGGCCACTTTGGAGCTGTCCCATGGGGGTTAAAAAAGTATTTATTGATTTTTCATAAAAAATTTGATATAATATATACAGAAGCTAAGAGATAAATAAAAATTATATGGTTTATTAGTTCATTGGTAGAACCTGCGGCTTTATCCGTATGAGCGTGGTCCGATTCCACGATAAACCATCACCCTCGATGATGGGGGAGTGAGGTCTAAGGCGAGGGTATCTCACTAAAATAATATATACTTCGTCATTGCGCAAGGTGCTTTCTTGTTCAGTCGATTTTAATTGCAACAAGTGACTTAGAGATGTAGGAACCTCACTGTTCAATAGCAACAAAGATGCTTACCAGACTTTGGCCAAAGGCGGTTATCCCCGATTCCCGCGGAGTGGGAGTCTCCAAAATCGGGGACATGTATAAATTCTCTATGTGGGATTAGCTCAGCTGGTTGGAGCACTTGACTTACATTCAAGAGGCCAGGGGTCCGAGTCCCTTATCCCACACCAAATTGGTATGTCACGACTGTAACGACTCACGCGGTTTAGAGACATATCCTTCATCGTAACGGATGATGCAGTGATCAGAGAGTCTAACAAAATGCACAGCATGGTCACCAGGAACGTCTGAAAAGATGTTGTGTATTATTAATACTAATATTTGGGTCGGTAGAGCGTAGTTGGTACCGCGTAGTTGGTACCGCACTAAATAATAGGTAAATAAAACAGCAGACACTTTGGTCGGCGTTAGATAATTTATTTATTTTAAATTTCAAATATAATAACACAATAAGGAGGTTGTATTATGGTATTTGAAACAAATAAAGATAAAGGTAGAGCCGGCTTAGTAATGGGAATGGCTTATTTTGGAGCTAATGGTTATACAGTAAGCACTCCATTAAATGATACACAGTGGTACGATTTTATCGTTGAAAAAGATGGTATCTTTCAAACTGTATAGTGTAAAGCTACTGGAAGTAGTGATAATACAATTAGTCTAAGGAGTTCCGGTGGAACAAAGGGTACTGTTTATGATAATGTTCTTAATCATCCCCTTGATTACCTATTTTGTTTAGACGGTTCTATGAATATGTATGTAATTCCAATAAAAGATTTAAAAGAGTTTGGGTGTAATAAACAAATTACATTACGAACTCAAAAAAGTGCTAATGGGCAAGGTTTTTAGACATATCTATATAAAGTGTCATTGTAAATAATTTATGGGCCGGCATTCTGTAACAGGTAGTGGTTCTAACCGTAAACCCGGTTCCTCTGGACAGCGGTGGTTCAAGTCCACCCCGGCCCACCACCGTCTCCCCATCGACGTAGAAAAAATTTGGGTGACTTTGGAGCTTGCACGATTCCTCCTGACCGAGTTCAACAGGAACTAAAAGATGCCGGAATTACCGCAATTTCTTGTAGCATTCTTTCTGATCGGTGTTCTAATGGACAAAATGGAAGAAAGTAATATGCAGTTGCGCAATGGGTTGTGTGTCATCCTCCCTGACGGGGGAAAACACTCATTAAAATACTATTATTGTTCAGGAGAGTAAAGATGTTTGACGATTTTGATACCAAGTGCCAGCTTGATGAAAGCGAAGACATTGACTATTTTTCGATTTGGGAGGACGTCTATGATGAACAAGAAGATTCGGAAGAAGAGTGGGGATGAATTGCAGGGCTTTCTCATGTGGCGTAACCGAGGCTCTGTAGTTCCCGCGAAAAAGGGTAAAGGCTCTTACAAGAGAAAGAGCAAGCATAAAAATAAATGCGGATATGATGTTTAATGGTTAGCATTCTAGACCTCCAATCTAGCTGTGAGAGTTCAAGTCTCTTTATCCGCTCCATTTAAGTAGTAAGAGGAGAATTAAAATATGAGCCAGTATGTTAGTTTTTATATCAGCGATGGGGAACAATTTATCTCTTTGGATGAGTTTTCCCGTAGCACTGAAATTTATAAGGCAATGGCAGATTTTGGCTATGCTCCTTCAGGAAAAGTGCGGCAGGTCAGCTCTGAGGAACTTCAAACCGCCGTTAATGTAGTCCTGAGCAAAGCTGAAGCGGTAAAAGATTCAATTTCTTTCTACAAACGAATGATTAAACACATCCAGGATTGTTCTAATGTAGATTTAGACGACCGTCTTAAAGCCATTTCTGATTATGAAGATCAGATTGATGGACTCAATTCGGAAATTGAGTGGTATAATACTGGGGCAGACATTCTCCGTGTCTATGCAAATATCGCAAGCAATGCGGACTATCATGGTAACGCATTGTACGCCGGTATTGATATCTCTGAACCGACGGCCGCAGATATCCTTTAATTGATTTTTTATAAAAATTTTGATATAATATATATAGAAAATGAAAAAGAAAATAAGAAAGAAGCGCCCCGAACCACCTTGGTATTTTTATTTTGATACTGATAATTGTTATCGGTGTAAAAATAAAAATGGTTGTGGAGGATGTAAATTCCTAAAAAGATATATTATATCTAAACAGCAGCAAAAAAGAAGAAAATTTGATTTTTTATAAAATTTTTGATATAATATATATAGAAAGTGAGAGATAAATAAAAATTCTCTTTCTTGACTCGTCGGTTAGCTGCCTTCCAACAGCGAGTATAAACAAACGATGTAAGACCAGTTTGCGGCGGCAAATAAAAAACGCTCTATATTGCGCGGTGTTGTAAAGGTAGCATGTCAGGTTCATATCCTGAAGATCAGAGTTCGACTCTCTGCTGCGCAACGGTCACGATGGGCGAGCCTTCACGTGGTGTGACTGATTTTGACGGAACGCGCCCCGAATTAACTTTTTAAAAAATATTTGTTATAATATTTATAGAAAGTCAAAATGAACCTTGAAAAATAAACACTATGATAACTCAGTGCAGATTGAATGCGATGTTCAAGCTGAGAATACTCGGATAGGGCTCGGGAGTACACGAATCAAGGATACTTGAGGAAACTCGTCCGCCTTGTTTAAAGTGATTTAAGCAAAGAATCCCAGTAGGGAGAAAGTAAAGAGTATGTGCTTCAATTATCGTACATAAAGGATGCCGTGGAAAGGTACGTGCAATAGACAGCTTAGTGAATAGCTAAGCCGAATCCAAGTTAGGTGTTAGTTGGTGACTGTCACAGACCTTGGAAATACCAACAAACGTATGGGCGGTGATGGAGTTGAAAAATTCCTATAACTTTCTACAGCGACAGAGTAGCGGAACGCCAAGACTTGAAGAAAGTAATTATTGATATACTAAAATCAAGATCAATTTTCTGAATATCCCGTGAAATGTGTTTGGTAGTCAATCCAACAGTGGCTATGCGGTTTCGGCCGGAGGCAAGAAGTTTTAAGACGACGGTTTTAATGCTCAGACTTGTTTCCCACTTGTCTGAATATATGTAAAGATAAGATGAGGTAAGGCGAAGGCCTATCATAATAGTGTTTATTTTTCAGGGTTTATGGGCAACCCTTAATAAAGATAAAAAAATTCTTACAATGGAGGTATGCTTATGTTTAATCGACAGTATGAAGCTATGTCCGTGAGAAGTCCAGATATTTCTGGTGGCGAGACCTAACTCGCCAATAATCAAAGGAGAGCTGGGCATCTCTTATAAACTGCCCTTTAATACGCCCGAATGGTGGAATTGGTAGACATGCAGCTCTCAAAAAGCTGTGCCGTGAGGCGTGTGAGATCGTAGCTCACTTCGGGTACCAAATGGTAGTAAGTAGTGCAAATTTTATATTAGATAACCAATGAGGATAAAAGCCGTTGCAGGATTTGCTCCCTGTACCCGAGAATTATTTGGTTCGCTGAAAGTAGTTGGTGAATGGATATAAAATGGAGTCATGCACGGCTCCGCTTGCTATCATTACCACAGGTCTTTGTGGCAACTGTACGACCTTATAAATTACTAAAGTTGCAATATTATGCTCCGGTAGTTTAATTGGTCAAAACGTGCGACTTATAATCGCTTGTTGGGGGATCGTGGCCCTCTCGGAGCACCACAACAAAAGACTGCCATATGGGGAACCTTAAGATATTGTATCGCGCTTTAGGCTGGCAGAATCCGCTACCCTTCTATATATTAGCTAATTATAGAGACAAAAACTATTCATCGAGAAGAGTTTTTACTTCTAAAATACTATTGTTGTTTTTGTTAGTATTTTGTTTTTTACTTCTCGATTTTATATAGAACTGAATAGAAGGAGGGATGAGGAGTGAAGATAGAAGATTTGGATGATTGGATTTTTTCTACTGAGCAAGCGCAGATAAGTAGGAGATAACCTGTTTAATGCGGCCGCCCCGCCTTGCGGAGTGTTAGTTCCAAGCCTAAAAGAACGCAGAGGTGACAGATTTGAAAGGAGTTAATTATGGCAACTTATTCATTGATTATCCCAATGTATAACGGGGAAGAATATATTGCAAATGCGCTGGGTAGTTTGCTTCCATCGGCGTCATTTTTGACAGAAGTTATCTTGGTGGACGATCGTTCTACTGATGATGGAGTTAAAGTTGCTCATACCTTTGATAATCTTCTCCCCATGCGTTATCTCGTTACTGACGAGAGTATGGACAGAGGCCCTGGCAATGCTCGGCAGCTTGGTCTTGATAATGCGTGCGGTGAATGGATTGGCTTTATGGATGCCGATGACCTGCTTGCCCCAGACGCTTTGAGGTATGTTGATAACGCTGTAAGCCAGTGTGAAGATGCACAGATGTTTATTGGTAATTTTATTGAGAGAGACCCTCTCACAGGTCGCCGTGGAGCTATTCATCAGGAAGATCCCACTTGGGTTCATGGGAAATGGTATTTGAAGAAAATGCTTGATGAATATGATATTCGTTTTCTTCCTAATCTTTACACTCATGAAGATATTTATTTTAACGCTTTAGTCTTTGATAGACTCAGAGCGAATGAAAAGAATTTTTATATTCTTGACGAATTGATTTACTACTGGAACCAAAATCCCAATTCAATGACTTCCAGTGAACGTTATACTCTGACTAATCTTAATGATTATCTTATTAGCGTTATTGATTCTCATCTGACTTTATTGGATGATGTAGAGAAGCCCAGTGAAGAACTCTTTAATGCTATTAAAGAGATTTGCCTGTCACAGTATGTCCAAGGTTATTTCTACTATCAGGCTTTTATTTATAAGTATGGTAGTCAAGATGAAGAGTGTAAACGCGGTTACGAGTCGCTTAAAGCTTTCTATAAAAAGCTCACTGATATTTTCCATCTGACGAGAGATGAATTTCTCGATATTCTTTTTAAAAAGAGTAAAGATTTTTGTAACCAAAGAAATGGCGCTATGAAAACCTTTGGACCTTTTATTGAGGTCGATAGTTTGCCTTCTTTCATTTATCAAATTGCGGCGTTTGTATAATGCCGCCAAATATTGGGGCGTGGCCTAGTGGTGACCCTGATATCCAGAGCGTGGTGTAACAGTAACACACAACTTTTGGGCAGTTGAGTAGCCGGGCAGCACGGACGCTTTGGGCCAGAAAATAATTATAAGGATATGATAAATAAATGATAGGAATTTATAAAATTACTAATTTAATTAATGGATAGTCTTATATAGGATAGTCGGTAGATATTGAAAAACGGTGGTTGAAGGAACGACAATCTGCCTTTAATGTAAATAATAGCAGTTATAATTATCCAATATCTTGTGCTTTTCGTAAATATGGAATTGACAATTTTCAATTTGAAGTACTAGAAGAGTGTTTACGAAATTAGTTAAATGAGCGAGAAAAATATTGGATTGCTTAGTATGATACTTTTTATAACGGTTATAATTAGACATTGGGCGGTGATAGTCATATTATTGCGCCTAAAAAAGCAATAGTAGGGATTATTAATGATTTAGAAACGACTGATTTGTATCATCGAGAGATCGCCGAGAAATGGGGAGTTTCTACTGAAATGGTACAGGGGATTAATACAGGACGATATTGGTATCAAGATGATAAATGCTATCCTCTTTAGACACAACATAAGATGCATTCATAGCATAAACTGGCTGATGGAACAATTTTAAAAACACAAAAAGTATGTATTGATTGTGGTATTAATATTAGTTCTAAAGCTATGAGATGTCCAAAGTGTGCCAATAAAATTCGCAGAGCCGTTGAACGACCTAGCAGAGATAAATTAAAAAAAATGATTAGAACGACGCCATTTGAACAAATTGGTCAGCAATTTGGAATAACTGGTAATGCTGTTAGAAAATGGTGTGATGTATATAATTTACCTCGTAGAGTAGCAGACATAAAACAATATTCTGATGAAGAATGGGAATCTATATAATTTTTATTCTATATAGCGGCGTAGCCAAACGGTAAGGCATCAGACTTTGACTCTGACAGTGTTGGTTCGACCCCAGCCGCCGCTGCCACTATGTTTCTAGAATTCTGTAATTCTTCATTTCTATTAACTCCTTTCCTTTTGGGGGGCTAGAGATTATTCTCTAGCCCTATTTTTATATTCTCCATTTTGTCTCTCGCTGGCTCCGCAAAGCACCGAGTTTGCTCAGAATCGTCCATTAGGAATTTTTTTGGCCAAAAGTCGCTCAAAATATAAGGCCTATTTTTAAAGTTATTAGAAAGGTTATAAAAATAATCTAAATCAAAGATAAAAGGAGGGTGTTATTTTTAGTATGTATGGTTTAACTCATGAAAATGGTAGAGCTGTATATGGGCTTAAGCATTTTGTGTTAGATACAGAAGCAGAAGTAAAGAATTTGCCCACAGATGATATGCTTATTCCAGGTAGTACGGCTTTTGTTATTTCAACTTCAAATTCTTATATGCTGAATAATCAAAACTCTTGGGTGAAAATAAATTTATCTAATGGTAGTGGTGGTTCTAGCAGCCCCGACCCTGGTACTGATAATACCTATATTTGGGATAGTGGAGATATAGGTTCGTAAGGAGGGAAAAATATGGCCGATGTTTATATGAAATCTAAGTTTTATTTTAAACGCGGTAAAGCGGCCTCTTGGGCTGCATAAAACCTTATTCTTGGCCCCGGTGAACCTGGTTTTGAATTAGATACCGGAAAACTAAAAGTCGGTAATGGTATAACGCCCTGGAATGAATTACCATATGTTACCGATAATATAGTTCTTCCGGCCGAGGTTGTCAAATATTTAGGTTCTGTGGATAAATTACCTGAAGTTGCTTATGATGGTGAAATATGCGAAATAGAAGATATGTTCTATATCCATAGCAAAGGCCAATGGAAACAAATCGGCGGTACCGCTACCAAACCCGGTGTAGTAGAAGTTATTAAAGTCCGCGATGATGGTAGCCCTAATCCAGCTGTTGAATCTAATGGAATTAAATATAATTCAATAGAAGATGCACTTGCTAATGTAAGTGATGGCGATTTAATTGTTATTCCTGCTAATTTTAATAGTGTAATATCAATACCTGTTAATAAAAATGCTAGTATCGAATTAAAAAATGTCAATATAAAGAATAATGAAGAAACACCATTAACTGTCGGATATCAATCTACTCTAACTGTGAGTGGGGCCGGCACGATGGAATGCCGCAAGCATGCTAAGCCGACGGTGATAAACAGCGGTAATATGTATATTAATGGTGGCAGCTATATTCGTACATTAGATTCAGCAGAGAATGGTTATTATACTGTTGTTAATCATGGTAATATGACATTTAATGGCGGTTTAGTAAGTTGTGATAAAGAGTATTCCAGTTTAATCGAGAATGGATATTGGGATTATTCTGATAGTAACCCTGATAAGGGATTTGTAATTGGTCAAAATGAGGCTGCGCCGAAGCTCATTATTAATGATGGCTCATTTATGGGCGGTTTATATATTATCAAAAATGATGATAATGGCTATGTTGAAATCAACGGTGGTGATTTCTATGGCACTATTTATACTTGCGGCAAGCTGCTAACTATTAATGGAGGCAATTTCCGCTGCGATGATTATTATAATCTAAGAGTAAGAAAACTCAATGATGGCATGAATATCGCTGATGTTGTAATTACTGGCGGTGTTTTTGATTGTTCTGCATATGATTAGAATATCTTCGTGGAGCAAGGCGCCAAGGTTACTATTAAAGATTGTCGTTGATTCGAAATTATCGGCTGGCAGTAAAAACCCAGTCGAAAACTATATAATTAAAGCAGCACTTGACAATTTAGAAAACTCTAAATTGTCTAAGTCTGGTGGTACTCTAACGGGCAATGTCAATGGAAAGTATTTTTGTGGTACTTGGCTACAAACCACAGAGGCTAGCGATTTAGGGCGCACGCCGAGCAAAATTGCTGTATTGGACGATTCTGGATGGGTGTACTATCGCACACCAGCAGAGATTCTTAATGACATTGGTGGAGCATCTAAATTATATGTTGATTCTGCAATTGCGCAGAAAATCAATAGTACATATTAAGGCGGTGAAATAATATGCCTACTAATGTAACACTTACAAATATAGTAGCGAATGAGGGAAAGGGTTGGTTTCCAGCCACGCGTGGAAATTGTACATGGCAATTATTTAGTATTACGTCGAGCGACGGGGCAGCATCCAGCATCAAAATTTTTCCGTCCGGCGCAGGTGACGTAACACTAACATCAGCGTCGCACAATCTAATTGCATCACACAAATACTATGTTACCTTCAAAATACGATTCTCGGCGGTTACATAGGGAACTTGCGATTGGTACTGGCCAGTTGCCGAGCCTTGTGCTGCGCAAAACATAGCTTTTAATGTTCCAGCGGAAACGTGGGTGCGCCTGTCGGCGACGTTTGAGCGCACAAGTTTTAGTGATGGTAATTACCCTTGCCGCTTCGATTATAACAATACGGATGGAAAAAATACGACGTTTTGGTTCACGAGTTGTATGCTGATTGATCTCACGGAGTCTTTTGGCGCTGGCAAGGAGCCAAGCAAAGAGTGGATGGACAAATATGTGACAGCATTCGCGGATTCACAAAAAGTTCCGTACATTGAAAATCTAAGTGAACTTTTTAAAAACATTGCTGACGCAATTCGAGCAAAAAGCGGTTAGACAGGCAAGATTTTCGCCTGTGATTTTGCAGACCGTATTCGCGCACTTTAAATAATCCGAAAAAATAAAAATTGATACAATTAAATTATAAAAAAGGCCACAGTTATGTGAGTAAAATAATAAATACATGGATAATAGAGAAAACTTTGGATTCTGATGGGTAATACTATAAATAAGGCGAAAATATTTAGATTTTTTATATATAAGGAATCTTTATTGGGGCGGCTGGTGAAGAAGTCGCCCCATTTGTTTTTTATAAAAAAATTTGTTATAATATTATTATAAGAAATGAAGAAAAGAAAAAGATATTTAATTACTAAAACTGATAAAGTATCTAATCTCTATTAAGTATCTTTCAAAAACTTTGACTATCGAAGAATTAAAGCAAGATTAAAATTATTTATTTGATTTATCTTTTATTATATGATATAATATATATAGAAAATATGAAAGGAAATGATAAATAATGAGTAGATTCCCGCTTGACAAGTATAAGTATTATTTTGCGACCAATACCAATGGTATGCCGTATAAGGTATATGCTGTCTCTTCTTACGCAGGGCGTTCGGTTAAGGGCGGTGCAAAGTGCGATCCCAGAGACGGATTCAATGAGGAGGCCGGCAAGCGTCTCGCAGCGCTCCGTTGTAATAAGAAGGTGGCAGAGCGTAGAATGGCTCGTGCGGCGGCCCGTCTCAGGGAGGCCGAAGACTGGCTTAGAAAGGCAGAGAAGTCTGTTGAGAAGTATCGTGAATACTACAGTGATGCAGTAGACCTTTTGGCGGAGGCGAAGAATGAACTGGAAGATTGCTTGGAAAAGATGTAAGGAACTAATTTTTCCTTACGCAAAACGTGTAAGTGAGCTGGAAGATGTTGCGGAATTTTGGTTTAACGCATATAAGGTGAGAGGACAAGAGGCAGATAAGTTGCGCTCTGAGAATAAAAAGTTGCAGGGTAAACTCGAAGAAGTCTCCGTTTCATTTGATGAGCTTGCTGCGAAGTATGAGAATTTGCTCGCTCTTCAGAAGGTTAAATTTGCCATGTCTGATCCGCCTGCTTATCAGGAGACCAAAAACGCCGCATCTAATCTTTCCGCCGCGAATTCCGACTTTTGGGATAGCGATTGGAATGATATGACAAACGGCTTTAAAAAGTGATGGGATAAACTTCATCACTCCTGATAAAAGGAGAATTATTTATGTACATTTGCCCTACCTGTGGACGTTCTTTTAGAACCGAAGAACATATTCAAAAACATTTTCTAAGTTGTTGGAAAGAGCAGCATCCTTACCATAAGTCTGTTCCCGCGCCAAAGGGTGAGGATGTTGTCATTAATGAGGTAGAAGAAGGAGTCTTGGACTTTTTCTCTGGGCTAAAAAGATGATTGAAAATGTGATGGTTAAAACCCACTTGATTGTTACCTCAATTCATGAGGAGTTTACAATTAAATGGTGCGGAAAAATTATAGATACAAAGCCAATATTTAAAAATGATATGCCTGTTTTCACAATTATAAGTAGTGTTAGCCGCGTAGAACTTAATACTTGTGATATGAAACGAGTTGAAGAATGCGCAAAAAAGATTACTTGTCCTCGGGGACGAGCCGCCGTGACTACGGATAAGGCATATATTTATATTCAAGAGGTTGATAATCATGAAACATTAGTGGGCATTGTAACACATAATCATGTTAAGAAATATGCTCCAATGTTTGACTCTGTGGGATATAAAAGTTGATTTTTTAAAAAAATATGATATAATATATATAGAAAGTTAAGAGAGCGGTAATAAAAAATCGCTCTCTTAAGATGCCAGATGATGCGGTGTAGCGTAACGGTAGCGCAGGGGATTCTAAATCCTCGGGTCTGGGTTCGACTCCCAGCGCCGCTGCCAACTTTATATGCGCCGGTGGTGGAATGGTAGACACCGCGGACTTAAAATCCGCTGAACGCAAGTTCGTGGGGGTTCGAATCCCCCTCGGCGCACCACATATGCTCTCGTCGACTAACAGGTGAGGTCCTCGCCCTTTCGTTAGATTAGTTTAAAGTAAAATTTTGGTCATTGTAGTTCAATTTGAGATGAAGAATGGCTAAAGATATAAGTGCAAGTCTTATATCTAACACCAAAGGCGAAAATGCTGGGTTCGAATCCCGCCGAGAGTACCAGAGTATACAAATACTCATTCGCGCGAATAAAAATCTTATTATCTGCGGGATACAGAAGTTGAGACTGTTGACCGTAAAAAGCATAGGGAGGCTTTAAAATGAAATTTTATTCAGAAGTTACAAAGAGTTTTTATGATTCAGTTAAATCTTGTGAAGAGGCTGAGAAAGAATATAATAAGGCTCTTGACGAAAAGAAGGAAAAGGAAAAGGCTTTGAAGGCAGAGCGTAAGGCGCGTGCTGAGGAGCTGTCGGATGCTTATAAGGCAATTAAAGAGGCGGAAAAGAAATACTCCAAGCTTCGCAATCAGTTTGTTAACGATTATGGTAGTTACCATATGACTTTTACTGATAGTGACGTGGATAATCTACTCGACCCCTTCCGATTTTTCATTTTTTGATTTTCGGTTGTAATTTATAGCGAGAGTCTTTTTTATTAAAGCTCTCGCTTTTAATATTTGCGTCCTGAACTCAAGCGGCCTTGAGACCGGTCTTGAAAACCGTGGGTACCAGCAATGGTATGGGGGTCGGCACCTCCGGGGCGCGCCACATGATTTTATTTGACATTTTATAAAAAATTTGTTATTATAATAATAGAAAAAGGTGAATAATCTTTTTTAACTTCCCCTATATAACTAATTGGGATTTTTAATAATGAAAATCCCAATTACATGCTGGATTAGCTCAGAGGCAGAGCAGGCGCCTTGTAAGCGCCAGGTCGAGATATCGTAATTCTCATCCAGCTCCATGAAGACGGTTCGAGTCCGTCTCGCTGATCGAGGTTAGGTAAGCGCATGCGATCATTAGCTTTCTCTATAGGTCTGGTCTTATTGACTCCTGTAGAGAAAGCGCCTAGGTAATATGCAGAAATACTCAAAAGATGAAGAGGAATAATTATAGCAATTAAAATAATTAGTAAGGGAAAAGAACCTGATAATCCTATATTTACCCAGCGATGCCCTAAATGCGATTGCGTTTTTACCTATCAGAAAGAAGATGCTCATAGAAAGCCTACCGGTGGATATTATCAAGACTTTGACATTGATTTTATGAACGATTGGAGACAAAGAATTATAGTATCTATTGAATGTCCTTGGTGTCATAAAAAGATTTATTTAAAAGACGAATATATATAAAAAATATAAAAGATTACAATATAATTGTTCATAGCTGTTAATTATGCGGCAATACTCAAAAGATGAAGAGGACTGATTGCTAATCAGTTAGGCGGCTTTTAGCCGTGCGAAGGTTCGAATCCTTCTTGCCGCGCCAAATTAAAGAATGTTGAGAATATAATTATATGGTGGAGGAATAAAATGAAAATTGAAAACAAAGTTTTTCGATGTTCTAATTATGCAACCTCGGCACTAGAAGAGGCGCTTGATGCATTTTCTAAGGAGGGTTATAAATTAGTTTCTACCCAGATGGCTAAGAATCTTTATGGGACTGAAGTAATGTATTTGTTTTTTACGAGGAAAGTAAAAAGCAAAAATCAGACTTATAAGGAGAGTCGTTAATGGATTGTTACAATTATTATTGTTCATTGGAAATGTATTAAGTAAAATTTTGAAAGGAGTGGTAGCAGCGACATGGTATATTTATATGAATCTCATGTGGGTGGATTGTATATTAATGAAGAGTGTCTAAACTTTGAAGATCTTTATTGCGAAGATTGCGGCGATAGTGATAATCTGCTTGGGAGTTTTGAAACGCTCAAAGAGTTCTGGGATCTTGTCAAAGATGAGTGCGACATTAACGGGAGCGGGGGGCTTTCGTTGTCATATTTGTATCCAATCATTGTTGAGGAATTCTGTCTTCCATATGAAGTTGCTTACGAGAACGACTATGCTAGGGACTGTGGATACTGCTGTAACAGTGACGAAGAGATTCTCAGAAATATTGAAGATGCGCTGAAAAAAGATTACCGCGTCAAGGAGGATTGATATTTTATGGAAACTTGGGACTGTGAGTCTTGTATTTATTATCCGCCTAGCTCTTGCGATGGTAAACCATGCTCTGTTTGTGACCCCGATGACCCGCTTTTAAATTGTTATGAGAAAAAGGAACATTAAAAAGAGGTAAAGAAATGATTGAAATTAAGCTTAAAAATGGTGAAACTGGCTATGAAGCTGTTGCAAGATATATTTACCGCTATTGGAATCATTATCGTTATACTGATTCTGTCCTTGTAAAGTTAGCTATTAGTTATAACGGCGAAGATTGGGAAACGCTCCCTATACAAATAGCTTCTCCAAATGGTTTTAGGGGCGATGGTGGTATTCTGTTTGATGTAGATTGGTGGGAAGGCGAGAAATATATTCGACTTTATGGCATTAAATTTTCGGATTTTTTCGAGGTTGAAGGCGGTATTTATGAGTGATTTTAAATATAAGGAGGATATTAACAGTGACACCAAAAGAGTTTAAAGAAAAAGCTCAAGAGATTTTTGACAAAAATGAAGGCTATGCTGGTGAAAGTGGACATATGGAAATAGATGACTTAATGCAAGAATGTCTTAGAAGTCTTGGATACGGTGAAGGAATTGATATTCTTTTTTCTATGAATAGTATTTGGTATTGCTGAATAACAGAAAGGATATGCGCCATTAGCTCAGAAGTAGAGCACCTGACTTTTAATCAGGGTGTGCGGGGAGCGTTACCCCGATGGCGCACCACAATTTGCTTGTATTTTATTTTATTTTTAGTTCTATAAGGTTTAAAATCTAAATATTTAATAGGCGTGTCTAGTTAAGACACGCCTTTTTTGATTTTTGTTAAAAAATATGTTATAATATATCTAAAAAGTAAAATAAGCATATATAAAGGAGTATAAAGTTATGCAGTTATCTGAAGTATATAATGAAAATAAAAAAGTTCTTAATCGTGCTTTATATATTCAAAATTTATTAGAAGGGGCTCTTAATAAAGGGGTATCTTTAACTGATGATATTGTTAATTGTGGTGATGCTTATTTATATTATACTAGTACTGCAAGTTTAACTGCTCAGACAAAGGCTCCTTTAGGCGAAAGGTTTTTATGTAATTTGCTTGGATACACAAGAGTTTCTTCCAGAGAAGATCGTGGTGATACAGTCGATAAAGAAGGAATTTATTATGAATTCAAAAATTCTTTTACTAATCAACGACAAAATTTAAATATTAGACAGATTAGATTGTGGCAAAACGTTGATTATTATTATTGTTTCTATATTAATGAAGAAGATTTGGATAAAAGTGTATTTTTTATTTTAACAAAAGATGAAATGATTAAAGAAGTTGCTCTGTGTGGAGGATATACTCACGGGACAATAACAGCAAATGCTGTTAATGAGCATAATGAATATTCTATTACTATCCCAATTTATAATGATAAAAATGAAAAAACTAAGCGCTGGAAAGAAAAATATCTTTCTAATGAATTGAAAAACAAAATCTTAGGAGGGAAATAAATATGAGCATTGATAAATTTTATACCCAAGTAGAAGTTGCTAAAGAATGTATTGATTTAGTACCTGATCTTGACACTTATGATTTAATTATTGAACCTAGTGCTGGAAATGGTAGTTTCAGCTCTCAACTAAATTGTATTGCTTATGATATTGAACCAGAAAATAAAAATATTATTAAGTAGGATTGGCTTACAACAAAACCAGTTAAGAATAAACGAATTTTAGTAATTGGTAATCCACCATTCGGTTCTCGTTCAAGTTTGGCAAAAGCTTTTATTCGTCATAGCCAAGCTATTGGGGCAGAAACGATTGCTTTTATCTTACCAGATACTTTTAGTAAATTAAGCAATCAATCTTTAACTCTTTTTCCAAAAGATTGGAAATTAATTGTTGAACACAAATTATCTAATTCTAACTTTATAATTCAAGAATCTACAAAACCATATTACGTACCTTGCACTTTTTATGTATGGACTAAGCGTGATAGTAATATTAATTTACGTCAAGTAAAAATTGAAGCTAATGATGATTTTGAATTTTTATCCAGAGGTAGTAAAGATGCCGATTTTACCATTAATGGCAATTCTGGTAAGGTTAAAGAAATATACGAAGTAACGAATAGTAAAGCTGAACATTATATTAAAGCAAAGAAAAAAAATGTTGAAGGACTTAAAGAAATTTTTAGGAATTTAGATTATACATTTTTGTCTTCTGTCAATGGCGGTAATGCTTGGATTGGTCAACAAGAAATTCTTAAAGCTTATACTACTCAATAGTCACGTAACGGAAACGTTTAATCACAAGCGTTATACTTATATTGAGTAATTTTAATGGATTAGATATTTAATTAAATATCTAATCCATATTTTTTATTCGACTTTTATTAAAAAATATGATATAATATTTATATAAAGTAAAAGAGGATTATAGGAGAGGATTGATTTATGACCTGCATTATTGGATTTGTCGATAAGAAAAATGATTGTGTATGGATGGGAGCAGATAGCCTGGGAAGTAATGGATACACTAAAAGTGTAAATACTCAGCCCAAAGTGTTTCATCATGATGTTTTTAAAAATGTAGTAATGGGTAGTACGACTACATTTCGTCATATTGATCTTCTAAAATATAGCGAGAACCTATTTCCGGAGGTTGATTTCTATAAAGATAAAGAGATTGACCATAGATATATAGTTAAAACATTTATTCCCAACCTTATTGCTCTTTTCCAAGGAAATATTCCCAGTGAAAGTGAAACAAATAGAGGCGCTAATTTCCTTCTCGGGGCGAAAAATAAACTTTTTGAGATTCAAAATGATTATTCGGTTCTTGTACCAGATCGTGATTTTGCGGCGGTCGGTTGCGGACGAGATGTTGCAATTGGGAGTCTGATTAGTACGACTCAGTATTTTAAAGATGATCTCAGTCCGGCTGACCATATCTTATATGCACTTAGGGCTGCGTCAGATTACTGTTGCGGCGTTCAGGGACCATTCGTAATTATTAATACGATGAATGATGAAGTATTAATGTTTGATAAATAATAGAGGAAATTAAATATGTATTGTGAATATGGACACGGACGCTGTACTGCGCCAGATACAGAATGTATTCATTGGATGGAAACGTTCTGTGAGATGGATGCTACTATCGTTGTGAGAGATTGTCACAAATGCGTCTATGAGATTGAATGTCATCGCAATCCGATAGGATGCATGTCCTATAAAAAAGATGTGCCTGATGGGGGCTATTACGGTTAAAGAAGGGGATATTATGGTAATGAAAATTGCACATTATAATGACGGCAAAGAAAAATGGCAATCTCATTCGTGCTTTTTATTTAATGATGCTGATAAATATTTTAACTTTGATTTAACAAGTATCCATGGGTATGGAGAAACACAAGAAGAAGCAATAGAAAATCTCAAGAAAGAACTTGATTATTATTTCCGTGAGCTTCGCGCACTTGAGAAGATGCTTTATGAAACAAATGTATTAGATAATGATATTGTTGAAGTTGATTGCTTGGGAAGAAAAATAGAAAGGGGATAATAAAGATGATGATATGTGAAGAGGGCAGACATTGTGCTCTCTGTAATGACACATGTTCTTCGTATATTAGAGTAGTCCCAGTAGCAGAAATTGAAAAAACCAAAGAAGCAATAAGTAATCTCATTTATAAGACATTTGATAATATTTATTGCGATAATTGTCGATATAATAATACAGCAATAGAGGATAGTAATTATTATTATTGTGAAAATTGTCATAGAAAGGCAATGAATTGGAGCGTAGCGCGTTCGGTCTGTGATGATCTGGCAGAAAGAATTTTAAGTGAATAAGATGAGATATTGGATTGATGAACAGACGGGTTGTAGAATGTGTGAGCCAAATTGTGCAGATGAATGGTTGCAATTTATGTGGGAAATCGGCTGCGATTATGATGGGTATAATGATGTGAATAATCTAAAACAGCTTATTGATGAATTGGTCGATGCATCTATTCAGGCGAGAGAATGCTTACATAAAGGAAAATTGTTCACAACCGAATAATTAATCAATTAGAACTTGGTTAAGTTAGCATACTATTTTTGGAGGATTTATATTCATGACAGCGAAAGAATTAATTAATAATAGCGATATGATAGATTGGTGGCAAAAAAAAAGACTTGTATGATTTGTTAGATAAATACCCTGAGATTGAAATTGCCACTCGTGAGCAGCTTGAGGAGTTTGCACAAAAAAGATATTGGGATGTGCAAGTACTTATGGATGAAGTAGATAGGATTGAATCAGAAGCTGATCAAATTAACATGTTTCTAAAGTGGTTTTATGAAGAGTTGCATAAAGGAGAATAAAGAATGGTAGAAGGAATAACTATACTAAATACCACGGCTATTACTGGCTTGCCTACATGGGTATCAGTATTGGCATTTGTAATATTTTTTATCGGAGCAATCGTATTTGCTGTGTCTATGATCCTTGATGGGCCGGTTTGGGTAACTGCATCTTCTCTTATGATCGGGTTAATTGTCATGATTGCTTGCGGAATTTTTAAATATACTGTTAAAACTGGCGAATATCGGTATGAGTGTACTATTGATGATTCTGTGTCTTATAACGAGGTTGTTGAGAATTATAAAATTGTAAAACAGCGTGGTGATATTTGGGTATTGGAGGATAAATAATAATCAATGAATTCTAATGAAATTATTAAAACCGAATAGGATTTAAAATGCCTGGGTTATCATATTACAAATAATATGATTAAATCTATTGATGTAGATATAATTGCGCACTTTGGAAATTGTACCTGTTTTGAAATCTTTTGTACGGATATACACCTGATGGGTGTTTATAATAATACTAAGTCTCTTGGCTTTTTAATTAGAGCATTTGTTGAGTTATTTGATTTGTCTCGAGAAGATGGAATAAAATTAACTAATATTAAAAATGTTCCCTGTAGACTTGTCTTCGATGGCGAACCAAGCTGGGACGCAAAATGCATTGGTTTTGGACATTTTATGAAAGATAAATTCGTATTAATAGAAGACTTTGTAAAAATAAACGACTTTTAAGAATATTAAAAAGGGAAAATGGTGATAATAAATGAAATATTTTGTCGTGTCTGATGTTCATGGCTTTTTTAAGGCAATGAAAGCGGCTCTTAATGAAGCCGGCTTTGAAAATGGCAACCCTGAGCATAAACTCATAGTGTGCGGCGACCTGCTTGACCGCGGCCCGCAGGCTAAAGAAATGGTGGCATATATGCGCAACTGCCCCAACAAAATCCTGATTCGCGGTAATCACGAAGATCTTTTTGAAGAGTGCTGTGACCGACAGCAATTTTGGTCGCATGATATTTCTAATGGTACGGCAGATACGATTTGTCAGCTCGCCGGTAAAGACGATCCATTTAGCGTAGATGAAAAAGATTTTATTAAAGCCCATGCAATTTTTTCTGTTTTGCTCGATCAAATGGTGGATTATTATGAGACAGAAAATTATATCTTTGTCCATGGATGGATTCCCGATGTAGGAGATTATAAAGATTTTTATGGCATCAACTGGCGAAAATACCCCGCGAATGGACGCGCATGGAAAGAAGCCCGTTGGCGGAATGGTATGCTGGCCGCCGCCACTGGAGATATTGTAAAAGATAAAACTATTGTGTCAGGTCATTGGCATTGTTCTTGGGGTCACGCCACTTTTGATGAAAATTCACCTCCGGAGTGGGGGAGTGACGCTATTTTTACCCCCTATTACAGTAAAGGTATTATTGCGATTGATGCTTGTACGGCATATTCTGGCTTTGTAAATTGTCTCGTATTGGAGGATTAAATATGGATAGAGTGCTTTTTAAACGTTATATGGAAGAATTGCAGGAAATGGAAGAGAATATGGAGGCTCTAAATAAAGCCTTTGGAAGGCTGGATTCAGATTTCTGTGGGTTCTATATTTCAACGGCAATTATCCTCCCCATTGAAATTCTAGAGGACGCCTTGAATGATGATGCCCATTGGCTATCATATTTTGTTCATCAAAAAGATTGGTTGCGTTGTTATAATAAAACCGATATTAAAATCGGTGGTAAGAATGTCGAGATTAAAGACTGGGGCAATGTATATGATTTTATTACTGGTCCTGGTCGCTCTTTAAAGAGGAAAGATGCGTATTAAAGGAGGAATATATAATGGAATATTTGGCAATTGAAAAAGACGAATTGGTTGGGCTCCTCTCCGCTGCTAATAAGCTTTATGCTCTAAACTGCGGTGGCGTAGATAATTGGTCGTGGTATTGGGACTCTTTGGACGATTATCTCCGCAGTTGGGCCGCAGAGTATAACCTTGATCCCGATGAGGACTGGGGTTTTGCAGATATCGCTGCAGAAGATGTAAAACGTTATCCGACCGTAGAGAAATTTATCCGTCATAAAGAAGAATGATTATTTTTAATCATTCTTCTTTTATTGATTTATATATAAATATATGATATAATATATATATAAAGAATAAGGAGTTGGTAATATTTATGGAATTCAAGATCTTTGATTACGCAAACAAAATTAAATGGTGTAGCATCCCAGAGGACGAAAAGCCCTGTGCGATTTTAATTTCAGTTATTAGCGGAGATGAAACTGTGGTTGTGTTTACTGACGCGGATAAACTATACCAATTTGAGTCAAGTAACACCCGTTTTACAGATTATAACGATGGCGCATATCTTTTGCGTGATGCGGAAAATATTGCTGATTGGTTTAAATGGGAGCCTGGTTGCGGCGAGGAAGATGCAATATATTCTTATTTAAGACGTGATAATTTTAGTAATTGTGCAATTTGAAAAAGGAGTGTAAAATAATATGAGTGAACATTGTGGTTATGTAGTATCGGTAGAAAAGCTCCGCCCTCACACTAATGCAGACAGACTTCGGGTTGCGACTTTTTTCGGTAGTGATACTTGTGTGGGGCTGGACGTAGTAAAGGGCGAGATTGGCATCTATTTCCCTTCAGATCTACAGCTAAGTGGAGAATTCTGTGTGGTAAATCATCTTTGCCGCAAGAAGCCGGACGGCACACCTGATACCGGTTATCTTGATCCCGAGAAGCGTAATATTAGACCCATTAAGTTGCGCGGTGAGAGATCGGACGGTATATTTATGCCTATTTCTTGTCTTGAATATACCGGTGTAAATCTTGATGATATTAACATTGGTGATACCATCACTGTGGTTAATGGACATGAGATTTGTAAGAAGTATATTCCTCGCGGTCGTAATAGCAATAATTCCGCAAAGGGCAAGGGTAATAAGACTCGTAAGAAGCATGTGCCTGTAGCGCCGCTCTTTACTGAACATGCTGATACCGAACAGCTTGCATATAATCTTGGTGCTTTTAAGCCTGGCGATGAAATTGAGATTACTTTGAAGATGCACGGCACCTCGCAGCGAACGGCATATTTACCCGTCCTAAAGGGGTATAAGCGAACCATCTGGGATAAGCTGTTTGGTCGTGAAGGTACTCCTATTTATGATTGGGGTTATGTATCAGGTACTCGCCGCACTGTCTTAGATGATTGGGATGGCGGTTTCTATGGCAGTAATGCATTCCGCAAGCAGCATCAAGATAAGTTTGTTGGCAAGCTGCACAAGGGCGAGGAAGTCTATTATGAAGTAGTTGGGTTTACTGATAGCGGCACTCCTATTATGAGTAAGGGCAATAATAAGAAGCTCGATAAAGATTTTGTGAAGCAGTATGGCGAAGAGACTGTATTTAGCTATGGCTGCTCACCCGATGGCAATGATGCGCCTCAATCTGATCTGTATGTGTATCGCATGACCATGACTAATGAAGATGGTGATGTTGTAGAATATTCACCTGGTTTTATGCGTTATCGCTGTGAGCAGATGGGAGTAAAGTGTGTTCCTGAATTTGTCTATGTAGTTTTGCCAGATGCTTCATATTTTGATGAAAACCATCCGGTCGGTAATTATGTTGAAGAAATGGCAGAGCAATATTATGATGGCCCCGACCCCATTGGTAAGACTCATGTGCGCGAAGGTGTAGTCGTTCGTATTATCAATCGCCCCAAGTTCTGTGCCTATAAGACCAAAAATTATTCATTTAAAATGCTAGAAGGCCTGATTAAGGAATCTGCAGCGGCGCCTGACATGGAGGAAGCCGAGGAAGTCAATAATGAAAATTGATGAATTAATTAAAAATTTAGAAGTGGACGCAGAATGGGCCACCGCAAATGAGTGGGAGTTCCCAATCTGTCTATCAGATGATATAAATGATGCTTTAACTATTTTAAGAACTATTACAGTCCTCAATAAATTAGGCACGTTAGATAAAATTAAATATGTACTAGAGGAGGATTATCTATGAGTAAGACGAAAATGGATGAATACATCAATCGAAAAGAGGCACTTGCATTAGTAAAACCGGATGCGCCGGAGGATGAAAAAGTCGCCGTTACAATCGCAACAGCCAAAAAACTCGTTCGGAGCATTGTACAACGTGCGCCCGCCGCTGATGTTGCTCCCGTGGTGCACGCTCATTGGGCGCATCTTGGCGGAGACGAGTGGTGCTGCTCTGCGTGTGGTTTCGTCATCACTACTGAGGGTAGTTGGGATAAGCCTACTAAAAAATATTGCGAGGATTGCGGCGCAAGAATGGATGAGGTGGAATGATATGGAAACAGTAAATTGTATGTTATGCGATTTCCGCCATAAAGATAACGGGAATTGCACCGCGGTCGGTGGATTCTGTACGGCGGTGCCAGCCGCACACTGCCCGATGCTACGAGCATATTTAAATACTGGTCTTACACCGGAAAAGTGTGAGTTTGCAAAGATTCTCGTCTATGCTGCTTTTAATGATGATATATCAAAAGCAGAGCGGATATTTGAACTACTAAAGGCTGACAAAGAAGAACGACTAGTAGTATTGCCGGAAGGAGAAAAAAGCAATGATTAGTAAAAACCGTTTTATTGATGTAATGAAACAGCTTGAGGATCTTAGAATCAAACAAGATAATTTGGATATTGCATTACACGATCTTTGCGGCAGCAGCTTTGGGTCTTTTTATATAGCGGATTATCAAGATATTATAATTGATATTCTTACAGAAGACTTTAACGATGAATCCCACTGGCTGGAATATTTCTGTTATGAAAATAACTGGCTAGCTGATTATAGGCAAGGAAAAATTACGCTAAAAGATGGCTCCCACCCAAAGATTAATAATTGGGGCGATGTATATGATTTTCTTACCAATATAGACCCCCTAGACGAAATTCCATGCGATGCATATCATTTTAATGCTTATACCGGCATGGGTCATTGTTGGGCGACCCCTGAGCGAGATTGGTGTAGCTGTGAGGGAAGAAAAAAGCTGTGCGGGCTAAAAAGATAATTAACGCTTAGCAAAATTCTTAAATTGATTTTATTTAAAAAATATAATATAATATATATATAAAAAATAAAGAAGGAAGTAAATTATGTTCGGGTTTGATAATATGTTTAATGGATGCTTTAAGCCTGTCGCTAAAGGAATGTGTAAGCTGGGTATGAATGGTAGGCTTGCCATTAAGACTTCCACTGGTTTTAAGACCTATGATCTTGACCACAATAAGCTGACTAACTGTAATAATTTTGGTTTTGACGCTGATGGTTGTTTTTGGGTGGTTCCCACATTTAAGGTTGTGCGCGGTGATGTTATTTTGGTGAACGGCCGTCCCCACTGCGTCATTAAGGTTGAGAATGATATGATTTCCGCCTTTAACTACGAAGATAGCACTATTGTTCAGGTAGTTCCTGAGCATCATGTATTTATGGGTAAGACTTATTGTTATGGTAAGATTTTCAGCCCGTTTATGAATCTTGGTAAAAGTGATAAATCTATGAATTCCATGATGAAAATGATGATGATGAGTCAGATGTTTGGCGGCACCGGCGCCAATAGCGGTATGAACCCCATGATGTTTATGATGATGGGTGATAATGGTTTCGAGGATTTGTTTGATGGCGCATTTGATTTCGGCGTCAATGATAACGAGGAGGAGTAACAATGGGTTCTGGCTCTTGGACAACTTGCGCGTATGATACCTATACGAAAGCAACCTATAATGTATCCGCAGATTCAATATCTACGGCAAATTTTGCGACACAGGATTTTTATCGTAGTCGTTCACTTGCAGATGTTCTAAATGCCAAGGACAAGATTCGTGAATGTCTTGATAGTGATGAGCATCCTAATAGCTACCCTATTATTCTGGCATTGGATGTAACTGGCTCAATGGGTTCTGCAGCAACAGAGGCGGGCAAGAAATTGGGCGAGATTATGTCATCTATTTATGCTAATGACGCAATTACTGACCCCGAATTTTGTGTCATGGCTATCGGCGATCTTGCTTATGATTATGCGCCCATTCAAATGTCTCAATTCGAATCTGATGTACGTATTGCCGAACAGCTTGATAAGGTTTATTTTGAAGGCGGAGGTGGCGGTAACAGATATGAATCTTATACTATGGCTTGGTATATGGGGCTGCGCCATGCCAAGTTGGACTGTTGGAATCGTGGTGCTAAAGGTCTGATAATTACTCTTGGTGATGAACAAATTAATCCCTATCTCCCCATGTACGGTATCCAGAATTATGCAGGTGATACCGTCCAGGCTGATGTTGAGACCGATATTCTATATGGGGAAGTCTGTGAAAAGTATGATGTATATCATATCTCAGTAGATGATTCTCGTTCCTCCTATGGCTGGAATAACCAGCAGAATGCGGTAGATAAAAGCTGGATTAAAGTAATCGGTGAAGACCATTATCGCACATCTAATCTTGAAAATCTCGCTAATACAATTATTGGTATTATCACTGAGCATGCCATGGGACGTATTAATAATTCATTTATCATTGACGCGGATACGGAAGAAGTAAGTTGGTAATATAGAAAGGGCGGTGCTATTATGGAGCATGAAGTAAAGATAGTAATTGGTGCTAATTTTGGCGATGAAGGCAAGGGTTTAATGAGTCATTATTTTGGTCTTAAGGCACTTGACGAAGGTAAGTCCCCTATTACAGTTTTTCATAATGGCACTGCCTAGCGTGGCCATACCGTAGATTATAATCCCAAATCACGTCACGTATTTCATCATTTTGGCTGTAACACCAAAGAAGGTGTGCCTACCTATTTTGCTGATTCATTCCTCATCCATCCTATGGAATTTCATAGAGAATTTAAAGAGCTTGGTTTGGCCGCTGGTAATTGCTATTGTCACCCTAACTGTGTAGTAATTACGCCCTATGATATGTTAATTGACCACATGATAGAAGATTGGATAGCGTATCAGTATGGCGAACGTGAGCATGGTTCTTGTGGTTATGGATCATGGAGCGCCACGGATAGAATTAATCAGCGCCCTGAGATAGCATATACTATTAAGGATTTCCTTGATAATGATAAATTCTATATTACCATGATGCGAGATCAGTGGAATTGGGTAGTATATCGTGCAGCACAATTCGGCATTGAAATAGATGCATTGCCTCAATATAAGGAATATTTTGAACCTAATTCCATTAGACGCAGAAATCTAGAATCTAATTTTAATTATGAATTGCATGTATTTTATCAACAAGTTCTAATAGTAACGATGGATGATGTGTGGCGCCGCCACAATTATCTCATTTTTGAGAACGGCCAGGGTCTTGGTCTTGATAAAGATGTTGATAATGAATGGCACACTACCTCATCTACTGGACTCACCAATCCATATCGTTTGATTGCCGATTATGAAGATTTTAATGCCGAAGTATGTTATACGACTCGTTCCTATTTAACACGCCATGGACTTGGGCCTATGGAATCTGAAGTTGAAAAACGTCATATTAATAGCGATATGATAGATAGGACAAATGTTCCTAATGAATTTCAAGGTAACTTACGTTATGGCTATTATAATGATACGGAGCAGAAACAAAGAATTGCTAAAGACTGGTCAATTGTTGAAAATGATAAACGATTTACTCAGGCAATTGCTACTACTCATTGTAATGAATTTCAAGAGGTAAGGAACTATAGCAAATATTATAGCGATAGTCCTTTTAGTGTTAAAGAAAGAGACTAATAATAAGGGAATACCTAAATTGGTATTCCCTATTTGTTTTTTTATTAAAAATATGTTATAATATTAATATAAAGAAAAAAAGGAGAAATAAAAATGATACCGCCATTTTTAAATCCTGCGATAATAAATCTTAAGGCTGTAATTCAAAATACTCTATGTGATATTAATGCAGCGTCATCAGACACAGAGACGTTAGCATCCCAGCTTGAAGAGTGGCTGAGTGTCCAGCCTCATGCCGCCTATGATACTATTACATTGGGCGAAATATTTGGCGTATCTAACAGAGCTATTAATGGCAGTATGACAGCTTTATTGCGTAAAGGCACCGCTGAATATAAGATAATAGATGGCATTAAATATTATTATTACAGAAAGGGCTGATACCAATGATTCAGGTTGATATATCATGTCACACCAGTGGATAGGATATTAATGAATATTTGCGACTTTGGCAGAGCAAATATACTAAAAGAAAGATAATTAATGTGGATACAACGCCGGTGGAACCGGCAGGTTGGTTTCTAACGATAGTGTATGAAATGGAGGTAAGAATGTGAATTTCCGTGACGAAATTAAAACGATGGATGCACTAAAGGCTCATTATAATGAAACTCTTGATTGCTTTAAAGAAAATCGAGTTGTTGGAGTTTTTCTGGCTGGTAGTCAGAATTATGGGCTTGAATATGAATATAGCGATGTAGATAGCAAAGCTATGCTTCTTCCTTCGCTCGATGACATTATTTTTAATAATCAGCCCATTAGCACTACTCATATTCGAGTCAATAACGAACATATTGACTTTAAAGATGCACGGCTAATGATTCAGTGTTTTTATAAACAAAATATCAATTATTTGGAGATTTTGTTTACTGACTTTTTCATTGTAAACCCAAAGTATATCGAATATATTGATTTTCTCCGCAAAAATGCTGAATTGGTTGCACATTACGATCCTAAAAAGGCTGTTTGTACTATGGGCGGAGTCGCTAAAACAAAGTATTCTAATATGACTAAAGATACTCCTGCTAAGCACCAAGTCCATCAGGAAAAAGGATACGATCCGAAAGAACTCAGCCATCTGATTAGAATTGAAGATTTTCTACAACGTTATGTTGAGGGAGAGTCTTTCAGAGAATGCCTGTATCCGGAAAATCGAGATTATATTTTGAGTATCAAGCGAGGCATCCTTCCTTTTGGAGACGCGGTACGAGTAGCAGAAAAAGCTTATACAAATATCCAGCGCATTGTCGATGAATATGTCGCAAATTATCAGGAAGATATTGTTGCTCTTTCACAGAGAAGTGCCGGTAGTTTGATTTTAGATACAACCCAGAGGAATCTAATGGAGAATTATTTGAGAGAGGAGCTGAAAAGCTAATGCCGCGGATGCCTCAAAAAATGGATTTTAATTATTTTTATTGTCCTAAGTGCGGCCAGCGTGGTTATGAGCTCCCGCGACCGAGCGGACACAGGCGTGAAAAGTTTCATCGCAAGTGGCTTTATTGTCCGCATTGCCGCAAACAGGTAAATATGATTGAATGTAAAGATGATGAAGATATTTATGAATTTAAAACACAATTTGCAGAAGGAGTGATTACATGAAAACTTTGTTTATTTTGTGCGGCGTCCCTGGTTCGGGAAAATCGACTTGGGCCTCGAAGCAGTTTGGAGAAGAAAACGTAGTCTCGCGGGATAAGATCCGTTTTTCTTTCCTTGATAATGAATCGGATTACTTTGATAAAGAGACGTTTGTGTGGGAAGAATTCATCCGTGAGATCCAGAATCGGCTGAATAGCGATGAAGAGATCGTGGTAGCTGACGCTACACATATTAATAAGCGTTCGCGGAATAAGCTGTTGAATGCTTTGAAGTTGTCTAACGAAGTTAATGTTATTCCCATCTTTTTTGATATTTGCCAGGCTGTATGTATGGAGCGTAATAGCCAGTGCGAGGGGAGAGCCTATGTGCCGAAATCGGTTATTCGCCGCATGGGGTATCAGTTTGAAGTTCCCAGATTCGAGGAGTCCGCACGCTATACGGAGATTTGGCGCGTAGACGCTCAGAATAATCTTGAAAAATTCGTGAGGAAGTGATAGATATGATATATTTGTCCTCAGATACACATTTCGGCCATGTTAAAGATTTCTTATGGCGCCCACGAGGATTCTCTAGTGTTGAAGAAATGAATGAGGGTATTATTGAGCGATGGAATTTAATTGTTGAGCCGGATGATGATGTATATCTCCTTGGTGATGTAATTATGGGAGATATTAGTAATCTGAATTATGTGCGGCGGCTCAATGGGAATCTGCATATTATTTATGGCAATCATGATACAGATACCCGTATTACCGCATATAATACTCTTTACAATGTCGTAGAAGCTGACTTTGGGGCCCGCCTAAAGCACGCCGGCCGCCTATTCTATTTATCCCATTACCCCACACTAACAGGTAACACTGATGACGACCAAAAGCCTCTTAAACGTCGCGTTTTTAATCTTTGCGGACATTCGCATACGCAAGATCGTTTTTGTGACATGAAAAAAGGCTTTACTTGTTATCATGTAGAACTTGATGCCCATGATTGTTATCCAGTAAGTATAGATGAAATCATTGAAGATATTAAAGGCTTTTACAGAGAGTGTTAATCGACACTCTCTGTTTCTTATCGCCCAACTCCGTATTTTGAAGAAAATTCCATTTGGGGATTTTTTTCACCAATTTTTCTTTCCAAGTTGTGTTTTGTAGAAAAATATGTTATAATATAAATATATAAAGAATACCAAAGGAGAAGAATTTTATGAAGTCAAAAGACCCCTTATATTCTTGGGATTCTGCTACAGGTATAGCAAGTTGTATTTTAACTTATGAAGGACATACTTTCTGCGGGATGGCGACTTGTGCTCCCGAAGATCAAGATATGATGAGCGAAAAGACGGGACTCACAATTGCTGAATCTCGCGCTGTAATTAAATTAATGTGCTATTATCGAGAGCAGGTTCTTGCCAAGCTAGCCGCATTAAATCAGCTATATTATTCTATGAAACATAGCCAGAAATTTAATGCCAAATCTTATGAAAACATCATGTTACAAAGACAAATCTCTAATTATACCTATGAGCTTGCCGCGATTCGTGATGAAATTGCTGGCGAGCGAAAAGAGTTATGCACTTACATAAAGAAAAAGGATGAATTTTATCAGTCAGTAAGAAAAAATCGCACCCTTGATAAATTTAAAGATTTGAAGGTCAATGATTCACAGCTTGTTTTTGAATATCCCGGTGAAATAAAAGCAAAGGACAAAAAAGGATGATTCATCAAACACAAAAATTATATATATATGAAGAGTTTCCCCGAAGGAGGCAGCGTTTAGTGAATATTTATAATTTTTATGACACATGTAGTCTTTTGCTCCGGGTGGATGATCTATTTACAGTAGAAGAAAATATTGTAATTTCTTCTGTCACTTTAAATGAGTTAGAAAATATTAGAACATCGGCTCACAAAGATGAAAGTATAAAGCAAACTGCAAGAGAGTTACTCAGATTATTAGCTCATAATAAGGACAAATATACTGTATGGGTTTTCCAAGAAGATATGTTAATGCCTTTTAAAAAGAAAGGACTAACAATTACACCCGATATTCAAATTTTAGCTTGTGCTTTTGATTATGATAATCGGGTTCATCCCGATGAAACAGTCTTTTTTACTAATGATTTAGCCTTACAAAATATCGCTAATTTATTTTTTGGCAAAGATAGTATTAAAGAAGTTCAAACGGTGGATAAAGAAGACTATAGTGGTTATAAAGATATAATTATGTCAGAAGAAGAGATGGCATATTTTTACGAGCACCCATATGAGAATATCTATGGGCTAGAAATAAATGAATATTTAATAATTCATAATTCAGAAGGCGAAATTGTATCTCAACTATGTTGGACTGGTGACGGCTATAGGCACATTACCTATACGAATTTGGACTCCAATTTTTTTGGACGTATTAAAGCAATAAATGGAGATTCTTATCAAACTTTAGCCATAGATAGCTTAGTTAATAATAAAATAACTATGCTAAAAGGCAAAAGTGGAAGTGGCAAATCTTTCTTGGCTTTAGGCTACCTTTTTCATGAGTTAGAAAAAGGGCATATCAATAAAATAATTGTTTTTTGTAACACGGTTGCCGCAAAAAATGCTGCTAAACTTGGGTTTTATCCCGGAGATAAGGAAGACAAATTGCTAGATTCGTAGGTCGGCAATATGTTGTCCAGTAAATTTGGGAGCAAGTTTGCGGTAGAGGAATTAATTGACAGTGAAAAAATTATTCTTATGCCGCTTAGCGATATACGAGGCTATGATACTTCTGGCATGAAAGCAGGAGTCTATATCTCTGAAGCGCAGAATTTAGATATCTATTTAATGAAACTGGCTCTACAAAGAATTGGCGAAGATAGTATTTGTATTATTGATGGTGACTATAACACCCAAGTTGACGATGAAAACTTTGCGGGGGCGCACAATGGTATGAGAAGAGTGTCGCAGATATTCCGCGGCCAAGATATATACGGTGAAGTAGAATTAAAAAAGATTCACCGTTCCAGATTGGCAGAAATTGCTGATCAATTATAAATTACAAAGGGGGATAATAAAATCTATGGATGAATAGGTCAAAGAAACTACCTTAGAAGAATTAAATGAAACCGCCTTAGATGAATTATCTAACAATAAAGGGGAGGACGAATAATGGCTTATACTAATAGTCCTCTTGTTGATTACACTAGGATTTCTCCAAACCGTAGTGTAAATCGTAAACATACCATTGATACAGTTACAATTCATTGCGTTGTGGGGCAGTGCTCCGTAGAGACTTTAGGGACCATCTTTGCGAGAAGTTCATGCTAGGCTAGCGCTAATTATGGCATCGGCTATGATGGTCGTGTTGGCTTATATGTCGAGGAAAAAGACCGCAGTTGGTGTACTTCGTCCGCAAGCAACGACAATCGCGCTATTACCATTGAAGTTGCTAGTGATACGTATGACCCATATGCTGTTACTGATGCCGCATATAATAAATTAATTGATTTGCTAGTCGATATTTGCAAGCGTAATGATATTAATTAGTTGGTCTGGTCTACCAGTAAATATGAACGCATGAATCACTTAGATGGTTGTAATATGACAGTCCACAGAGATTATGCTAACAAAGCATGCCCAGGCAATTATTTATACAATCTCCATGGGCAAATCGCAGCAGAAGTTAATGCTCGTTTAAATTCAGAGGAGGATGAAGATATGACACAGGAACAGTTTAATCAGATGGCTAATAATTGGATCAGTGGTTTGGCTTCTCAGACCGAGGGTGCTGATTACGCGAAAGAAGCGCTTAGTTGGGGTAAGGAAAATGGTTTACTTCTCGGCGATGAGCACGGCAACCAAATGCCTAAGAGCTTTTTAACTCGTGAACAATTTATTACTGTTGTAAAGCGTTTTTATGAGAAATTGACAGTTTCTTTTAAGTAATATATGAAAGAAACAAATATAAAAATAGTAAAGCAACAAAAGAAACCCAAAACAAGAAAGAAAAAAGAAAAACGGCACGGTGAGTTTTCTAAAGTACTTCTTATCCAAGAATCTGTTCTTATTTGGATTATAACGATTGCTTTTATAAGTTTAGCTTATATGTGCATTCTTTTAGGATACCTCGGCAGTCTGCCCTGGCTTACCGCTATGGTTTCTCTACCTTGGGGTGCTTATGGGGTTTCACAAGCGTTTTACTACAAGAAATCGCAAGCGGAAAATACAAAAAATGGAGTGAAGTATGAAAGTGTAATATAGACACTTAATACGACAAAAGTTGCTGCTAATTCTACAAAACCTTCAAGCGGGGATTTTCCGATCTAATATTGAACGGGGACATTTTTAATTAAATGTCCCCGTTTATTTCTTTTTGTTGACTTTTTTTAGAAAATATGATATAATATATATATGAGTAGAAAAGGTACTCAAAATTTAATTTAGAAATGAAGGTGTCGTATTAAGAAAAATGTCGTATGTAATTTATGTAGACGGAAGTGCTCACCCAAATCCAGGCCCCGGTGGTTATGGAATCGTTATCTTTAATGAAACTGGCTAGCTATTATCAGTTCATAATCGTTAGTATACAGATGCGGTGACAAATAATGAAATGGAATTAAAAGGAATCCTCTATACGATGCTTCATTTCGGTAAAGAACAGAATGTTATTGTATATTCAGATTCTAGTTATGCAGTATAGACTCTTAATAATTGGATGTTTTCATGGCAGAAAAAGGGCTGGATTAAATCTGATAAAAAGCCCCCAGAGAATTTAGAGATTATTAAAGCCTATTATGACCTATATATGCAAGGATATCGTATTCAGTTGTTACACATTAAGGGACATGTGGGTACGAAAGGCAATGAAATTGCCGATCAATTAGCAACAGGAAAAATAAGCAACGAGGAGGCAATGCATAAATATGGATGCTTATAATGCGAAAAGCATTAAAACATTAGAGGGCATTGAAGCGATTCGACTACGCAGCGGTATGTATATTGGTAGCGTGGGGCCGGAAGGTGTCCGCCATATTACTCTTGAAATTATCTCTAACGTAGTTGATGAATATTTAAATGGACATTGTAATAGATGTGAAATTACAGTAAAAAATAATAATGAAGTAACCGTTATTGATAATGGACGTGGTGTACCTTTTGGCAAACAGCCTGATGGTTCTGAGACTTTAGTTAATGTATATACAAAGTTACATACTGGCGCCAAATTCGATACTTCTGGAGCTTCCGGTTATAATACTTCTGGCGGCTTAAATGGCGTCGGCGCTAAAGCGACGAATGCCCTAAGTGAATACTTTAAAGTTACCTCTTATCGAGATGGAAAACGTGCGGCGGCCTCTTTCAAGCGCGGCAAACTTGTAAACTTTAATGTCGTCACAGAGGCGAGCGGCCGCACAGGCACAGAAATTACTTTTCTACCAGATAAAGAGATCTTTAAAGAGACGATTGAGCTTGATTATGCAACCCTTAAAAAGCAGCTCCAAGAATTAGCTTTTCTTTCTCCGGGTTTGACTTTTTCATTGACTTATAAAGATAAACCGGAAGAAATTATTATTTCCGAGAATGGTATTAAAGATTATATTGAATATATTAATCAGGGTAAGAAAAAAATTACATCCGTTTTCTATGCAGAAACAGTAGAAAACCGCGTGGGCGTAAAGTTGGCTTTTCTGTATAATGATGGATATACAGATAATTATAAGCTGTATACCAATTCCATTCCCAATAGTGGTGGAACTCATTTAACAGGCTTCCGCACAGCCCTAACTCAAACAATTAATGAGTATGCGCGAGAAAAGAAGCTACTAAAAGAAAAAGACAGTAATCTCACTGGTGAAGAGTTAAAAGAAGGACTCAGTTTAGTTCTTTCATTTATCATGCCTGATCCCGTTTTCTCTGGGCAGACTAAAGATAATTTAACTAGCAGTGAAGCGCGTCTAATTGTTCAGCGCTTAGTTTCCCAAGAGCTAAAGACTTGGTTTGAGACACATCCCAAAGATGCGAAAGCTATTGTCGAAAAAGCATTATTGGCGAGAACGGCTCGTGAAAAGGCAAAAAAGGCAAAAGAGGCTGTTCGTAATGTTGAGTCTGGAAAGAAGAAAACGGCTTTCTTGAATCTCCCTACCAAATTGGTAGATTGTTGGGGAAAGAAACGTAGTGAGTGTGAACTTTTCATTGCCGAAGGCGATAGCGCTGCATCGGGCCTCGTAGAAGCGAGAAATGCAGAAATTCAAGCCGCCTTCCCCATTCGTGGTAAAATATTAAGTGCCCGCAAATCTACAAGCGAAAAGCTGTTGGCAAATCAAGAGGTTGTTAATATTATTAAAGCTTTGGGATTAGAGTTTGATACTAAAACAGCTAAACTAATTTATGACCCTAAGAAGCTTAGATATGGCAAAATTATGATGGCCGTTGATGCAGATCCAGATGGCGCGGCTATTGCAAATTTGTTAATCACGCTTTTTTGGGAGCTATGTCCTGAATTGATTATTAACGGGCATCTTTATGCTCCTAAGCCGCCACTTTTTAGGGTCACGACCAAGAAAAATGAATATATTTATCTGCGCGACGCGGCCGCTTTGGAAGCCTATAAGGTAGCTCATGCGAAAGAAAAGTTCTCGGTCAATAGAAATAAAGGGTAAGAGATAGTCTGGCCCTTAGCCATTTTTCCGCTTATCAGCGGGGTCGCAAATGTCCTTGCGGCTAACGAGGCAGTCTCTATAATATAATTTTTTAAAGGGCTCGTGGGACAAAAACGGCTCAAGAGAATAGAACAAAAATTATATTATATGTAAGAGATAATCTCGTGGGAAGAATTTAATAATTATATTTATGTATTATCTCTTATAATATTTTTATAAACGAGGTAATATAAATGAATAAAAATTGTGGTATTTATAAAATTACTAATACAATCAATTAGCATAGTTATGTTGGGTTAAGTAAAAATATCTCAACCAGATGGCGACATCATGTTAATGAAAGTCAAAATCTAAAAAGTAAAGAATATCAAAAAACATTATATAGAGCATTTAGAAAGTATGGAATAGAAAATTTCTCTTTTGAAATTATCGAGTATTGCTCAGAAGATAAATTAGCAGAAAGAGAAATTTATTGGATTAACAAATTAGATACTGTCGAAAATGGATATAATGAATTAAATAGCTGGTAGCCAAAATTAAAAACTATTGGTGAACGACATCCAAACCATAAATTAACAGAAAAAGATGTTATTGATATTCGCACCAGATATGCTAATCATGAAAGATGTAATCAAGTTGAAGCATTATATAAAGATAGAATTGGTCATTCTGGATTTTCAAAAATTTGGAAGGGCGAAACTTGGAAAAATATAATGCCGGAAGTGTATAGTAAAAAAAATAAAAATTTTCATTTACATAATACTGGCAACGCTGGAACATCTAATGGACGAGCAAAAATTACAGAGCAACAAGTAAGAGATATACGTATTAGACGTAAAAATGGAGAAGCTCGTTCATCTGTTTATGAAGATTATAAAACTCTTTTAACCCTTGGGGGGTTTGATGGTATTTGGTATTATACCACTTGGAAAAATATAATTATTGATTAACCTGTATCGACTAGCCCCTTTGTCGGGGCGTACTGATGCTATTGATACGCATTGGGAAAAGGTGGCCTTTAGCATAAAAGAATGCTAAAGAAGAAATAGTCAGTACTTATGGTGACATAAGATAAACACGTAGGCGAAATGGATCCAGATGAGTTGGCCCAATGCTTGCTGAATCCAGAGACAAGATATATAGAACAAATTACTGTCGCGGATATAAAACAGGCAGATACTTTACTCGAGATTTTAATGGGTACGTCAGTACCGCCGCGGAAGGAGTATATTCTGCAACATAGTGAGGAGGCAAATGATGTCTATTGATATTTGTCAAGAGCTTCATCAAAATTTTATAGATTTTGCATATGAGGCTAATAGCCAGCGTGCTTTTCCAGACGCTAGAGATGGCTTAAAGCCCGGACAGCGTGCGGCTTTATGGTTGATGTTTAATAAAGGTTATACATCTAACAAAGCGCATGTAAAAAGCGCCAAGATAAGTGGAGCAATAATCGGCGAATTGTGGCCCCACGGCGAACAGGCTATGTACGAAACATTCGCTAGAATGAGTCAGCCTTGGATCAACAATATTCCTGAAGTAGATTGGCATGGATCAAATGGCAATCAGATTGTCAGCGCGGAAGCTGCGTCTCAGAGATACACAGAAGCGCGACTTTCGAAAGCCGCAGAAGAAGGAATGTTTAAGGGCATCAAGAAAAATAATGTACCGATGATTCCTAACTTTTCGGAAGATCAAATGTGGCCAGAGGTATTGCCAGCTGTTTTACCGCGACTTTTGGTGAATGGCTGTCAGGGTATCGGCGTTACAGTCGCAAACCATTGGACACTTTTTAATCTGCGAGAGGCTGCTGATTTAATTATTAAATACATTGAAACTGGCAATCTTGATTATGATAATTTCTATCCGGATTTCCCGTCTGGCGGTATTATCATTAATAAGAAGGATATTAAAACTATCCATGCCACCGGTAAAGGAAAAGTCGTACTCCGCGGCAAAGCAGAAATTAAGGGAAATAATATTTATATCACAGAATTACCCTATCAAGTATATGTAGAGCCTCTAATTGATAAGATTAAGACTCTCGTTGTACAGGAGCAAATCAAGGGCATTCAAAATATTTATAATAAGAGCGACAAAAAGAGTCTCTCAATTGAGATTGAGTGCTCAGAAGCGCCCAAAGGCATTCTAAATGGACTATATAAACTGACTGATTTGCAGAAAAGTTATAGTCCCAATCAGTATGCTCTAGTGGGCAAAACGCCTAAATTACTGACACTAAAAGATTATATTGATATTTATATCAAACATAATGAATCTTGTATTCGTAAGGAATATGAATTTGATTTAAAGAAATCTGAAGCTAGAAAGGAAGTTGTTGACGGACTCCTCAAAGCATTAGAAGATATTGATAATATTATTAATCTAATTAAGCAATCTGCTAGTAGCACCGATGCAAAACAGAATCTCATTAAGAAATATGGATTTTCTGACTCACAAGCATCGGCTATTATTAGTATGCGGCTGGGCACCCTTGCGCACCTTGAATCGGTCGAGTTAGAGAAAGAAAGAGCTGAACTGATTAAGACCATTGAAAATTGTAAGATGATTGTTAATTCTGTGGAAAAACAATCTGAAATTTTGGTGACTCGTTTGTCAGATCTCGCGCAGAAATATGGTAATCCACGCCGCACAGAGGTTACTCAGATTGATACAAGCAAGAAAGAAGAGGAAGCCGCCTATGTGGCGCCAGAAGAATGTGTGGTTATACTCACTGAGGGCGGAACTATCAAGCGCGTCCCATCTAAATCTTATCATGTCCAAAAACGCGGAGGAAAAGGGGTAAAGACTCAAGAAGATATTATTTCCTCTGTCATCCGCACTAACACGGTTGACCAGTTAATGGTCTTTACAAATGCGGGTACGATGTATCGTTTATCCGTAAATGATGTACCAGAAGGTACTAATGCCTCTAAGGGAGTCAGTGTCAAATCTTTGGTTCAGATGGACACTACCGAGGAACCAGTCCTTATTTACTCTATTTATAAGGATACTACGGCTAAATATGTCGTATTCCTCACAAGGAATGGGACAATTAAAAAGACGCCTTTGGAAGATTATGTTAATACCAAAAAGAAGACAGGTCTATCCGCAATTAAGTTGCGCGAAGGTGACAGTATAGCTAGTGTTACTTTAGCGTCTGATGAAGAAATTTTTGTGATTTCTAAACTTGGAATGGTTATTCGGTATTCTTTGACCGAAGTATCGGCCTCTTCTCGCGCTACAATTGGGATTAAAGGCATTAATCTTGCGAAAGATGATGAGGCACTTACGTTACTTCCCATTAGAGATACTCAGGACGAACTTGTAATTATTACAGGCTCTGGGCTTGGAAAACGAGTCAAATTCATAGAAATCCCAAAGACTTCGCGTGGAGGAAAAGGAATTTCTATCTCAAAAGAATCTTCAGGCGTTGCCGCGGCCCTTTTAGCCAACGATAAAGATAAACTTTTAATTGTCGGTCTTACAAACTCAATTTGTATAGAGGGAAAAGACTTGCCAGTATGCAGTCGTGCCGCTGGGGGTAATGTTGTTATCAAAAGCAAAGTAAAAAGCGCTAGTAAGGTTTGAAATATATAAAAAAATATGATATAATAAATATAACGAAAGGATAAAAAATCCAATGGATATGCGTGAATTAATTGACACTTTAAATGACGCTACAAAAGCATATGATTTGGGGAAGCCCATTATGGAAGATAAGCAATGGGATGATTTATACTTTTCGCTGGAGAAAAAGGAGCAGGAGTCTGGGATATGTTACCCAGACTCTCCAACCCAAAGAGTAAATTATGAAATTGTATCAAAATTGAATAAAGTGAATCATTCTCATCCGATGCTCTCCCTCTCTAAGACAAAAGAGATTAATTCAATTATTTCAATTTTCAAAGATAAGTGGACACTTATTATGAGTAAGTTAGACGGTTTAACTTGTTCACTTTATTATGAAGATGGAGAATTAAAGCGGGCAGAGACTCGTGGCAATGGAGAAATCGGTGAAGATATTACACATAATGCAAAAATCATTAAGAATATCCCACAGACTATTAGTTATAAAAAGCCGGTTACTATAGACGGAGAGGTTTTATGTACTTGGAATAATTTTCAACCTTTTTCTGATGAATATAAGAATCCTCGAAACTTCGCGGCGGGCAGTATACGGCTCCTCGATTCGAAAGAATGTGCAGAACGTAATTTAAGCTTTGTGGTATGGGATATTATTACTGATTTGGCATCTACCCTAGATTCAAAACTCGCTTGGGCAGCAGAACAGGGTTTTGAGGTTGTACCTCATATTCTTGTCAGTGATGTAGAAGCTGAAAGTCAAAATGCCATTGAATGGATTCAGTCTAATAAAACCTATCCGATTGATGGAGTGGTATTTAAAATTAATGATTGCGCGGAATATGCCGCAGCCGGGCGTACAGCGCATCATTTTAATGGTGGTATTGCCTACAAATTCTACGATGAGATATATGAGACGTCGCTTTTGGACATTAAATGGTCGCCCGGTCGTACGGGTGTTTTAACGCCAGTTGCTTGCTTTGAAACAGTAGATATTGAAGGATCAAGCGTTGAACGTGCAAGTTTGCATAATATCAGCGTGCTTATTGACACTTTACACGGCTACGGTTACAAGGGACAAAAAGTTGGCGTTAGCAAGATGAATCTTATTATACCACAAATTATGTGGGCTGAAGATGCAAAGGACGATGAAGAAGAGTTTACCGTGCCTAATTGTTGCCCTATATGCGGCGGCCGCACAGAAATTATTACTTCTGATTCTAATGTACAACAGCTTTATTGCGTAAATCTTGATTGCCAGGGGAAAATTATAAATAAACTCGAGCATCTTTTTGGGAAAAAGGGATTGGACATTAAAGGACTGTCTAAAAAGACATTTGAGAAACTCCTTGACTGGGGTTGGATTAATAGCCTTTCAGATGTATTTATCCTGAATATCCATCGGGAAGAGTGGATTAAAAAAGCTGGGTTTGGAATAAAGTCAGTAGATACAATTTTAAATTCTATTAACGCTGGGAAAACCACCGAATTGGTTCAATTTATCTCAGGGATTGGTATACCTCTTGTAGGAACCACTTATGCTAAAGTGATTGCAAAAAAGTGTCAAACATGGGAAGACTTTCGTTTAATGGTTAAGAATAAAGAGCCTTTTTATAATTGGGAAGGATTTGGCGGAGAGATTCATAAAGCTATTATGAATTTTGATTACTCCGAAGCTGACTATATTTATGAAAATTATCTTAAAGACACGATGAGTAATTCATTGTTTGGAAAAACTTCTAACAACAATTTACAAGATTTTAATATAGTTATTACTGGTAAATTGAAAGTCTATAAGAATAGAGATAGTCTGCAAAAAGATATTGAAGCTAATGGCGGAAAAGTAGTTAGTAGTGTGTCAAGTAAGACTAGTTATCTTATTAATAACGATCCTGAAAGCACTTCATCTAAAAATACTACCGCCAAGAAGCTCGGTATTCCGATTATTACAGAGGAAAATTTTATAAAAAAATTCTTGACTTAATAAAAAAAAATATAATATAATAAACTTGTAAATAAAGGAAGAAAAATTTTCTTATGAAGCGTAAAGAACTAAAGGGTTTCGCGGAGAAAATTGCTGAATTGGAATACAAGAGGCAATAGTCACAAGACAAAGACGAGCAAGAGCATTTTGAAAATCAAATTATGGCACTTACTAATCAGATGGTAACTAGGGGACTACGTGTACCAAATGAGCTGTTAGAAGTTGATTGTCTTATCCAAGAAATTCTTACTACAAAATATTAGATTTAAAGTTAAAAAATAACTTGACTTCTTAAAAAATTTTTTGTATAATATTTACATAAGCTAAAGGCTTAAAACAAAATCAAAATTTTATTTAAAGAAACAAAGGAGATTATTTATTATGGCTATGAGTAGCAATTCTATCGCAGTTCTTAATTTTCTAAAGGAGCACAATGGTGAGAACCTCATCGCGGCTGATGTTGCCGATGCTCTCGGTCTGGAGAAGCGCCAGGTGGATGGCATCTTTACTTCCGCGATTCAGCGCAAGGGCTACGGCGTCCGTATTCCTGCCGAGATCGAGCTTGAGGACGGCACCCACAAGGCTATTAAGCTTCTTCGCCTGACTGATGAGGGCATGGCTTTCAATCCTGAGCTTGCTGACGCTGAGTAAGAAAACCAATTGATATAAATTTCGGGGGCAATTAATTGATTGCCCCCGTGTTTACTATCTATGAGCTGGTCTTATTACGTAGCTTGTTTTGTTATAGGATTTATTGTCGCTTGGGTTGTTGCTTTTGTTATTCCCAGAGGCAAGATACGTAAAGCCAATGATGCTTTAGACAAGCAAGAGGCTGCTATAAAACAATAGATTAATAATTTAGAAATCTTACAACAAAAGCTACAAGAAGAAAATGAAAAACAAAAGCACGAAAATAATTATCTAATTGAACAAAATTAGAAAATTTTAATATCCTCTCAAGAATTATCTGAATAGGCCCACAGTAAAGCAGAAGAACAATATAACAAATAGATAAAATTGTTCTCTGATAAATTAGATATGGCACTCGAGAAGAAAAGTAGCGAATATCAGGCCGCTGAAGATAATTACCGTAATGAGTATGCGGCCACATTAGCCGAATATGCAAAAGAATTTGAGCAATTAGTGGCGCAAAAAACCCAAAGCTTAGAAAGTATATAGGAGCAGATAAAGAGCGCGGCCGGGCGTCTTGCGGATTTACAATCCGTCGTTAATGCAGCCGTAGAAGCTAATATACGTGCGGAAGAAGAGCGGACCGCCGCAGACTTTTATCGAATTCAAATTTCAGAGTCTGATCTTGCGGAAATTGCAAAATTACGCGAAGTTGAACCCTATCTACGGGATAAAGAAGCTTTGAATAAAGTTATCTGGAAAGTGTATTATGAGAAACCGACTGCCGACTTAATTGGTCGTATCATAGGCGCTAATGTAAAAACAGGTATTTATAAAATTACAGAAATTTCAACAGGAAAATGTTATGTGGGGCAGGCACGCGATATCGCTAGCCGTTGGCGGCAACATATTAAGAGAGGTATCGGCGCAGAGCCGCCCACTCGTAACAAACTCTACCCGGCGATGCGCCAAGTTGGTGTTGAGAATTTCTCTTTTGAACTAGTCGAGGAGTGTTCAATAAAAGACCTCGATGAGAAAGAAGATATGTGGCAAGATTATTTCCAAGCTAAGACCTATGGGTTTAGTATTAAATAATAAAAGCAGAATAAATTCCGCCATATGGGTTGTAATTTTAAATAAAATATGATATAATATATATATAAAGTAAAGAAAGAATAGGAAAAGGTTTATGAAAAGTGATTTTTTGGAATTTATTCAGATTTTAATGGATGCAAATCCAGAAATTGTTAAAGAAAAAATGACTGATGAAATTCGGGAATATTTAGAGATTCTTAAAGAAGAAAGTGCCGCTCCTCAAGCGGTTACTGAAAACGGTTATAAGATTCTTTTGTGTATGCAAAAGAGCGATAAGCGTTTGCTAAAGGCCCGAGACATTGCTGAAGACATGGGAGTTACTTCTCGTGGTGTTTCTGCTTCTCTTAGGAAATTAGTTAATGATAATTATGTTGAAAAAATCGGTCAAAACCCTATTATCTATACTTTAACAGAAAAAGGTATGAATTTTAAATTTATGAATGAAGAGGAGTAAAATTAAATGGCTAAAAAGATGATTAATTCTACACATTTGGAAGGGCTTCTGTACGATCACAAGCTGGAGGTTAAGGAGACTGGGCCGAACTCTAAGCATCCTGGTACTACTTATATTACTGGCGATGTTATGATTGTTACAGATAATGCAATGACTAATGTTGTGTCAGTCCATTATAGCTATATTACTCAGATGACGAGTAAGAATAAGCCTGATTCCCGTTTTACCGCCCTTTCGGACATTATGAGTGGCAAGCGCAAGACTGTTATTAGCGATGGCGCGGATTATGCGAGCATGATTCGTATTGACTCTGCCGTAAGTCTGAATGAGTTCTTTACCGAGCGTGACGGCAAGGAAGAGCTTGTAAGCGCTAAGCGCAATGAAGGCGGCTTTATTCATTTTGATGGCTCGGGCGATAATCAGACGCTTTTGACGGATGAGGCTAAGCGTTCTTATTTCAAGACTGATATGGTGATCACTAATGTCGTTGAGAAGGAAGCTGATGAATCTCGTAACATGCCAGCAAAGGCCATCGTCAAGGGCTGGATCTTTGACTTCCGCAATGCGATTTATCCCATTGAGTATTCTGTCGTGACACCGGAGGGTATGGATTATTTCCTCGGCCTCGGAGCTACTTCTAAGACTCCATTCTGCACGGCTGTTTGGGGAGTTCAGGTTTCTGAAAACCTCACCCGCAAAATTGTCACCGAATCGGCATTCGGCGCGGATGATGTGCGTGAGGTTACTACGACTCGCAAGGATTTCGTGATTACCGGTAGCTCTAATGAGCCTTATGAGTGGGATTCTGAAGAGTTTATTACTGCGGCTGAGTTTAATAAGGCCATGACTGATCGTGAAACCTATTTGGCTACCATTAAGCATCGTCGTGATGAGTGGGCGGCCGCCCAGAAGGCTGCGAATAAGAGCGCAGTTCCGGCTCCTTCTCATGATGATTTCAAATTTTGATTGAGTTATTACTCAATCAAAACTTAAAAAGAGGGGTAAACAATTATGGCAATTAATCTTTTAAATATCAAGCCACATAAGGTTAGTCGAGATTTAAGTGGCTATATTACTTTTATCTATGGCGGTTATAAGACGGGCAAAACTACTCTCGCAGCCCAGATGGATGGCGCATTGCTGTTGGCTTTTGAACGTGGATACAATGCGTTGCCTGGTGTCGTTGCGCAGGATATTACATCGTGGGCAGAAATGCGCTCGGTATATCGTGAGCTGAAGAAGCCTGAAGTCAAGGCTGTATATAAGGCAATTGTAGTAGATACCATAGATGTCGCATCGGAGTTCTGTAAGAAGTATATCTGTCAACAGAATGACATTGAGGATCTCGGAGACCTCGGTTATGGTAAAGGTTGGACGAAGTTTAAGGATGAATTTAACGAGATCTTCCGTGGCCTTACTCAGCTCGGTTATGCAATTTATTTTATCGGTCATGATAAAGAGGGTAAGGATGATAAGGGTAATGTTACTAATATCCGTCCGGCCCTTTCGAATGCAACCCGTGAGGTTATCGCTGGCATGAGTGATGTTTTTGGCTATGCTCGTCAGAGCGGCGAGGGCCAAATGTCATCTCTGGTTCTTCGTGATAAGACCGGCTTCATTGAATGCGGTTGCCGTTTTAAGTATGTACCAGATGTTATTCCTATGAATTATACAGCTTTGGTGAATGCTATTGCAGCCGCCATTGATAAGGAAGCCGCAGAGACTGGCGGCGCATATGTCACAGATGAAAAGCTGGCCGCGGTCGAAGTCCCAACTTACGATTATGAAGCTCTTATGAAAGAGTTCCAACAGTTAAGCGGAGAGCTTGTAAATAAGAATCAGGCCTATTATGTACCTCGTATTACTTCTATCATTGATAAGTATTTAGGTAAAGGAAAGAAGATTACTGATAGTACTCCTGACCAAGCCGAATTTATTTATCTGATTGTTACAGAAATCAAAGAGGATTTAATGGCAGAATAAAATTTCAACCCAAGGTGGTAAATGCCTTGGGTTGATTTTATATAAAAAATATGATATAATATTCATATATAGTATCGAAAGGAGTTGAATAGTTATTTGGCAGCACACATTGTAAAGTGTTATTATTGTGGCTAGAAATTTGACACGAATAAAGAAGAATGGTTTAAACCTAATTCTACTCGTTATGCTCATGAGAAGTGCAGGCCTGTAGTCACGATAAAATCAACTCCAGCCCCAAAACCGCCGCAAAAAACTCCGCCTCCTCTTGATGATAAAAAAGCCTTATATGATTATATAAAGAAGTTATTTCATATAACATGTGTCGGACCGCGTATTACTAAACAAATCAATTTATATATGAAAGAATATAATTTTAGTTATTCTGGAATATTAAGAACTTTAATTTATTTTTATGATATACGAGGAAATACTATTGAAGCTAGTAATGGCGGCATTGGGATTGTACCTTATGTATATGAAGAAGCCTACCGGTATTACTATTCTTTATGGTTGGCAAAGCAAAAAAATCAAGGCAAAGATTTAAGAAGCTTTATTCCCAGAGATCGAGAAGTTCATATACAAGCGCCAAAAAGAAAAACGAAAAAAAGTAGAAGATTCTCATTTTTAGATGAGGACATTGGGGTGAACGAATGAGTAGCAAATATGTAGACAGAACGGCCTTAGTCCAAGTGGTTGGTTGTATTTATAACTCACCTCAGATATTAGATTTAACAGATAAATATATTATTTCAGAAAACGATTTTCCCGATGAAATGTTAAAGATTATAGTTGGTTCGATTTATAAATTGCATGAGTTGGGTGTCCAACAAATGACACTTGAAAATATAAATGACTTCTTGGCAAATAAACCCAAGAGTGAAGCCGTTTATAAAAAAGACAAAGGAGAAGAATGGCTTTTAAAGGCATCTGAGGTTGCAAATCATGTAACTTTTGATTATTATTATAATCGAATGAAAAAAATGTCTTTGTTAAGAGCCTATGATAATTACGGTATAGATGTTAGCTGGTTATATGACCCTGATAATATCTTTGACTCTAAACTGAAGCAGCAGCAGGAAGACTTTTTAGATAATGCTTCATTAGAAGATATCGCTATTAAAGTCGATAATAAAATTGACGAAATCAAGATGACATATGTGCGGGAAGCGCTCGATGATGCCGCACAGGCGGGCGACGGCATAGAAGATTTAATTTCCCGCCTAGAAGAAACTCCTGAGATTGGAGTACCGCTTTATGGATCTTTGATTAATACTGTTACACGTGGCGCGAGACTAAAAAAATTATATTTGAGATCGGCGCCTACGGGTGTCGGCAAGTCGAGAACGATGGTAGCTGATACTTGTTATATCGGGTGTCCGCAAATATACGATGAGAATTTTGGTTGGATTAGAACTGGCGCCGCTCAGCCGACTCTTTATATTACGACCGAACAAGAAGTAGAAGAAATTCAAACCATGATGTTAGCTTTTCTTTCTAATGTTGATGAAGATCATATTCTTAATGGTCGATATGAGGGTGACGAAAAACAGCGTATCTTACAAGCGGCTCAAATATTAAAAAAGAGTCCTGTGTATATAGAAGAATTACCAGATTTTTCTTTGCAAGATATAGAAGACATAATTAAAAAAGGTATCCGTGACCACGATGTAAAATATGTGTTCAACCCGCATGAGGGTTAAAGGACTGTGTTACACTTTTCCGGTGTATCGCCGGGGTCTTACTGAATCAGTAAGGCTAACGGGGAAGCCTAAGTTTGAAAAAATATGGTAATCCCGTGGGAAACTTTATTGGACAAAACTCGTCAATTATAATTACACGATTTTTATATATAAATAGAAAAGATATAGAAAGGTGTGTAAATTATAATACGTGGGACATATTTATTGTTTTACAAATAAAATTACAAATAAAAAATATATTGGTCAATCTATTAATGACCCAACGGTGAGATATCGTGCTCATAAAAGCAGTTATCAAAATCCAAACAGCCAAGAATATAATTCCATTATCCATTAGAGTATGCGAAAACATGGCTTTGAAAATTTTGATTATGAAATTTTAGCAAATTATATAGAAGATATCGAATTATTAAATACATTAGAAATCTACTATATTCATTTATTTAGTTCTGTTATTCCTAATGGATATAATGTTGAAACAGGCGGTAAAAATTGTGAAAGACCGCTAACTGACGCTCAAAAAGAAAAATTAAGATGGTCGCATGCGGCATTAACGGAAAAAGAAGTTATTGAATTACGAATAGCTTATTAGAATAAAGAAAGTCCAACTAAAATTTATGATGAAAAATATAAAGATAGGCTTCATTATAATTCATTTTTAAATATTTGGGCAGGAAAACGATATTCTACTGTTATGCCGGAAGTGTTTAAAGATAAAGGTAGACATACTAAATTAACACCAGAAATTGTCCATTTAATTAAACAAGAGCGAGAGTAGACTAATATTTCCTATCAAAAATTGGCTGATAAATATAATGTCTCAAAAGGAGCTATCGCTGGAGTCATCCAAGGTAGAACCTGGAAAAATGTCCAATAAAGAACCTGTATCGACTATCCCCGAATCGGGGGAGTAGGGGTGCTATTGATACGCACTTCGAAATGGTGTCCTATATTTTTTATAATGTAGTAAGAGATAGTCAGCGTTTATAGAAATATAAAACCAACGCGCTTTGATTATGTGCATTCCAGTATTAAAATTCTGTCCGAAATTTCCCAGCGCGCAGGCGGCGTCAAATTGCGTGAAGATAATATACTCTTTATGTTGGCCATCCGGTTGAAGGATTTATGTAATCAATATGGTGTTTTTATTATGACAAGCACTCAGCTTAATGGCGATTGGAAGGAAGCTAAAATTCCAGACCAAAACTTACTTAGAGGCGCTAAAAGTATAGGTGATAAGATTGACTGGGGCGGGATTTTGCTCCCCGTTACGACTGAAGATATAGAATCTCTTGAGCCAATACTTACAAGTGGTGTTTTTGAAAAGCCTACATTGAAACTTTCGGTTTATAAAAACCGTAGGGGACGATATAAAAGTTTGTATTTATGGTGTAAAGCGAATTTAGGAACTTGCCGAGTTAACCCTATGTTCGCAACCACTTATGATTATGAACTTATCCAGATAGATAATACAAAAGTAATAATAGACGATAATGAGCCTTCGGCTTTTTAATGAAAGGATAATAATATGAAAAACAAAAACAATCAAATGCTTCCCGACGAATTCGAGTACAATATGTCTGAGCAGTTGGCCAAGGAGATCCTTGCAACACGTAAGAATGCAGAAAAGAACATGCATCCTCAAGTTTTCCTTTGCAAGGTCGTAAATGAAACCTTCGGGCTGCGTGGTCATTGTGTGTCTGTAACCACTTATTAATATATGACAAATTATGATAAGAATGAGGTTAAAGACAGTTTAACCTTAGAAAATGTTTATCAACTTTTGAGCGAATGGGGCGGGGAGCCCCAATACACTTCTTTTGGGATTCTCTCCGCAACAATTTGTCATAATTTGCCCGGTCGCGGAAGTAAAAAGTTATATTATTATGCTTCTAACAAGGTATTCCATTGTTATACCGATTGCGGCTCTATGGATATTTTTGATTTATTTATGAAAATATCCGCCCTTCAATATGATAAAGAATGTGACTTAAATACCGCTGTCCGTTACATCGCTCAAAAGTTTTCTATTAAGGGTACTGAAGAAGAATTCTCAAATTTTGTTAAAGATAAATCCATTTGGGATGAATATGAAAGAATACAGCAAATTAAGTTGCCAGCAAGAGAAATCGTATTAAAAGAATATGATGCCTCTATTCTTGAGCATTTAAATTATAAGGTTCATATAATGCCTTGGCTCCTTGAAGGTATCAGTCAACAGACTATCGAGGAAGCAAAAATTGGCTACTATGCGGGAGGAATGCAAATTACCATTCCGCATTATGATGTGAATGGTCGCTTTGTTGGGTTGCGCGGCCGCACACTTTCTAAAGAGGATGCAGAGAGATTTGGAAAGTATCGTCCCGTTACCCTGGGCGGCTAGTTATATAATCACCCATTAGGTATGAATTTATATAATTTAAATCGAAGCAAAGAGAATATTAAATTCTTCGGTAAAGCAATCGTGTTTGAAGGTGAAAAATCAACACTTCTCTACCGCTCATGCCAAATGGAGCCTAGTCGATATGATATTTCTGTTGCTACCTGTGGTAATAATTTATCATATTATCAATTTGAGCTATTGCGGCAAGCTGGTGCTAAAGAAATTGTTATAGCGTATGATAGATAGTTTCAAAAGCGCTATGATAAAGAATATCGCAAATGGAAAGAGCATTTGCAAAGCATACAAAAACGATATAATAATGAAATAACCATTTCTTATATACTGGACGACGGACTATTAACTAGTTATAAAGATTCGCCCATAGATAAGGGAATTGATATTTTCAACTGTCTATATAGGAAACGGATATTTATGAGATAAAGGATATAATAATGAATTATGAACTAATTTAGCCACGGGATGAATCTATATCACCCATAGCACAAGTATTTAAAAACCGAGGAATGAATTATTCTGAAACTGATATAAAACATTATTTATATACTTCAGAAACTGATTTATATCCGCCTGAAATTATCACTAATATGCGGCAGGGTGTTGAAATGCTTGTGAAGCATATTAAGAATAATGATAAAATCTTTTTACAAATTGATGATGATTGTGATGGATTTACTTCCTCGGCTTTATTCTTAAATTATTTAAATTGTTTATTCCCCAATTATGTATAGACTAAAATTCATTACTCTGTACATGATGGTAAGAAACACGGTTTGTTGGATGCGGCCGTGGTTCCGGGGGATGTGCGGCTGGCGGTTATACCGGATGCAGGGTCGAACGAATACGAGATCCACAGAGCGCTCGCTGAAAGGGGGATAGATGTATTAGTTATTGACCATCATAAGGCTGATAAATATTCAGATTATGCTTGCGTAATTAATAACTAGTTGGATGATTATCCTACAAAATCTCTTTCTGGTGTCGCTATGGTATATAAATTCTGCCGCTTCATGGATAATGTATTAGATACAGATTATTCTAATAATTATCTTGATCTGGTTGCTTTAGGCGTGACTGCTGACGTTATGGATATGCGCCCTTATGAAACTAGATATTTAGTTTCATGTGGATTGGAAAATTTTAAGAACCCTCTAATAAAGGCGTTATATGCTAAAACAAAATATTCTATTGATAAGAGCGGTGGGTTATCTCCTTATAATTTAGCATATTATATTGCCCCTCTTGTCAATGCTACTACGAGGGTTGGTACGAAAAGTGAAAAAATGACGCTCTTTGAATCTATGTTAGAATTCCGCGCCTATGAATCTATTCCATCTACGAAAAGAGGATGCCGAGGTCAGCAAGAGAGCCGCGTAGAGCAAGCCGCCCGCAATTGCACCAATATTAAAAACCGTTAGACAAAAGCTCGTGATGAAGATGCGGTAGTAATGAAACGACGTATTAAAGAATTAAATCTTTTAGATCATAAAATTCTTTTACTTCTTATGGAGCATGGAACGCCATCAATTGCTGGCTTAATCGCCAATCAATTAGTCGCTGCATATCATCATCCTACTCTCATTCTTTTTAAACAGGAAAATGAGGATGGTGAAATTATTTGGTCTGGCTCTGGGCGTAATGACACTCTATATGGATTAGAAAACTTCCGGTAGTTTTTACAAGAATCTCCATATGTCATTTTTGCTCAGGGACATAATTCAGCTTTTGGCTGCGCGATTGCCGATAAAGATATTAAGGCATTTATACAAGAAAGTGATGAACGTTTAAAAAATAATGAGTTTTCACCAGTAGATAAGGTAGATTTTATTTTTGATGCTTCTTCATTAAACCCATTAATTGTTTTAGATTTGGGCAAATTAAATTATATATGGGGCCAAGAAATAAATAAACCGAAATTAGTAATTAAACGTATCGCTATTACTCCTAACAATTTTGCTGTTATGGGGAGTAAAAAAGATACAATTAAAATTACTCTTCCTACGGGTTTGACTCTTATAAAATTTGGGTCGTCTGCGGAAGAAGTGGCTGCTCTTACGCCACCCGCCGCAGGTTGTGTTTTTTTAACCGTGCTTGGCACGTGTAATGTTAATAATTTTAATAATCAAGAGAATCCGCAAATAATGATAGATACATACGAAATTGTAGGTCGGCAGGACTACTATTTCTAATAACACAACATAGGCCTAATAGCAATATTAGGAGGTAAGTTATTATGAAAAAAAGTTATTTGGTAATTTTATTGGTAGTAATCGTGACAGTATCAGCTCTCATAATTCCGAGAGATGATACAATAAGCGCTATTCCATCTACTTACCAAACACTTACAACTTCGGAAGCTAGCATCCCTTCTGAAATGATTGAAGCCACAGAATATAAAGAACTCTCTACTAAAGAGGATTTAATTTCAATTCTCTCTCGTAATGAACGAGTATTAAATTTTTATAAGCTTCAATTAAATACATATGCGCCGCTTGAGCAGCGTAATATGCGTCGAGATATATGCAATTATTTTATTCAATAGATAGAACGAAATAATGCCATATATCAAGAACAGTTAGAAAATATTCTGATTGAAGAAGAACGACTCCGCAAAGAGGCTCTACAGCATTCCCCAAATCAAGCTGATTGCCAAGAGGATAAATACGCCGCAGCTACTTATATATGGAATTATTTAAAAGATAAAGGCTATAATAATTATGTATGCGCCGGTATTCTAGGCAATGTCATGACTGAGGTTGGCGGTAATACCCTGTATATTCAATGGTGGTTATATGGAGCTTCTTATTACGGAATGTGCCAATGGAATAGAAGATATTCAGCTATTTGGGGTACTGATTTAAAAACATAGTGCGATTTCCTTATGTCCAATATAGAATATGAAATCGACACTTTTGGTTTCTGCTATCAATCAGGATTTAGGTATAATAATTTCTGTCAATTACAGAATCCGCAAGCCGCAGCTAGGTGTTTTGCCAAAGCCTATGAACGTTGTGGAAGCGGCTCATATGGCATCAGAGAATCTAATGCTTTAATCGCTTACAATTATTTTGTTGGATAATTGTTTCAGGGAGTTATATTAATTTATAACTCCCGCTTTTTTCTTTTTGCGGCAAGTTGGGCCGCAGATGGTGGAGATCTCCGTCAAGCTAAATGAAAAATGCCTTTGGGATTTTTTATACCCAAAATTGATTTTAAATATAAAATATGTTATAATAATAATATATAAAAGGAGAAAAATAAAAATGATAGTACATAAATGCGACCGATGCAAAGAGGAAACAAAGAAAATTGAAACTTGTATGATTCCTGATTTTAATAATTATGGCGATATTATATCTAATAGTGATTATATGATTTATGGCCAGCCTGTTCAACCAATAGAGTTATGCCCCAAATGTAAAAAGCAATTTGAAATTCTGTTAAATGAATTTTTTAATAATAAGGCATAAAAAGATATTATAAAGATTAAATAAATTAACTTTTGACAAAAAGGAGGAAGTAGAACTTGATTCTAACCCGTAAACAAGAAGAAGGTTTGAAAATTGCTGTAGCCAGATACAAGAGTAATGAACGTTATACTTGTATTGCCGGCTACGCTTGACCGGAAGCGGAAAAAGTACTCTGATTAAATTTATTATTGCGGCCCTTGGTGTTAATCCGGAAGAAGAAGTCTGTTATGTGGCATATACTGGAAAGGCAGCTACTGTTCTCGCAAGTAAAGGATGCCCCAATGCCACCACCGCGCATAAACTCCTTTATTGGGCAAAGCCTCTTAAAAATGGCGGCTATAAGTATGTTCCCAAAGCAACACACGAATTGCTAAAGTCTATTCCATCTTTACCTGGTCCGCCGCCGCCCAAAGTGATTGTAGTCGATGAGATTTCAATGCTACCAAAGAAAATGTGGGAATTATTACTTTCCCATCATATATATATTCTGGCCGCGGGGGATCCTGGGCAACTCCCACCCGTAGTAGAGGAAGAAGATAATTTAGTATTGCAGCATCCTCATGTCTTTCTCGATGAAATTATGAGGCAAGCTCAAGATAGCGAAATTATTCGATTATCAATGCATATTCGTGATGGCCGCTCTTTATCCTCCTACAAAGGGACTAAAGAACAAGTATTAATTTACCCAAAGAACGAAGTTTCTGAGGGAATGTATGCTTGGGCAGATCAAATTATTTGCGCTAAAAATGATACTCGTAATAGCATTAATCAGCAAAGACGTAAAATGTTAGGATTTGAGACATTAGCGCCATGTATTGGAGACAAGATAATTAGTTTGCGGAATCATTGGGATATTTGTAGTGAAAATACTCATACTCCTTTAACTAATGGAACTATCGGCACATTAACTGATTTCTATCTGACAAATATACAAATGCCTTTCGGCTTTACTCGGAAATGGTCAGATATAAAAAATGTAAATATACTAGTAGGAAATATGAAGCTAGAAGAAAATGACGATTATTTGACTGGTTTAACTATGGATTATAATGAATTTATCACTGGGCAATCTACTCTAACTCCGGCTCAGATGTATAATATAACGCAAAGCCATAAAAGAACTGGTGATCCAGAAATGATTCCTATGAGTTTTACTTATGCGTATGCTATTACTTGCTGGAAGGCCCAGGGTAGCGAATATGGAAAAGTCTTATTGTTTGAAGAGAATTTCCCATTTAAAAAAAATGAACATCAAAAGTATTTATACACCGGAATCACGCGGGCCTCGGATAAAGTTGTCCTAATTACTAAGTGAGCGGCCGGCGGTTACGAGAGCGTAGAACCGGACGACCGCGTTTGACTTTTAATCAAAAATATGATATAATATAAATATATAAACAGTAAAGGGGGATGATATTATATGAAGATGGGCTATCCCGGCAGTCTTCATAATTAACCATACGGATTTTAGTAACATCCGGCTCAGGGATTCTATTAATCGGTATCAAGAATTAATAGATTATGCTGTAGAGTTAGGACATAGCTGTATAGCTATTACTGAGCATGAATGTGTATCAAATTCCGTACAGGTTTTGAAGTATTATAGAGAAATTAAAGAAAAACATCCCAATTTTAAAGTTATCCTTGGTAACGAAATCTATCTTTGCCGCGATGATTTAGATGCAAATACTTATATTAAAAAACAGGATAAATTCTTCCATTTTATCCTTTTGGCAAAAGATGCTATTGGACATCAATAGATCCGAGAAATTTCTTCCCGTGCTTGGATGCGTTCTTTCATGGATGGAAGAATGCGGCGAGTGCCTACGCATTATGCAGACCTCGAAGAAATTATTGGCAAAAACCCCGGCCATGTGATTGGCTCTACTGCCTGTCTAGGAGGCTTTTTACCTTCAGTAATTGTTGCGCAGAAGGAAGAACCGAATTGGGATTGTGAACCAACAGTCAATTCTTGGTTAGAAAAAATGCAGAATATTTTCGGAACAGAAAATTTTTATCTTGAAATGCAACCTCCAGCGCACAAAAACAATGAGCAAGATTATGTTAACCAATATTTGTATAATTTAGCTATTGAAAAAGACATTCCTTATATTATAACTACTGATAGCCATTATCTGAAAAAAGCTGATGCATCTCTTCATAAAGCGTATCTTAACTCTCAAGATGGCGAGCGTGAAGTTGATAGCTTTTATGCAACTACATACATGATGGATACTCAGGAACTGGAAAAGTATTTTTCCGTATCTCCTGATATTAATATGGAATTTGCATATCAAAGTATTCAGCACATAGCAGATCAATGTGAAAATTATGATTTAACTCGTCCATTAAAAATTCCTCAATTAAAATGGAAAAGTAGTAATACAGAAGTTTCAGAACGATGGCAAAAGTTAATACCAATGCTTTCAACTTTTGTTTCTTCTGATTATCCCGGTGATAAGCTATTAGCACAACTCTTGGTGGAAAAAATTGAGTCAGATCCTCGGCTACAGGAGCAGAAAATTTATGATGCGGTAGAAGAATGTTTAAATATGACATGGGAATCTTCTATTATCAATAAAACACATTGGTCGGCCTATTATCTAAATCTTCAGCGCATTGTAGAAGAATGCTGGAATGCAGATACTATTGTTGGGGCCGGACGCGGTTCAGGCGTTGGATTTATTTTACTTTATCTGTTAGATATCGTACAAATCAATCCTCAATGGGAAACTACTAAAACCTTTGCCTGGAGATTTCTTAATCCCAGCCGTGTATCGGTCTTGGATGTAGACGTAGATATCGAAGGATCCCGGAGAGCGATAGTTCTAGACCGGCTCAGAAAAGTGTACGGAGAAGATCGCGTTGCAAACGTTCTGACCCTCGGCACAGAAAAGGCAAAAAGCGCCATCCTAACAGCGGCGCGAGGCATCGGTATGGATGTTGATGAAGCTCGCAATATTGCCGCCATGGTCCCTGAAGATAGAGGCCAAGCACGAACACTTAAACAGTGTTTCTACGGAGACGCAGAAGCCGGCTACAAGCCAATAAGCAGTTTTGTCGCAACGATGAAAGCTAATCCGCAGCTTTGGGAACTCGCGCAAAGAATTGAGGGCCTTGTCTGTAGAATCGGTATACACGCCGGTGGAGTGATTTTCGTAGATGAACCTTTTACCAATTCAACAAGTTTGATGCGGGCGCCTGATGGAACCATAATTGTCGGTTATGATCTCCATACTTCAGAGGCTTGCAGTCTTATTAAGTATGATCTATTGAGTGTTGAAGCACTTGATAAAATTCATATCTGTTTAGATTTATTACGTGATTATGGATATATTGAAGATGGCTCATTAAAAGAGCGCTATGAAAAAACTATTGGCATTTACAACCTTGATAGAACATCACCTGATATGTGGAAGATGGTCTGGGAGCATAAAATTCTCTCACTTTTTCAGATGGAAAAACAAAGCGGCATTAAAGGAATTGCTACTTTGAAGCCAGCCTCTGTTGATGAATTGGCTGTCCTTAACTCTACAATTCGTTTGATGGCGCAAGAAGGCCAAAATGAAATGCCAACAGACAAATTGGCAAGATTTAAGAATTCTCCCAAAGCATGGGATAAAGAACTCGAATTGCATGGATTGGGGCCGGCCGATAAAAAGATTCTTCAGCCGGTACTTCAGAACTCATATGGTCTGTGTATTACGCAGGAACAATTCATGGAGTTGGTACAATTGCCAGAATTGGGAGGATTCTCTTTGACCTTTGCTGATTCTCTCCGCAAAGCCATCGCCAAAAAGAATCCTGCGGCCTATGATAAATTGACAGAAGAATTTTATGAGACTACTGCGAAAAAACACATTAACCCGGCCCTTGCGAAGTACGTATGGGACGTGTTAATCGCCATGAGCCGCGGCTATGGATTCAACGCGTCGCACACGTTGGCATATTCACTGATAGGTCTTCAAGAAATGAATCTCGCCTATCGTTTTCCAATTATTTTTTGGAATTGCGCTTGTTTGATTAATGATAGTGGTAATACTATTGTTGCGGAAGATAGTGAAGATGAAGATAGTGAAGAAAATATAAAAACTCAAGGTACAGATTATACTAAACTCGCCCGCGGAATTAGTAAAATGAAAGATGAAGGCGTTAATATTAGCTTGGTAGATATTAATAAATCTCAATATACTTTTGTGCCAGACGTAGAAAATAATACTATTTGGTGCGGATTAAAGAGTTTGCTTAATGTCAATGATGAATTGGTTTATGAAATCATCAAAAAGCGGCCTTATACATCACCACAAGATTTTTTGATGCGAGTAAAGCCCAAGCGGCAAGCCATGATTTCTCTTATCAAAGGCGGTGCTTTTGATGAAATGGTAGATCGTAAAAAATGTATGGCTTGGTATATTTGGACCGTATGCGACAAAAAGAGTCGTATTACTTTACAGAATATGCCTTCTCTAATGAAATATGACCTCGTACCTGAAGATACGCAGGAACTCAAAACCGCTCATCGTATATATGAGTTTAACCGATACTTAAAAGCCGTTTGTAGAGAAAAAGCGGCTGATCTTTATTATACTCTTGATACTCGCGCGATTAATTTCTTAACTGAAATTGGAAAAGATATTTATATTGAAACGCGGAATCAAGAACTGGTGTTAGAAGCAAAACGATGGGATAAACAGGTTTATCAGCCATGGATGGATGTTTACAGAAAATGGATTAAAGAAAATCATGATACTATTTTGCAAAATTTAAATGACACAATTTTCTTAGAGGACTGGCGCAAAGCCGTAGGTAAGAATAATTACTCGGCTTGGGAAATGGAAGTTTTGTGTTTTTATTATCATGAGCACGAATTGTCTCATATGAACTTTTCTAAATACGGTATTGTCAATTTTAATACTTTGCCTGAAGAACCAATCATTGAGCATTCGTATTATAGAGGAAACTACTTAGTTAATATTTATAAACTAAGTAAAATTTGCGGTACTTGTATTGCGAAAAATAAATCAAAGAGTATTGTCACCGTACTTACTCCTACCGGCGTTGTAGATGTAAAATTCCCCAAAGAGTATTTTACTTTGTATGATAAACAAATCTCTGAGAAGCAACCCGATGGTACTAAAAAAGTTATGGAGCGCAGTTTCTTTAATCGCGGCAATATGATTATGGTATTAGGTATGCGTAGAGACAATCTCTTTATAAGTAAAAAATATGCTAATCTATCCACTCATCAATTATATAAAATTGAACAAATAGAACCCAATGGCGATGCTGTATTAAGACACGACAGATATAAAGGAGAAATGGAAGAGGACGATGGATAAGAAAAAAATAAAAATTGTGGCTTTATGCGGAAAGGCGGGTGCGGGCAAAGATTTTTGTCTGCACCAGCTAATGATGCGCTATCCGGAATGGCATGAAATTATTAGCTGCACTACCCGGCCGCCCAGAGAGGGAGAAAAAGAAGGAGTAAATTATTATTTTCTTTCTTCGGACGAATTTAAAGAGCGGTTGTTTAATGGTGATATGTTAGAAGCTACGGTTTTTCGTGGATGGAGCTATGGGACTGCCTTTAGCGCCTTAAATGAAAATACTATTAATTTAGGCGTTTTTAACCCTGCCGGTGTAGAAAGACTTCTCGATTACCCAGAGCTTGATGTATGTATCATAGAAATTGCGGCTGACGACAAAACGCGCCTTTTACGACAACTTAGTAGAGAGCAGAATCCAGATGTACATGAAATCGTGCGGCGGTTCGGTACTGATGAAGAAGACTTTAATGATTTTCACAAAGAAGTTGTAGATAATAGATATACAATTATGAATAGTACGAATGAAACTACTACTGTAGTAAATAATCTAATTCTTTGTATTCAAGAGCATTTTAAAGAGGCCTGAATATGAATTATTTAGAAAAGCTTCGCTATTTAGAACACTACGCTTATCGCATTAACAAGCAAAAAGGGTGCTCGCATCCTGTCTCTAATCAGGCGGTAATATGCGGCGTGGTTAGTAAATCACAAAGAAAGGCTGCTACTATTATGCAACGAGTGGGTGCTACTCCTATACGTTCTGGAAAAGGCGGCCCTTATGAATGGGAGCTTGATGGGGAACGTTGGATATGGCTTAATGCTTCTAACGCTTGCCGCGGATACAGATTATATAAATGTTATCTTGATGCTATGCTTGATTTAGAAGCCATACAGCAGATTGTATGGCCAGCACTTGTATATTATTGTTGTGAATTAAAAATTATAGATACTACAAAATTCTAACACAATATGTGGTATCTTTTGGGCAAAAGCAAAAAAGATATATACAAGAATTTTCATATATATTGAACAGCCTAAACGTAGAAAGGGGATAAATCATATATGAAAGTAATTAAACGAGACGGGACAATAGTCCCATTTGATATAGAAAAAATTATTGTGGCTATCAACAAGGCATTTGTCGAAGTTGATGACGCTTTGTATGAAGAAGATACCGCAAATGATATAGCCTATGAAATCGGCTGTAAAGTCGCAAATATGAAAGACTGTATTACTGTAGAGGAGATACAAGATCTTGTCGAAGATTATCTGATGCGTTCAGAGCGGCGTGATGTGGCGCGTGCTTATATTCGTTATAGATATAAGAAAGAGGTCGCTCGTAATAAAAAGGATGATTTTATTTAGGCGATTCGAGAAAAGCTCGATGCATCTGATATTAAGAATCAAAATGCTAATGTTGATGAAGCGTCATTTGGCGGCCGCACAGGAGAAGCTAGCAGTGTAGTAACAAAACAGCTTGCTCTAGATTATCTTATATCGCCAATGGCGCGCAAAAATCATCTAAATAATGAGATTTATATACATGATCTTGACAGCTACTATGTGGGCAGTCATAATTGTTTAAGTATCCCATTTGATGACTTGCTTGCTAATGGATTTAATACTCGTCAAACGGATGTGCGGCCGGCAGGTTCAGCTAATACTGCATTTCAGCTTGTGGCGGTTATTTTCCAACTTCAAAGTCTGCAGCAATTTGGGGGTGTCTCCGCAACCCATTTAGACTGGACTATGGTTCCTTATATTCGTAGAAGCTTTTATAAACATTTCTTAGACGGGGTTAAATACTGCCAAAGAGGCCAAATGATTGGATTAATTGGGGTTTACGAAGATTTTGATTTATCTGATGCGAAAGAAACATGGATTAAGACCCAGGCCTCTATTAATGACAATGTATTTGTTAGAAATGAAATAGCTTATAAATATGCTATGGATATGACTATTAAGGAAGTTCATCAGGCAGCTGAAGGACTTTTTCACAACCTTAATACGCTTCAGTCGAGATCCGGCAATTAGCTGCCATTTACCTCTATTAATTTTGGTACTTGCACATTGCCAGAAGGACGAATGGTTACTAAAGCGCTGTTAGAAGTGTCTATTGAGGGATTAGGTCATTTACATCGGACAAGCATTTTCCCCTGCTCCATTTTCCAATGCATGAATGGTGTTAATAGAAAACCCGGAGATCCAAATTATGATTTATATCAATTAGCTCTTAAATCAACAGCTCAACGTCTCTATCCCAATTATGCCAACGTAGATTGGAGTGGTAATGTTGGCTATGACATTAATGATCCGAGGACATATTTCTCTACAATGGGTTTAGAATAAACTTAGCTCATTTAAAATCTTTTGAACTGCGCCCGCAGGTGTGGTATTTTTTAAATACTGCTAACGGTTAGGTCTAGAACAGATGAGACCGTGGGAAGCTTAATCTTTATCATCTTAAAAAGGAGATGATAAAATATATACTTTATATAAAATAACCAATTTATTAAATAATAAACATTATATTGGAGTGACTAGTAGAGACCCAAATGAAAGATTTTCTGAACATAAAAAACCTAGTTCTAATTCTTTTATCAGTAAAGCAATTAGAGCTGACGGAATTGAAAATTTTTCTTTTGAAATAATATTAACCAATATAGAAGATAATGAAATTTCTGAGCTGGAATGTAAATATATTCAAAAATATAATTCTTTACTTCCTAACGGATATAATGCCGATCTTGGCGGAGTTGAATATCATAAACATTCTAATTATATTAAAGATATTATTTCAGAAAAGGGCAAAGGGAATAAAAACTCGAAATATGTTGCTGATATATTAATGTATGATAAACAAGGAAATTTATTAGAAAGATTTCAATCTGCTAGAGAGGCAGCAAAATATTTAGGAAAAGAATCTAAAAATGTGGGAATTAATTATTGTTTAAATGGTAAAACAAAAACCGCATATGGTTATATTTGGAAGTATGATAAAGATTAAGAACCTGTATCGACTATCCCCGATGAATGTAGGGGAGTAGGGTGAGAGATAGGCACTCACTCGAAGCGGAAGACAACTCCATTTTTATGGAATGAAGATATAGTCAGTGCCCATGGGGACATGGGATAAACACGTGTAGAACGGCAAATGGCTATGATATTAATGGTTTTGGCCAATTAAAGGATGGCAGAGGAAACATCTGTCCTGTGACAATCATTATGCCAACATTAGCGATGGAGGCAAAAGAAGAGTATAATACTGATGTAATGATGGATAGAGATGATAAATCTATTATTGACCTTTTCTTTGATATTCTTGATAAAAAAATTCATGAAGCAAAAGATATGCTGATTGAGCGTTTTGAATATATTTGTTCTCAGAGTCCGGCATCCGCGAAATTTATGTACGAAAATAATGTTATGGCAGGCTATATCCCAGAAGAAGGAATTCGTAGTGCCCTACGTCATGGTACTCTTGCAATTGGGCAGTTAGGTCTCGCGGAAACATTAGAAATTTTAGTAGGATGTAACCATACTTCTGCAAAAGGCATGGCTTTAGCGAAACAAATTGAGGCTCTATTTAAGCAGCGTTGCGCTGAGTTTAAAGAAGAATATAAGCTTAACTTTGGCGTATATTATACTCCTAAACTATTCGGATTGGGAGTCGCGTAAGTGATTGCGTGAAAAAATTACCTTATTAAACGGGCAATCGTAATAAGATGGTAAGAAAATCTAAACTGTAGAAATACAGCAAGATAATCCCGTAGGATAAAATCTATTGGACAAAAGTGAAAATTTGTGTTTCGTAGAATTTTATGTTATAATAGAAATAAATGGAGGCTCTATTATGGCACGAAGAAACATGACAAATTTTTTAATTAAAAAAGAAAGTATTCAAGAAGAAATGCGATTAATAAAAGGGAGCGACACTGATTATGTTACTCCTACTGGAAATATCTATAAAGATTATGGAAATAATATGTTCTATCATAAGTCCGTATTCCCCAATAAAAATAATGGATATTTATATTGTGGAATTACTTATCGAGAGGGACAAAGACAGCGCCGAGTCCATATCTTAGTGGCCAAAGCTTATATTCCAAATCCTGATAATTTACCAGTAGTAATGCATTTAGATAATAACAAACAGAATTGTAATGTTGAGAATCTCAAGTGGGGAACCGCTCAAGAAAATACTCAGCAAGCCTTTGATGATAAATTACAAATTAATGATAAAAGCTGGAATGACTCCACAATCCATTCATGTATGTAGTTTTGATTTAAAAGGAAATTTATTGAATAAATATGGTTCAGTGGGAGAAGCGTCAAGAAAAATTGGAGTTACAAAAACTGCAATTTTGAATCAATGCAATCATAATATAAAAACTAAACCAAGATGTGGTTATTATTTTAGATATTTATCTGAATACGAGTCCAGAGGTTTTGTTCTCTAACGACTATCGAAAGCATAATTATAAAAGAAAAATTTATAATGAAGAAGCGAGTAGAGTAGAACTTTTAAGTTCGAAAGATAAGGCTCTTATTATTTGGTCATAGAATAATAAGATGATAATATAGTCTAATCCCCTTTTGAAATATCGGGAAACCGAGGGTTCGAATGGCCGAAAATCTCTGCTACACCGCAATGAAAAAGTTTAAAGACAAATACGGAATTATTCCAAACGTAAGTGATAAAGAATTTTTTACCAATTCGATTCATGTACCAGTTTGGGAACAAGTATCTCCCTTTGAAAAAATTGATATTGAGAGTCAACTTACAGGATATTCTAACGCCGGTTGTATTACATACATAGAGTTAGATAGTAGTGTAAAGAATAATCTTAAAGCCTTGGAGCAAATTGTCAATTATGCAATGGATCATGATATTCCTTATTTTGCGGTTAATGTTCCTAATGACACCTGTCTTGATTGCGGATTTACCGACGAGTTTAATGACCATTGTCCTGAATGCAGAAGCGAGAATATCCAGCAGTTACGTCGTGTAACCGGTTATTTAACCGGTAATTATAAAACCGCTTTTAATTTAGGAAAACAAGATGAAGTCTCTCAACGCGTTAAACATGTGGGGGTAATGGAATGAAATATGCCGGTATTATAAAAAATGATTTAGCCGCAGGTACTGGAGTGTGTGTCTCTTTCTTTACCTAGGGTTGTCCACATCATTGTCGCGGATGCCATAATCCTGAGACCTGGGACTTCGATGGAGGAAAAGAATTTACTCCCATAGTAATTGAAGAAATAGATAAAGCTTTAGATGCTAATGGCGTTCATCGTGATTTTTGTCTTCTCGGAGGCGAACCACTATGTGACGAGAACCTTTTCTTGTCCCATCTTATTTTGGAACACGTTAAAATTATCCACCCAGAGGTAAAGACATATATATGGTCAGGATATACTTATGAACAGCTTATGGAGCGTGCGGCGGCCAGTGCCTCGTTGCGACGGGTCTTAGAGCTTGCAGATATATTAATCGACGGTCCATTTATCCTAGAGCAGCGTGATATTACGCTGCATATGAGGGGCAGCCGCAACCAGCGCATTTGGGATTTAAAAACTAAAAAAGAGTTAAAGGAGTTAGAATAATGACAATCACTTTATGTGGCAGTACGAGATTTAAAGATACTTTCTTTCAGGTTGCAGAAGAATTAACCTTAGCGGGTCATATAGTTCTTATGCCGCTTGTCTTTCATCACGCTGATAATACAGAGCTAAGCACAAAACAAAAAATTCAATTAGACAATTTGCACAAGCAGAAGATTGATATGAGTGATGCCATTTATGTAATTAATCAAAATGGCTATATTGGTGAATCTACATTTGGTGAAATCGACTGGGCAGAGCGCAATAACAAGCAAATTTTCTTTCTCGAAACTCCTGTTTCAGAAGACACTACTGCAAAAGAGGAGGAAAAAGAGTAATGAATATTTATTTAGCTGGCCCCATCTTTTTCTATGGGGATTACCTGCGCAATATCGAATGGGCTACTAAAATTCGCAAAGCATTTCCCGGCACTTATGTATATTCTCCCGTTGAGAATACGGAAATTAATGGCGTTGAGGGTAAGAAAAAGTTTGCTGATTCTCAGGCCATTGCCAATGGAGATAATGTTCGTTTAGACACCACTGATATTCTCGTAGCCTGCATTGATGGCGACGTTTTACCATCGGGTACTTGTGCCGAGATAGGAAAATTCCATGAAAAGATTGCTCGTGGCGACAAGAAAGCAATAGTCGGCATTTGTACGGATACACGCCAGTGCTATTTAACCCATAGCGAGGCTAAAGATGAAGGTGGACGCTCGAGTCTTGGTGAGCAGCAATACAGTTATCAGAATTTATATGTCACAGGCCTTATTAAACAGGCCGGAGTACTTGTATCAGATATAGATGAAGCAATTGCTGCAATTGCTGACTACAGGGAAAGGCTGGGTATTGATTAATGATTTATAACATTTAGGATAAGCCGCCCGTAGGAAAACTAATAGCCTTTGCTTTACAAATGCTCCTTAGTGTGTTTGTGGCTACTGCTTTAATTGCTCAAATTTGCGGCGTCCCAATGTCTGGGGCGCTGGTGGGCGCAGGCGCCGCCACATTAGTGTATATTTTAGTGACTAAGGGTAAATCGCCCATGTTTATTTCAAATAGCGGAGCCTTTGTAGCACCCGTTATGTTAGCTCTGGCGGCAGGCGGCTATACGGCGGTCGCAATCGGCGGTTTAACAACTTGTATAGTATATTGCCTTTTTGGTTTTATCTTTTCTAAAGTACCAGTTGACAATATCTACAAGGTCTTCCCCAAAGCACTCATAGGAGCAGTCACTGTAGTTATTGGTATTAATCTAATGCCATTTATCCTCACTTATGTACAAATCAACGGAGAAGCTAATATGTGGGGCGTGAGTGTGGCTTTACTTACTACTTTTGTAATTGCTATTATTTCTCATTATGCCAAGGGCATGTGGAAAATACTTCCATTCTTAGTTGGCATAATGGTTGGATATATATATGCCGTAATTTTAACTGTCACAGGCATTTATCCAATAATTGATTTCTCTATTTTTGAGGGAATGAAACTTTTTCACACACCAACCTTCGCATTTATGCTTGTTGAACCTATTAATTGGTCAATTGTAGCTTCTATTATTTTTGTTTATATCGCATATACAGTATCGGCTATGATGGAATGCCTAAGCGACCACGCTGCTCTTGGTAATATTATTGGAGTTGATCTTTATCGTAGCCCCGGCCTCAGTAGAATTTTCTGCGCTGAGGGGCTTGCAAATCTTGCTTCTTCGACTCTGGGCGGTTTAGGCGCTTGTTCATATGGAGAAGGAGTTGCTTGTGTGGGATTCAGTAAAGTGGCATCTGTATGGGTCACAGGTTTAGCGGCTATTTTCCTGGCACTGCTTGGTTTCCTTGATCCGGTACAGTTATTTATTGCCTCCATTCCTAGCTGTGTCTTTGCCGGTGCCGCTATTGTGCTTTATGGATTCATCGCCTGCTCTGGCATTAAAATGCTGCAAACAGTTGATTTAAATGTACAGAAAAACTTAATTATTGTATCATCCGTTCTTTCTCTAGGTGTCAGTGGCCTCGTTGTAGGTGGGACAGCTTTTTCTTTGTCAGCTACAGCCCTCGCCCTTGTAATGGGTATTATCTTAAATGCGATACTCAAAGGGAAGAAATAGGCTTGACTTAACCCAAAAAAAATGATATAATATTCATATAAAAAGCAATAAAGGAGAGAGCAAATAATGATTACTGTTCCAAGTAAAGAAATACTATTTGCTCTCCCACGAAAACCCAAAGAAAATGAGCTTGCTTGTGTTGAAAATTCTCATACTATTTATAAAGCTAATTCAGAGGGTAAGTGGGAAGAGGTAAAGGTAGATGGCGGTTTGACGCTTAGTCTTTATGAATTAAATAAAACCGCTATGGCGCAAATGTCTGAAATGACAGCAACGCAAAAGAAAGATGCAATAGAACTCATTCAAAAGTATACAAAAGAAGCGGCCTCTGGAACTTATTACATGCTGCTAGGACGTGAAATAAATTATTACACTGTTTTTCCCGTTTTATCCGATAATCATTCTGCTACCCCCATAGCATCAACAGTATTAGAATGCGCAGCGGATGTCGGTAAAATCGTAGACGTATCTCTTAATGATGCAAATGCGATTGAAATTTGGGTAAAGACACAAAATGATGCAGCATGTCTTGTTTTCTTTGACTATACAATGGGTGTAGTTCCAGTAAAGGTGGATTAAAATGAAAAAAATTATTTGTCATGTTGACCTATTTCAACTAGAGCAGACACCGGCTATTTTAGAAAATGGACAAGTGCGGCAGCTCACCCCTTGTTCGCTAAACAGCCTGTGTAATAATATCATACAAGCCTGCTATGAGGAAAATATAGATCACGTAACACTTTTTGGACTACATACTTATAATGCCAAATTAGCAAATGAAATTCAAGAAGCAGAAATGTTAATGTATAATAAAAATAAGATAGAAATTGAGGTAATATAAAAACAATGGCAACATATTTAGTTAAGACTCAAGAAACTTATCGCGTTAGCACCGATGCAGAGGCTAACACTCTTATCAATGAAGCTAAGGAAGATCCCGGCTATACTCTTACTAAGTACAATTGTTAGTCTAAAGAAACCAAGTCTAAGGGCGAAGTTATTGACGAATGGTATCAAGTGACTCTCTGTAAAGCATTTACTGAAGAGAAAGAGCCAGACCGTAAAGTACATATCAATTATACCGAAGAGGAGCCTAATTATGGCACATTTTGAAAAAGTATCTCGATTCAAAGATCTCTCAATCGCCCTGCCCCAAAGAGGAACGACTGATGCCGCGGGTTATGATTTATTCGTAGCAGAAGAAACTGTAATTCCTCCGTATAAAAATTTACTTCATAATATGGAAGTCTCTGGCAATGAGTATGGCACTATATACACTCTAGAGCAGATGAAATAGCTCACTAAAACTACCGGATGTAAACCCACTCTAGTTTCTACGGGTATGAAATGCTAGCTAGAGCCGCGCACTTATTTAAAAATTGTTCCCCGCAGTTCTACGCCGCTTAAATATTGGCTTATTATCGCCAATGGAGAAGGCATCATAGATGCCGATTACTTTAATAACCCACAGAATGAAGGCGAGATCTTTCTACAGCTCATTAATCTCAGTCCTTTCCCCATTAAGTTACAGGTCGGTGATTGTATCGCCCAGGGTATTATATGTAATTATGGATTAACCATAAATGATAAACCCGTAGCAATTCGTGAGGGCGGCTTTGGGAGTACTACAAAATGAAAATATTAGCATTAGACCAAGCATCTTAGACTTCGGGATTTGCTATTATTGAAGATGAACATTTATTAGAAAGTGGAACTTTTACATTTACAGGCTCTCTCCCTTAGCGATTAGTAAAGATTAGAAAAAAGGTACAAGAACTTATATAGCTTCATAATATTAATAAAGTAATTCTAGAAGATATTTAGCTCGAACGAGGTAATGTTGTTACCTATCGCGCTTTAGCAGAAGTGATTGGAGTACTTCAAGAACTTTTAGCTGAAATGAAAATTCCTCATGAATTCGCGGCGGCCAGCTCGTGGCGCTCTAGGCTGCGAATTAAGGGAACTGACCGCCCGACGCAAAAGAAAAATGCTTAGAAATTTGTAAAGGACACTTATAATAAAGACTATTCAGAAGATGAGGCAGACGCAATCTGCATCGGAACATATTATTTTAAAGAGCAAAAAATGGCCTCTGCGTTTTAACGCATGAGGTCATTTTTGATTATTTGACTTCTCCCAAAAATTATATACTAATAGAGATGTAAATACTCTACATGAAAGGGGGAAGTTCTTTGCTTGATTTCTTTGTTAAGTATTGGACAGAATTTCTATTTGGCATCGTGGCGGCAGGAATATTAGCTGGCGGCAGATATATATGGACACTCTTTAAAAATCGTTTAAGAGACAGTTTAGAAGAACAAATTATAAGTATTACAGATGTTATTGCTAAACGTATGTCTGAAACTGACGAAAAGCTAGAAGCAAAAAATACCAGTCTAACTCAATAGATTGGAGCATTACAAACTGACATGAAAATTATGCAGCAAGAAATTCAGACGAATAAAAACGATGAAAATCTGATCGAGAAAAAAATTGACACTCTCAAAGATAACTTAAATACTCTCAAGGATGGCATTCTTTCTCTACAACGTAAAGAGTTTAAAGAAGAATGCCGAAGACTCCTCAATCAGGAAGAGGCAATAACTTACGAACAATATACTATACTCCAACGTGAGCATACTGTATATAATTCGTTAGGTGGAAACCACGAGGGCGATTAGTTATTCAAATTAGCATCCATGAGATATGCTAATACAAGTGTCATCCAGACAGAAAAAAAGGGAGAGCAATAAGCTCTCCCTTTTTTTATTCTATCATACGGGTAAATATTTTATTGGTTATATCTATAATTTCCTAACCATAAGTAGCAATAAGATCGGCTAATAATTCTTCTTGCTAAACATTTAATTCTACATTATAACTAAACATTGCGGCATGAGTTATTTCATGGCACAGCACTTTTCTCATGCGCGTTGATGACAAATTTTCGTTAATATAAATTGTTTTTGACTCATCATCGCATGAACCAATTGCTAATGAACCATTACTTCGAAATAGTTTAGGATGAATGGTGGAAGTTAATACCACTCTCCACCATTCACCGTTAATCTAAAACATTTTATTTTATTTTACTTGCTAATGCAGTAATCTTGCTTTGAAGCATTTGCTTCTCTTCAGGCGAGGCATCATCAATCATTTCCGCAATATCCAGAGATAATTCTTGCATATAATTTTCCAGCTCTTTTAATTGAGTAGTTTTATCTTTATGCAATTCTTTAGATTCCATATACATTTTACGGCTCATAGGACTGCGTCCCTCGCGTCTATCACGTAATTCCATAGAATAAGGACGCTCGGTGTAATATGTGGCGCCGTTCACTTTGTTGGTCTCATGCCCATCAGACCAGTCGCCGCCATAATACATACGTCCGTAGTTCTTGTCCATATCTCTTAGATAATCTCTACTATATGGACGATAGTATTCGGTATAATACTTTTTTTCTTCTTCGCTTTTTTCCATAGCCTCAGTAATTTTTGCGTAGTAGCAGGCCTCTTCCATGTCCTTGATCATGTCTACTACTTCACCGAGCTCTTTTGCGTCTACTTGATCAAGCTTACCCATTTGGCCACTAACCTGAGCTATTAAACAATCTTTAATACTTTTTAATCTTTCCATATTACGCCACCCTTTCCACGATCAAGCTAGCATTTTGAACATCTATTGCAACTGTAGATGTATTCTCAACGCTAATTTGTGTGCAGCAGCCAGAAGGAACATTTAAGAATAATGTGCGCGAAACATTGAAAAATTCCCCTACTGCCGCAGGAGTTACTATCATCTGGGTTGCGGATACGGGTTCGCCATTAATTGCAATTGCTAGCTGAATTGGACCGGCAGTCCCACCAGTAGGTAGTGCAATATTGGCACCGAAAGTTACGCGGAATCTAGCACGATTCTAATTAGTTATACCACGGAGGGTAACGAGACCGCTACCCTCTCTGTGTATAATGGAACAGCTACCAGCAACAGCAGTGTTAGTAAATACTACATTAGAACCGGCGTTAACCGCCTATAAAGCATTGGCTGTTATTTCCATATTTTTTCCTCCTTAAGCGTTGCAACCACAGCCAGAGCCATAGCCGCAGCCATATGTGGTCATAGTGCCTGTATAAGGATTACTTACAAGATAAGAAGGCTGAGCTGTGGGGCGTAACTGTGCCAGCAGATACGCGCTTTGCTCACCCTGAGAAATCTGAGTACGTAACGCCGCATTTTCCGCGTTAAGAGTATCAATCTTGTCCTGGACTAAGAAATCAAGAATAGAGCGCGTGTTGTTGTTCGCGTTTTCTATAACGTCTCTCGCAGCATCTTGAGTCGTCCGACGATTTTCACATGCTTGCGAAGCCAAGTTATAATTAAGATCGGCAAATGAAGAAGAAATAAGCTATTTAGTATCACCAATTTTATTATCGCAAGGGCTCTTTATCCCTTGCTTCTCATAGTTTTCTATGAGTTTAGACTATATCTTCATCCTATAGTGTTATAGGAGATCGGCACTCGTGTCAGGATTATTGTTTGTCATAACTCACCTATTAGTCGTTGAACCTTCCAATTACTTTTACTGACTTTCATTGGCTTGGCTGCTGATCTGCATATTTACAACTATGGCCTTTAAATTCTGTTTTTCCTAATTTTAAGTATCGTGCCAAGCTTGAACTATTTTCATTAATAACCTATGCCGCAGCACGAATACTAGGATACGTTATCCCATCAAGTATAACTGACTTACTATGATTCTTTCCCTTGGCGGGCGGATTTACATAACTACACTTTTCGCCGTATGTATTAACACCTTTTTTACACCAACCATAGATAGCAGTTGGACTGACTCTATAATATTGAGCTGCATCGACTAGGCCATCATATAAAACATCATTAATCATTACAGCTTTTTTATGTCCTTGTCCTGATTTTAATGCAGTCTCTTTGTTTTTCATGGGATTACTTGTTTGCATTCTCATTATTTGCTCTTCTTGCTTCATGGGATTATTAATCGACCAATATTCTCGCATTTCGTCGGTCCATACTTGATTTAATCCGCCATGACCGCACTCCATTAAATTACACAAAATGTTATTTAAGTTTTGAGAATATAGACTATATAATTCTTTCTCCTTTAAGAATGCTTCATCTTCTGTCAAATTAGAAAAAACTATTCTTACATCGGTATTGTGATTTGTGCGATATTTTAAAAATTTTGAATTTCGTTGTTTAGTATCATAAGCACGTTTTCCGCATCCCTTACCGACATAAAAAACTTGATTGGTATCAATATCATACCATTCATACACATAAAATTTGTTATTTATAATATTCGCTCCTTAAAAAATTTTCTTCATATTTATTTAATTTTTTAAAGTGCGACATTAACCATTTTTGACCATATTTTTTTGTAAACTTAGCCTTTCCAGCAATTCACCGATTTGTTAGCTAAATAATTACTTATTTAGGCTGCCTAGATACTTAAGCAGCATTGCGCCTATTGCGCTTGCATTGCAGCTAATTGATTATTTGTCTGATAATGTGCGCTAGTAATAGCGGACTCTATTGCATTAGTATTTTGCAAGTTTGTCAGACCCATGGAGCAAATATCAGACTGCAGGTTGCGAGCATTGGCATTGACGGTCTCATTAACACCGGCAAAACCGTTGCAAAGGGTAGATGAAATACCATTAATGCCCGACTTTAGATCACTCATATCAAAGCCGTAATTTAATTCTTCTCGAGTGGTTGAGCCTTGATACATGGGAATATAGGTAGCGGTAGCTCCGTTGTTGCCGTTACCTCCCCAGCCACCGCCCCAACCAGCGAAGCAGAAAAGGAAGAGTATGATGATCCACCAGGCGCCATTTCCGCCCCACATGTCATCGCAGTTTCTGTTACCGTTATTACCACCGGTAGCAGCAGCAATATCAGAGAGACTATAACCATTGTTACTATTGAACATTTAAAATGTCCCCTTTCAAAATATATATTTTTACAACCCCCACTAATTGCGGAAGTTAGTAAATTCTGTATCAAAATCCACGCCCCTAGAAGCGCATAGATTACGAGCAAATTGCTCTATACCTTGTGTGTTATCGGTCTAAGCCAATTCGTAAAGATTTTTACCAACAGGTGAAGATTGAGCCGTTTGTTGTAAAAAATTTAACATCATTTTCTATGGACTTTGACCATTCTTAATAAGTGATAAAAACTACATAGGATTAATTTGTGGCATATTTTATACTCTCCTTTGTGTTAAAATTGCGGCGGGGTGCCTTGTGGCTGCTAAGTAATTGGCTGTTCTGCGGCACTGGACCGGACCGCCGCCAACTACTTTATAGCTTCTTCAAATTCTGCCCGCGTAATATAATCATTTACTGTTTCTTTGGGTACTGGCTTTAACTCATACATATTAAGAGAGGCCGTACCATCCATATTAATTTGTTTAGTATATATTCTTTTGTTAGCTAAATCGGGGAAATAAAATACCGAGCCGTCAAAATCTATAGATGTAGCTCGGACTTCCTCCAAAGACGATACCGGTCGTCCTTTTAAGCCAAAAGAAGGCTATCTGCTAGGCTGCGTTGGATAATAATTATACATATATATAAGTCCTTTCTATAAAGAATTATTCTTCCTTTCATTATTATATAAAAATTGGGACTAATTCATTATCCAATTTTGCCAAAAAATTTTAGATGATTTTGCCAAAAAATTTTAACAAAAAAAATAAGGGATTCTATCTACATTAAGATAGAATCCCTTTTTATTATTTTTATTAAGCTGCTTTGTTCTGATTGACGCTGGCTTCAATTTTCTGAGTGATGTAGGTCTGCAAATCGCCCACCACTTCAGGCAAATACTTCTGAGCTTCTTCACTCAGAGTAGCAATAACTGCTTGATAAGTTTTCTCAAAGGCAGCCTTTTGCGCATCTGCAGTAAAGGCATTTCCTTTCTTGAGAGCCTCAACATAAGTTTGATTTGTCGCAATAACGCAATTAGCTATTGTATCATTTAACAAATCTAAATACTTCTTAGCTAATTCATTGTCTGTCTTGCTTTTTAATTCATCCTTTTTCGTGCTAATATATATTACTAAACTACGAGTAATAATAGCAAGAAGGGGAATAATGCAAAGTTCAAAAATTTGCTGTAAAATGTTTAACCAATCCATAAAATTATATATCTCCTTTATATTTATTTTTAAACAGTCGTTAATTCCCAACTGTTGTTAGTATATGTATCCACAGGTTTTTGATCATGGCGGTAACTGTCACCATAGACGCTTCGATAAAATCAGATGAGTATAATTTATTATTTTATTGCCCATCTACAATACATCAATGAGCTTCCGTTTTTAACAAATGGAATTCCATATAAAAACTTAGACCCATTATAGATTCTTACTGGAATTATTTGATGCGTAGAAACTGTTTTTTTGCTTTCCTAAGTTCCTACTCTAACATGGCAATTGTTAGTATATGTACTTCCTCCTGTGGAATCCCGCACAAAACAATAAATAATTGATCCATCATAATCACTATTAGATAACTTCCCTGTAAATGTTCTTGATGTACTTACAACGGAACCGTTTTTATACCACTTGTAGCTATATCCCGTCCCACCCGATGGTGTTGTAGAAAATGAGAAACTATCACCATCATATCCTGTTAAAAGACTGGGTATAGAAGTTGTTTTTATAGTATTTACAGGATTGCTATATCTAGATATAGATAGATTTGAACAGCTTACTGTATTCATCGTGCCAGCATTGCCATACGTATTAACAACTGAGAATGATGTTTGCAATGAAGTTTCTGATGAACCTAATCCGGTAACTGTTCCGGATGCCGAAGCAGTATGATTGGCTGTACCTGTCCAAGACTCGCTCGAACCTTTCATTGTAATTTGTATATCAGTTCCAGCGATAGTGAGTGTTCCTATAAGTGTATGTGCAAGTCCTAAAAAGCTCTGAGAAGATTTCAAATGTGTTGTTACTGTAACATTAACAGAAATAGAGGAAGAGGTTCTTCCAAACGGCTCAACCTCTACTGTATATATACAATAAGGTGATCCTGCAGTTGATTGTTGCCCACTTAATATTGTTTGGTAAGACATTTAATCACCTCATTATTTCGTTCTCTTCCAAATATAAACTGATAGGTATGGAGGCATATTGTTGTGCGCTTTGGTATCGCCTGCTTGTCCTGTCATACATGCTGATGCCCACCATGTGTATGAGCTGCCTACCACTGGGAAACCAATTGCTGCTCCTTCATCAGGCCCGCCACCATTTGGGGCATAAATTATATGGTTGTGCGTTGGCATCTCACCCTGCGTCAATTTGTGTGTAGCTTCACCGCCAGTAGAGCCAGCAGGATAACTACTATTCATACCAAATAAGAACCTTCCCTAAATTTGCTCCCAAGTACCGCCAAACAGATTTTTAGGATTAGTGCTATTTACCGACATATAAATAGAGCCAACCGGATATACATTATCAAGAATATAATTACTTCCCAATGTTTGGAAAAAGAGTTGGTTACTTTGCAGGCTTGATGGTAAACTTGAACCAAAGTCAGTGCCAGACGTTAACTTAATACCCTTTGTGGTAATCGCGCCGGTCATTGTACCTCCGGTAGTTGGCAAATAACCATTTGCCCCAATATCAGATTTAAGCTCTGCGGGTGTGCGGTAGTATATCTAACCGGAATCATCTAGTATGGCAATTTTGTCTGGTGCGCGGCCGAGATCGGTTGCCTGCGTGGTTTGCAGCCATGTACCTGTGATATATTGCCCATTAAGGTTGCCGGTTAAAGTGCCTCCGGATGTAGATAGCTTCCCGTCGAGTGCAGATTTAATGACTTTGTTTTGAACGGGATTCGTGCTTGATGCAGACAAAGAAGAGTCCACAGTTGTCTTATTTGCGCCCGTAGCAATACCGTCCAATTTTGTTTTGTCTGCAGCAGACATTAGTCCATTTGTGTTTGTCGTAGCAACAGACGTACCTGCTTTCCCAGACAATGCGGAATTAATTACTTTATTCTGTACCGGATTAGTGGAGGTACTTGATAATGAAGTATCTACTGTAATTTTTGTTGCACCCGTCGCGATTCCATCAAGCTTTTTCTTGTCAGATGCAGACATAAGGCCGCTTATGCTATTTGTTGCCACGATAATATTAATATCATTAGTACCATTATATTCTTTATCACCAATAGTTAATTTTTTTAAACCCAAATCCTTTGGCGTGACAGACACATTAGAAGTACCATCATAAGTTACGCTACCAATTTTCAAACTAAAAGTAGGGGTATCAGTAATTATAAACAATTCATTATCAGCGGCATTATTTACGGCCTCTTTAAAAGCTGGTGTATTTGTTACATTGAAAGGGACTTTATGTATTGTTAGACCCTCTAAATATCTTTCCGTTCTCGCCATTAAGAATTACCTCCTCTGTAAAATTCATGGACTTGATTGGAAGCGCCTAAAAAGGTTCTATTTATATCATTCATTCCCATCAGCTCCATGTTACTATCTTTACGGGATAGCGATCCGCATATGAAGCCGCCGCAATTGCTCGCTCGGTATCAGAAGTATCAACATAGAAATAAAATCTTTTATTCGGCTCAGTAATAGGCTAATGTATTGCTTTATCTTGTTCAAGTACATAACAATAGCCCTCTTTGCATTTAGTATTACTTAAAATATTTGCATCAGTGCCTTTCGCTATTTTAAATAAAGCCATTTGTTTCGCCTCCTATATATAAACATTATATAACAAAAAATAGGGAAAGTCAAACCAAATCGGCAAGACTTTCCCTTAATCTATAATTAACTATAATTATTGCTATAGTAAAAAAATAATAATTAAAATTAAGACGATATCTTACCTTTTCTTAACTTTCATATATATATAAAAATTAAAGATATCGTCTTAAATTCTTCCGTCCAAAAATTAGAACATATCCTCCCAATTTAAACTATATCCAGTTTCAACTTGGGAAATTAATGCTCCTAATTTCTACACTAAAGTAGCCAATTCTGTGTTTTCAACATATTCGCTACCTATAGCTTCATTAACACCATATAAAATCTAAGATGTTGAAGGACGAGTGTTTAATTGATACTGCACTGTTTCATTTGCATTATCTAATTGATAGAACATTAAAGCGTATTTAACTTTACCGGCAACCTATGAAACAGTACCACTAATAGGCCAATAAAATAAAAGTTCATTTTCTTTTGCGAAACTTTTATTATCATAACCGCTTACAGGATAAATACCACCTTTTCCGGCTGCATTTTCATATAGCACCAAACAGTTTGCCAGTCCCAAATCTGTAGCGCCAAAATAGCGGGGGATTTTAAAATAAACATTTTCCGCCCGATGATCTTTTTCGACACTTAACCATTGGGGAGTTTCGATTAGACGAGATTCTAGGTCTACCATATAAATAGGTGGATCTTGTTTCTCCCCCTCGGCAACAGCTACTTTACGGATAGCACCATCCTGATTATAAATTTGTAATTCCTAATTAGTAAAATGCCCTTGGGACTAATACTCCGTAGAAATTTTATTTAAAGCAGTATACAAGGCTTTATCTTCCATGATGCAAGCCTCCTTTACTTATCAACCTGAAGTCCCTGTGGGAGCAATATTTAAATATCCAATTTTTTCAAAACTACAAATTTCTTCTTCAACGCCTTCAACATTATTTTTAGATACTTTAACTACAGGATAATAAAAACCAAGAGCAACTTCACTAGGATTAAAGCTAATGTTAAATACACCATTTTCGGGTTTACTTATGCTAGTGTTAAGAGTTACAGAAGTATCTTCCGCTTGACTTTCTTCTTTTCGCCATTCAACTGCGTAATCTTCAAATTCGCCGTTGGCCTTTACAGCAATTGTACAAGAAGTGGCAGTTTTAGGAACAAGAAAATTCTAATTCTTTTGAGAATCATCTATACTGATGCCGTCAATTCTAATAAACTCAACTGGTTGTGGCTTTCTATAAGCGTGGCAAGTACCTAATTTTTGAGGCTCAGACTTCGCGCCATTGCGAGTTCGAGTAACAGAGGCTGAATATATGCCTTCAGCGTTTAAGAAATTGCAAGTATTCCCTATCGTCGCAATCTTTTCTTCATCCGTGCTGCCATCACGAACGAATTTCCAAGCATATATATCACTATCTTTTTCAGTTGCGCCACCCGCATTTACCTCAAGATGGCCGCCATTACTAATTTCTACATTTCCTTTGAGGCTCTTTAAATCGCTAAAAGGCGTGGGGCCGGGCACTACAACGCTGCCAATCTTGCAGTCGTCGGCAGTCCATCCTTCAGGAATATTAAGAGTGTCGTCGCTGGACCGAGAGAAACCATACATGTTGTTTTGTGCAACACAACGGTATGTACCGGTTATGTCACTCATGGTTTCACCGTCTTTACTGCTGGGCAAAATGTATTCAGAATAACTCTCATAATAAGGGCCGCCCGTTGCAAAAGTTTCCTCAGATACATCTGCTAGACGATAAACCGGAGCTTCGTCGGTGCCTTTGTTCTCATAAATGAGGACATTTTCTTTAAAAGCTGTCAGCTATTTATACACTCTTTCGGCGGTTATAGGAGTTTTATCTTTAAACCAAGAATAAGTTACAGAGCCAGGAGCAATTGCCTGAACTTTTAGCACATCGCCCGCATCTGCACTACATGAATCATTCGGCCCCACTCCCTCTTTATATCTAAATAGGAATACCGGAGACACCACTTTATCTTTACTATAATCGGCAGCGGGAGAATCAATCATACGACGTAATACTTCATTTTCAACATCATCGTTAAGATTGCCTTGAATATTATCAATTTCAGCCTTAGAAATAGCAAAATCAAGACTAGGATTAACAACTAACTAACCAATTAAAGTACCAAAACTGCGTTTATATGAATTACCATCTAACTCAAATAAACGAACTGAGAATTTTATAGAACCAGCCTTCGAGGTAACATCCTATGTAATAGGCCAACCAATAAGAACTTTGGAACTCTTTTCATCGGTGTATTTAATCCACGCTTTAGTAAAATGTTTCTGCTAATTCGCATCAATGAATTCCACAACTGCAGTAATACTAGGAGAACCAAAGTCAATATTTTCAAAATATCTATCTATTTCAAAATAAATATATTCAGCATAGTGGTCACCTTGGACGCCTACGCCATTTTTAGTAAAGGCTTGCGGAACCGTAATCTTACGACTATTACCATCAATAGAGAATTTTTCTTCATCTAAGGGCAGTATAATAAGACTGGGGTCTTTTAGTGATATCTCATTAAGATGCTAAAAATACTCATCAAGTGTAGAAATAGCAGGTATTTCAGAGCCTTGTTCGTTCTTTTTAGGCAAACCTAAAATTTTATTAACCTTTTCAAACAAGATTTTATACTTAGTAGTATTTTCAGGAGTAATCTTTGTTATCATATTGCCTTTCCATTCCTTTCATTTAGGATTTTGGGCGATAAAAAATCTTTATCGCCCAATTAATATATAAAATTAAATAACTACTTTAATCTTTCTTGTCCTCACAAATCAATTTCATGCCAGCTATCTACAGCACTTTCCGGCACAGTAATACTTCGAACTGTAGAAGTGCCATCCTTTGTAAGGATTTTCCCATCTTCAGCTATTAGCTAAACTAAACGAGCTGAATAAGCTCCTTCTATACATATAGGAGAAATTAAAATTCCATTATTACCTATATATTGATACATATATTGTTTACGCACTTTTTATTTCCCCCTTTTATGACTGCACAAATTGTACCTGCACCTTTGAAGCATCGCCGCCATTAGCAAGACGATATTCATCACCAAAGAATGTTCTTGGAGGCAGATCTATGGTAGTATTGTTGTCTATTTCAATTTTCACTGGAGTATTATTATTCCAGGAAGCAAGAGTCGTAGCATCATCGACATATACATAGTACCACCCGAAAAATTCTCCCGAATTCTAGTTAAACGGTGAACAAAGCTTTTTATCTGTACCATTTCCATAACCATCTTTATACCCTGTGTTATTTCCCCAGAATAGCTTAATTGAATTAACTATATCTAAGTGAGTACCCTTTCCTTGCTCGCCAATCTAAAAGCGACAACTTTCATTGTCATCACCTTTAAAGAAACTACAGCTAAGATAGCCGGCATATTTTAATGTATATGGTATAATAAATACACTTTTAGGATTCACATGGAAAGCATTATTAAATCCAAGGTTATCTACAGCTAAGATATTTGGCGGTAAAGTTGTGTTTTCTAATTTTGCCCCTTGGAAAGCAGAAGCACCAACAACTTTTAAATTTGTAGCATGATTAAAATCAAACCACTATAAAGTTGTCCAACGATCTGACACCGCAAAAGAACCTTGGCCCACAGCAATCAATGGATGATTTTCACCCTCTAAAAAGAAATGAGTAATTTTTGTTTTATACATGTTTCTAATCATAATAACAGGCTTTCCATTGTATGTAGCAGGCAAAGTAACCTTGCCTGTCAGAATTTTTCCAGCAGCAGGATAGGCCTCATAGCCAGCGTACTAATCTTTCTCTAACTCCGGATATTCCGAGAAAGTTAAGCTGTCATTATATTTAAACTCAAATAAGTCGGTATCCGGCTTATCATAGACACTTTCTTTTAAGAAACAAGCATAAAATACTCTATCTTCTTTTTCTGAACGTATTTTAGTTAAATCTAATAGATAACGTGCGGCGGCTGCCTCAGTAGCGGGATAGCAGTTAGCTTTATCTTTCACCCACCCGAGGAACCTGTGACGCATTGTCAATTCCAAGTTACTCTCTATCGGAGACAGCGGAGTAATGTTAGGGGCAGAGAGATAATCTCCAGCCTTCACCGTAGCAGTAGCTACCTCAATTATACTATTAAGACCGTTATAAGTACAAAACTTAACATTGTAAGTATGGACTTTGAAAATAGCATAGAAAGTATAATCAAACTACTCTTTATTCAAGATACTAGCTTTTGCATCATTCCACTATTCAGCGTTCATGGTGTAGAACCCACGGTCATCGGCCGTACCTAGCATACTTTCAGCTTCTCCCTTTGCGGATAAACACCAACCAATGAAATCATAATCCAATTTCTTCGGCTTATATTCATCATATGGATTCTTAAACCACTCAGTATCAATATCTGTTGGAGCAATTTTCTGTGTACCCCATTGCTTATAGGTACCATCATCTTCAACTTGTTTAAAAACGCCTGAATATGCTTTATTGATTTTGGCAAAATAAAACTCCATATTAGGATAAGCCCCTAATAGGTTGTTTCTTATATATCCTTCATCCACTTCTGCGGTATCCTTATTATTAATATAAACGATACCTTGCAAATCAGTTACTTGATAAGTGGAGTTACGGAGTTTCTCAAAGAAATCAGTCAAATTGGTGATTAAATTCTCTGCATCATATTCTGCTAAATAATCCGCATCATATTTATATATTTCTTTATTCTTAATACCTAACTTCCATGCATTTTCATCTACGTAAGAATAAGGAGCAAATCCATAATGACCATCAGGAACAAAGTAATGTGCGGCCGCCGCTTCGAGATACTCAGATCCTTCGTCTAAAAGCTGATATGGACACCAATTAACGCCTCTTAAAGTAATCTTAGCAGCCGTATTTAAATCAATAATTTGTTTGGCTAATCTATAACTATCATAACCCAAAGCTACATTGTCAAGAGACAAAGTGTCAATTTGAGTCATCGGAGAATCACCAAAGAGGGATTCTACATACAAGCCCTCGGCGCATATATATTCTCCCGTTTTCTCATCCCTAGTGACAGGATATGTGGTAGTTAACAATTTTGTCAAATTTTTTGCTTCCACAAGTTTTAAAGCTTTTATACTATAAGGCAAATATAAAGTGTGCAAAGCCACGCCCGCAGCAAAGTTAATGCCTGTTAAATCAGTCCGCAAAGCTCTAAAACTACGAAGCTTTTCGCTAGCACTTAAATCATAACTAACACCATTGCCATCAGATGTTGCCATAACGCCAGACAAACAAAATTCCTCGAGCAAAGGCATACTATTAAGACTCATTACTCCTGCAGCCTTACGATAGTAGCCCGTAGCAACTCCCTCAGCATTGGGGGCATCAAAATTATCGTTACCAATTAAAAGGCGTGTTAATTTTGGGCACTTATTCTAGAAGTTTAATTCCATTAAATATAATTTACTTAAATCACCTAAATCGGCATATTGAGTACCGCCATAAATATAGAATAAAGCCTGCTTCGAATTAGGAACAGTACGAATCTCACTAATTTTAGTTTGCGGGAATAAGGCCTTAACTGCAGTATTCTTTGCTTTCTGCGACAGGAAATTTTCAGCATTATTATCAAAACCAATAGAAGTATATATTGTTTTTGAAGGAGTTAAAGTCAACCAGTATTCAGTATCAAATTCATTCTTCTTTTTAGTTTCAGTTGAATCAGTCCAATACTCCGAATAAACCAATCCTGCGTCTGTTGCTGCCTCGGAAGATTCAACCCAATGGTCAGAAGTATTATCATTCTTGGTAGTGCCGCTATTAGCCTCGATACGCGCTTTAACAATATCAGTACCTTCTGCACGCTAAAAAGCTCCGGTATATAACCAACTATCAATAAAATTAATTCTATCAGTTAAGAACTGCTAACGAGACAAACTTCTATCGCCCTAAAGGGCATAAAAGTAACTTCCATTATCAACAACTGTATTTCCTCCCTGACCCGAGTAACCGCCGCCTGCAGAAATATTATCATTGGTAATAGTAATATATTTATAATATTCATCTAAATTAATTGCTATTAAAGGACGCTAACCTTTCATCGCAAGGAATGGACGTTTTTCTCCTCCACGGGTTTTAGCCCGGCCACATTCTTCATAATCGGCCAAATACCATTTTTCTATATGCTCTATAGAAGATAGAGGAGGATTTGTCAATGGCGCAAAAGTACCAATGCCACTAGTATATCCACGCAACTGACGGTATTTGTTTCTTATATAACTGTCTTTATAGCAAGTAAAGAAGTTATTCCATAAAACACTCGCATTAGTAGAGAAATGACCATCTTCAGTGGCATCTATGTCATAGGTAAAAGATGGAATACCTGTATTATTAATGCCCAATTGGGTATCAATATCATAGAAGATAGGATACCAGATATAATCTCCACCTTCTTTTAATGGCCCCCAAGAAGCCATCATGCAGTTTTTACCGCGTGAGTCGTAACATTCAAAGACCTCTGTCATTACAAAATAAGTAGCGACATAATCAATATCAAAATGTAAAGGAAGCTCTTCCATGAACTTTCCAAGACGATGCTCTTTCGTATCATACTCGTAAATTTTTCCGCCATAAGTCTCCGGCGGCGTGAGTTTTAACTCGACCTACTTTACTTTGTACTTACTTTCAATCTTTGCCCAATCAGCGGCGGTCACCTCTGCGTCGCTCGGGACGAGGTCTGTGCAAGTACTATAGACCCAGGCGCAGGCTTTTTCCCAGTGTTGCATTACATCAACAGCCCAATCAATGGCCGGTTCTTTGTTACTAGATGATAATTCAGGAATATTTAAATCTTTAGCCATCTCATCCAATTCAGCACTCGATTGATTAAGATTATAAACTATATCTAAGTAATCACCATATTTATTATATCTATATTCAAAACTATCTGCTACACGAGGGCCACCACCTGTACCGCGCGCTTCAGTAGTAAAGCTTAATTTTCTACGTCCCTCCAAATCGCGGAAAGAACAATAAGCGCCTTGGTTATCACTGAATTCCCAGCATTCTGCGATATCAGGAAGCTCTTTATAATCAAGAAATGCCTGATACTTATTTTTAATAGAAAATCCATATGCTTCATCCGAGCCTTTATCCAGGATCATATTATAGCGACCGATGTACTTAATAGCACCGGTATCTGAACGCCTATGGAAAGCTAATACGGGAAATCCCTAAACCGAAGTGCGGTAATCTTGTATATTTTCAATCTTGCTAGACTTATAAGTAGTTTCTATCGTATACCATTTACCTTCATTTATGCCATCTGTTATTCCCAACTCATTAAATGATTTATTAAAATCGTCACTAGTAGATAAAGTTACCTCTTTATATTTACCTTTACTATTTTTGTAGTAATACTGAACCCCTTCATGATACTCACTAGCTTCAGTTACCTAAATATCAGCATCCTGAATTGCGCCTGCCGCCACATAGTCCTCTAAGGGATGTTTCGTATAAGCGTTAGCTACAAGATTCGCAAAACCAACATTGTAACTACCAGAAGATTCCATGAAGTCAATTTTCATTGTGAATTTTGTCGTACCCACAGTGTAGTTATCAAAATAAAACCAATCTAGCTGCTTTTCCTTTCCGGTAAAAGGTCCTTCATTCATATACATATGGACATATTTCTTTTCACCGCTAGCATCAGCAACTTTGGTTTTAACCTTATAATTTCTACGAGGATAAAATTCAGAAGAAGTACCTTGAACTTTCATTTCTACATTTTCACCATGCCAGCTTGGGCAATGGTGTAAATAGTAATATTCTACTGCGCTCATCCCGTACTACTCTTGACACGCCTCATCTGTCAGCCCATCTTTAGCAGCATAGTCACTTAGTTTGCCAGTCATATAAGCACGATCGAGAGCTACATTATGGAACTCCATATTTGCTTTTATTACATTAGCCTTACTATATGGTAACAAATTAGTCTTTTCATCCAAACCCGTAGTAGTCCAAACGACATAAGGCATAAGCTCATTATCAGGGTGAGTCTTATTATACTCTAACATGGCTTCGTAATCAAATTGATATTCATTTAAATTAGAATTCCATTTGGCCAAATTGGTTTGATCGTAAATATCTATATCCTTTTGGTCAGCCGCAAGATTCAAATCTATATAGTTAATAGGTAGATTGGTATTATAAATACGCATCTTATATAAATTGAAATCACAACTGTTACTATTAAATTTGATAGTATTTTGATTAATAGTAAAACTTCCACCTGTGCCGTCAATAGTATTTCTTACAACGCCAGTTAAAATACCATTAATATAAATTGATAATAGTTTATTACTATATGAATAAACCAACGCGAGATGAATCATCTTATCCTCTACATAATCTACATTAACCGTATTAAGTCCCGAAGTAAAGAAGGCATCTTGAGGCCCGACGCAGAATCCACGACCGGTAAGCGAAGAAGTTCCATCATAGAAAGAACAAATAGCCGCATCCGTATTAATCACTTTTTCCGTATGATCTATCTTTTCGCAGAACTTATCAGCGTTAGCACCGAGCACCGCGCGCAGATAGTCATCGTAGTTTGTATAGCCACCAGTATCATTCATCTATGCTTTAAAGGCTTCCCACTGTTCCGCGTCATTCGGATAACGAGTATAAGTAGTAATCAAATTATTATAGGTCTTTACATTAGAAATCTTAAATTGCATTTCTACTGTCCATGAGCTTTGCCCATTAGTGTCAGTACCTACAACCATCGGATCAAATCCTATTTCAAAAGATGCTCCATTACTAATGCGTAAACAAGTCTAGTTATCTTCATCTTGAATCCAACCGTTATTATGCCAGTTAAACCCCGAGAACATGCCAGCGTATTTAGAATATTTCTCTATAGGATTAATCCATTTGCGGCGGTTGGTTAAAGATTCCTGATTCGAGCGACCTGTGGCGTCAAAATTTAAGACTAGATTATCTTGAAGAGCGAGTTTTAACTTATCCGTTTCTTCAACGCTAAAGTTAATCTCATATCTGACATTTCGTCCCTCCTCGCCGCATGATAAAGCGTAATTATTACTATTACCGATTTCAGCATTTGTAATTTCCCAAATGCTAAATGATGGTGACGCTTCATCGCGTGTAATACTCAGGGTGCTATCTTCCTCAGTATTATTATAATAAGTATTGCCTTTATATAATACGACTTTAGCGGTACTAGATTGAGGGTCATATACTTGGAATGGAATCTTAATTATTTCATAATCATAATAAAGATCCTTGTAACCATTCGTCCAAATAATAGGAGTGTCTTCACTACCCTTAACGGCAATTTCATACGACAAAGAGCCAGCTTTTAAACCGACCTGACCGCTTCTAGATTGATATAACTCAATTAAAACATCGTGTTTACCGTGCGTCGCCAGCTTTTGCGGAATTTGATACTGCTATAAGTTAGCTGAAGTGGCAGCGAGCACCTTGGTCTCGATCAATTCTCCATCCCAATAAAAACGTAGAATTTTATCTGTATTACCTACAGCGTTGCACTAAAGAATAACATTCTAAGAGTCGAATAATGTCACATTAGAGAAACTCTCGGCCGGCTCTAGGGATAAGCTAGCTGTGGTAAAAACTTGTTCTCTCGTAATTGATTGTCCACTGTTAGTGCCACGCACGTAAATGCTAAACTTAATAGTAGAATTTTCACGCATTAGCGATCCAATTTCAAGCTTCGCGGTGTCACCACTCTTCATATCAAATGAAGTAGTGTAATAAGTCACATAACCAGTCGCAGTTTTTTCAGACAAAAACCAATGAGCCGTAATTGTTTCATCTAAAACATTACCTTCTTTATCCTGCGCGGCAGAAGCCGTGGCCGTGACAGTATAAGTTTGTCCATTAATAAGGCTCGTTGTTGAACCAGTATTAACTAATAGTGAAATAGACTTAGCTAATGAACTACCACCATCTCCACTTCCCGCGACGGTTAATTTTAAAACCATATATATCTTTTGGCCTTCTACTTCTGCTACTTCAGTCACTCGATAAAAACAACCATCTTTAAGATTTAAAATTAAATCATCTACAGAAGGCCCAACAAAGGTTGAAGCATTATAGTTATCAAATTCTTCAGGAGAGAAACTAGTAATCTCTACTGAGGCGTCCTTATTGGCGTAAAATACACCAGAACTACCGCCCATGGGAATCAGTTTTTCGCCATTATCATAATAAATTTTGCGGGTATCAATAGCAAAATAAACTTTTCCCTCAACGCGCGCGCTAGCACTAATTACTTTATAGTAACCTCTTACTGGCTAAAAACGTGTTGCCATTTCCGTTATCTCCTTTCCATGAAATAATAAAAAGGGAAGAAGATAATTCTATTATCTCCTTCCCATAAAATTCTCTTCATAGAGATTTAATTTTTATTTTAATATATTTAAAGGCTGTTGCCCAAATTCTTTAAAATCAGAAAGTACCCCATACTAAATCAACAGAAACTACATCTTCTGCCTTGCTAAAGGCAAGTGAACCAGACTTTACCTTAATAGATTTAGACTGAGCCGTACCAACCTTACCAGCTAAAGAAGAATTAACTGATAAAATATTGTCAGCGACATTCGTCGAAACATTATAGGTTAATTGATCCGTATTTAAAGTAATAGTCTGATTTTCAAAGCCTTTTACACGACCATATTCATCAACAATGGCTTTAGGTACTGTAAACTTCTATTCGCCTCCGCCAGAAAGTGGGGAATAAGATACGTTATTGGTACTAGGGGTATTACTTGGCGTCAATGTAGCCAGCTTTAAATCGACAACAGGCTGATCCGCACGTGTATTACTCATTGAAACGACAAAGCTGTCATCACTAGTCGTAAATTGCAGGCTGCCTGTTACAACCTAACTACTATTCTTTAAAGAGACTGTCTTAGTCTTAGCGTCTGAGCCAAGGGTGTAAGTAGTATCTTTGTCAGCTGGAAGTTCAATAGTCGTTGCCGTACCCAATCCAGTAATATGACCATAATTATCATAATTAATTGTTGGTATGGTGAATTTACGATCAGCCAATCCTGTACTCTTAGCAACTCCAGCGGTAACAGTATTTGTATGGCCAATGCTTAATCCGTCTTTATTTGTAACACTAATGCCATCAACGCCTTTAACCGCAATCGTGCCCGCAGTCTGGCTATTAACTTTATTATTTAATTGAATCGTTGTGCCGTTAAGCGATATATCATAGGTAGTGTCAATATCGTCACCAGAAGGAATAACTTCCCACTTAGTTATATCACCCGCGGTACCAGCTGCTACATCAGCGCCATTATAAATGATTAAATCGCCAATGTCAACTTGAATAGCGCTACTGCCAGAACCTATAGTAAAGCTCTCAGCTGCTTTATAAGTGTCACCCTTCTGAGGGCCTGTAATTTGGCCAAATGCACTCTTAGTCACCGTGCCACAATAAGTCATGGCATTCATCTCAGACTTAGCATCTGTAATTAACATATCAACTTTGTCAGATGAATAAAACGCGCCAAGATCTCCTTGATTGTAAACAGTCTTCTTAGCACCATCAACAGTGATTGTATGGAATAAGACCGCATTTGAAACGACAGGGGTTTCTATGGTTGTATGCTCATCTTTCATCGTAACTGTTATCTTACCACTATTATCCGCAGTAACGGCACTAACTTTTGTATCTTTATCTTTGGGTAAAGTAACATTTTTTGTCCCAACAGCAGTAACATGGCCATACTTATTTACTGATACAGCAGGCATTAATAATGTTACATTACCAGATTCATCTGCTGTCGCATCAGTCGGAATATAAAAAGCCTTTGATGCTAAAGTTGTCGCATGAGCCAGTTTAATAGAGCCATTTTTGCCGGCAGTATTACTCTCAACTGTTAAGACATTACCATCAACCTCAACGGCAAAACTACCCTCTGTCAGTCCATTTTGATTCTGTAAAGCGGCCTTTGCCCCAGTAGTATTGGTAGTAGTATTTAATGAATAAGTGGTATCAGCACCAGAAATCGTAATCTTATTACTACCATCAGTGGAAACCGACACGCTACCTCCGCCTGCAAGCTCAACTTTCGCGGCCGCATTGGCGCCGACGCCGCTATTTTTTAAATAGACTTTACTATCGCTCTTTTCGGCCTCTATACCCACATCAGTATGGGTGGTAATCTGGCCTAAATCCGCGGCTGAAATTGTAATTTTTCCGCTGACTTCAGATGGAGCGCCTTCATTATTTCCTTTTAAATCTTTTTGAGCCTGCGTAATTTTAACGTCATAAACAAGTTGCTTACCTTTTTCAGTCTCGGTTGTATTTTTTGCTACACTGACACTTTTAACATATGTATCATGGTCATCATTATGATCGGGGTTAATCTGTACCCATTTACCTTCAGAATAAGTGCAAAGGATATTCTCGGCCTTCGCATAATAGAATTGACCTTCAGAACATAAACCGGGAGCATAACTAGAGCTAGATTTATTAGAAAGAGCCTCAATCGCTGCCCAATTGGGATAAGTAATTACGCTTTGGCTAACCAAATCGGCTTTGTTATTGCCTGTACCTACATATAAACGATGGCTATCGGTTGTTAGATAAAAGCAACCATCTTGGTAAGTTGTAAGATTATTAAAACCGGTTTGAGTGCCGCGTTTAAACATTACATTTGCCATTCATTTTTCCTCCTTTATTCTTGTACCGTATCCATGTCTGACCACTTCATGCGGCCATCCAAATCATTTAGAATAGAAACAATTGTATCTCCCTCTGCGTAACGAGTAAACTTTGTAATGTCACCCACAGTATCCTGTAAACCAGTCACTTTGGTTTCAATATTAGTCACACGCTGAATAAGAGCTTGAGTACCTGTCTCATCTTTAGTAATCCAGTCAGCAATTTCCTTCAAAGTGTCGAGTGCCGCTGGAGCGTCTTTAATTAAATTATCATACTTAATTTCTATGCTGCCGACTCGAGTTTCTAAGCCGTCAACTTTGCCCAAAGTAGTAAGTTGCTCATCAGAAAGTGGGGCGGCCCACATACCGTCGCCGCGCAAGTACTTATCTTGCTCTCCTGCGGCGGGCGCCGGCACGAGTCCAGAAGTACCAACTGTATCGGCGGTAGCTCCAGTCATAACCTCTATCTGTATCTCTTCAGGAGTCTTATTTACCCACTTCTTAGTCGAAGCATCGTAGGTGAGTATTTGTTTATCTTGAACATTACTAATTAAAACGTTGGCCAAATCATTGATATCTGTGACGGTAGCAGTAGAACCGTTACCGCCTCCAATCAATTTATTGCCTAAATATAAGGAGCCTTTAGTCTGATCTTCAGAATCATAAATAAAATACAGGGTATCAATATCTTTTATTTCGATTTTATCAAAAGCAGCCTTAGTACCACGTAAAAATCTCACATAACCCGGTAATGCATTCGGCATTTAACATCTCTCCTTTCAAAAAAATATGAAAATGTGAGTGAGCAAATTTTTTACTTTTGCCCACTCACAAACTTCTTACTTATTCATTACTTAGCATCTATACCTAATATATTATGATAGCTTTTATATAACTGACCATTATTTTCACTCTATTTAATATATGGAGTACAACGTGTTAAAGAAGTACCAAAATCATTGTCTTTAACATATATATAATACTAACCAATTTTGCCATCGGGTTCCTTAATATAAGCAAATCCATTAGTGTCACCAGCCTTAAGGCTGATTACACTTTGTTTTTTGCCGGTATCAGTAGTGCCAGTATAATTATTACATAGGGCTTCGGCTTCTTGAATAAATAAGTCTTTTAAAGACATATAAGATTTACCATTAAATTCCCAGCCAGTAAAACCGCTTAATAAAGTAGCAACATTATCATAATCACTATTGCTGATTTCTAGCCAGCTTCCACCAGATTTATAAAAAATATACGGCGTCTAGTTAACCCAATAAATCCTTAATGGAATTTTTACCTTATCTCCACCTATGATTTTATCGTTGCTAAGTTTGTGTCCTTTCTCAAAATATAACACAATATTTTGTTCTGAATCAGAAGAGGGAATAGTTAATACCACGCCATATTCATTTGAGGGTGGCATTGGAGAAAATTGGCTAAAGTCACAAGTACCACCCTAATTTAGCTATTGCCATTTATCAACTGGAATATAACGTAATCCAGTACCTATAGGTAAAGGAGAAGTAACTTCCTCGCCTCTTTCAAAATAAGAGCCACATGAGTTGAGTCCCTCAAGGAATTCCTTTTCTTTATAAGAATTTTGTAGACTAGAAGTACGTTTCTTCAATTCATTTTCATTGACTATGCCTATTAGCAACCTCTCGCCTTTTGACGTGAAACAAGTCCTAATAGTAGCATTGCTACTACTGACTAACCAGCGTTTCATTATCCCATTAACTTGCCCATATAATGCATTTTTATTAAGTGCCCAATCAAAGGTCTTTATATTAATTTTATATACAGGAAAAGTAAGCTTAATAGCACGTGGATGTTGTTTATCAGCTAACAGAGAGGCAGCCGATGGCATTGCTTTATAAAGCGTCCAGCTACTTTCAATAGTGGCATCACGAAACTCTGTAAAACCATAATAATCTCTTAACTGTTCCCAAGTATACTCCGCATTGATTTTAAACAAATCGAGCGCTGTATCACCGATAAAAGTAATCGGTACTTCATAACATGTTGAATCACGGGAATAAAGTTTTCCTTCAGTGCCTCGTCCCACAAAATGATAGTAATATGCCTGCTAGATTTCAGACCTTCCTGTTCCTAATTTATAACTGTCGTCTCCAGAATCTATACGATTTTTTAAGCTACCTCCCAACATATGCCATTTGTTATTTTGCATAACGTATGGAATGGATTTTTCTCCGACCTCTGGCTTATCAATCCAAAAACCTACTCCAAAGCTATCAGAATCACCAACCTTCTTTTCTGTTGGTACTTCTAAAGCATACTAAGTACTATTTAATAGATAATGATTTGATATATCATATTTTTTAAGCCCAAGATCGAGCGCCGGTCCACCTATAGGATATAAGTCTAAACCATTCTAAATTGAATAATTGCTACCTTCAAAGTAATATTTCTAACCAGACATATCACGCTTTTTCACGGTCTTTAAATCCGCGGGCGTTGTACACCAACCATAAACCATGTAATGATACTTATTAATTAAGGCTGACTCTAACCCCTAACTATCAAGTTTCTATTGTCCTGGAGCAACGTCCTATTGATTACCAGTAAATTTATTATCAAACCAATGGTATCTAATACCATATGTAATTACATCTGCTTCAATCGTTAAAGACGGATATCCAACATTAAAATTGTATTCAAAGCTACTCGACCTTTCGGAGCTAAAGAAAACTATATAAATTTTTTCACCGGTTAAAGATAAATCATTAAAATCATAAATTAATTCTCTTGCTGAAGGACTGGTCTAGACCCCTCCCGATGTTCCTCTATACATTCCCCAGCTAGCTTGATTTACCCAACCTGCAGGAGTATCATTAGATGGAGATTGGCTACTATCTATAATATAAGCCTCATGGAAACCAGAATTTGAGTTTATTCCCTACCCATAGACAGTAAGCGACATGGATGTTATTTTCTAAACAGTTTGTCCATTAATAACACTCGGGAGCTATAAACGCATAAGCCATACAAACTCACCACTGCTATTGCGCCCATAATAACCGGCTTTTCCATTATTCTGATAAGAGTTAAAATAACCCCAATTATTGCCGATTACACCACACCAGTGATCGTAATTAAAACCCGACATTAAAGGGAAATTATCATAAGTTATACTTACTCCCATAACTTATACCCCCTTAATTTCCCGCCACTTTCACAAAGAAAATAGTATTTTTTGGTAAGTTACTATATTTATCAGGAACCTATATTATATTAGCACCAGGAGTATCTCCGTTACGTGTAATCTCTTCAGGAGTTAAAATATAAGGTGTGCCTCCTTGAGATACAAGACACTTCACCTCATTATATCGAACAGCATCTTGATCGACCCTTGGAGACAGTCCCACTTTCAAGCTATCTGCTGTAACATGAGTCATGGTAATACCGTCATTTTTATTAAGACCAATATACTCACCGCCACCACACAAAAGAAGAGAACCTGCACCTTCTGCATCACTGCTGCCTGTTAGAAAAGCATCAGCCTCCGCACCTGCCCATCTAATTGTTGCGGCGTTTGTCATCGTGCCGCCAGTAAGACGTAGAAAATCATCACTAATCTTCGTCTAGCCTGGATCTTCTGTTATATTAAGATAATTTAATGCCCAAGCTGTTTTGCTAGCATTACTTAGAGCTTTCCAATCAAGATTACCTAATACACCAATGACACCATCTGCTTCAAGTGTGCGGCCGCCAGCTTTGATGTTGCTAACAAGGGCATTTGTGCCCTGTACTGTCTAGGCGCGGTTTGTCTGACCATACATTAAATTATTCATAGATGCAACGGTCTCGCCTAGTACCGGAAAATTAATCTTAACATCATGCTCTATTGGAGCGCCAACTTTCGTATAGTCACGAGGACCGGTCGCAGAAATACTAATCGTATTGTCAGTAGAGTTTGTAGAAATTGGAATATAACCCTTAAATGTAGTATTATTAACATCAAAAAGCTCTTCGTTAATATTAACTGTGTTCGTACGGAATGTTGGAGTAACAGCGTCTAATATAGCCACTTGCTCATAATCGACGCCTTCACTGGTTGCGACTTTACGGAACACCTTATTAATTGTCAAAGACTTGCCTTTAACACCTGCTTTTCTACTGAGAGCATAACGCCCAATTAATACCCCATCGCCTTCGGCATACGATTTTCGTAAATTTTCATTAGACAGCTCATCACTATCATAAGTCTTATCGAAAAAATATAAACTGCTTACATCATTGGGGATAATTTGATTACCATATATATTACTCATATAGTTGAACCCCCTGTCTCATAAATTACATCCATAATTAAATATGCTGTACTACTGTCACCTTCGAAATAGCGCAACAAAGTATTTTCGATTAAATCTATTTTACCCACAATTGAGCCAGATGCTTCAACATCTAACTCAAATATGCCAGAAGGGCCAATTATAATATTAGATAATGGAGAATCATTTATAGAAAACTCCACTCCCGGTATAGTCTATATTCCAATTCGTTTGATGCCAGAAGTTGGCATATCTTCAAAATTAATTGATTTAATAATTCCATTTTCCCAGTGAAAAGAAATATTACTGCTATTGTGTATACCACCGCCATTAGTGTCAGTCACTATTGCTGTATCAGAACTGGGAATTTGCATTAATCTATATTGTTTAACTGCTAATGACATACCTCTTCCTCCTTTAATAAATATTATCTATAATATTCGTGGCGGTAATAGACATTGTACCATTATAAGTAAGAGGAATAGTTAATTTAGAAACTAAATATTCTCCATTTATGCCACGAGTAGAATCAACAACCTAAATCTTAGTATTTACATCTAAATAATAAATTGGGACAGAAGTAAATGTTGCTGACTCTGTAATAAAAGCTGATTCATTTAACATTGCAGTAAGGGCTTCTTTCGCGCTCTTTCCAGTAGAAGCAATAGTAAAATAATCCTACATACTCCTATTAATTGTCAAATACGTATAACCTGTCATTGTCCTATCAGATAATTCATCAGGGAATACAAAAAGAACGTTTGGAGCCTCCTCATAATATATAGATTTTACTGTTGAGTCATTAACAGCTTTTGGCCTATCACCCATATTTTGGACAGAAAAACGAGCCAATTCTCCAGAGTCACAAAAGTCAAGCCAAAAATTAATAGCCGTAGGATTATCCTTTACATCAATATGCCACCGGCCATCGGAGATAGATTTTTCAACATTTCTATAATAGCGCTAATTAGCATCATATCCTTCTTCGGCAGAAAGATGATAATAGTCTCCATTCTTAGCCACATATAGCTCATTTTTCATCAAAGCAAAACTTTCTTCTGTAACCGAGGCTTGCTCCATGACCCACTAATTTTCGGGCTTATATATCTAACGCCAAAAAGCCTGCATGTCAGAATATAACATCTCATAACCGGTATAACCAGTCGGATAGTATACAGGATTTGCAGCGCCCACCCTGTAGAGGAAATTATCGTCAGTATTATACTCATAATAGTCGAGCGCCATTTGATATATTAATTCACGCCAATCTACTGGGTCCTTGCCCTCTGCATAAGAAGTATAATAAGTCTAGCCATCACGAATAGAAGTATATTTAACAGGTTTCTCAGAAATCAAAAAACGATAATGCACCGGAAGAGATTTTCCATCAACAGCATCTCTAGTTCCCCATACTGAGAAATCATTCTTTAACTTTGTAATTTGTGGAGTAATAGACATTTGAGTAAATAACTCACTATTTTGAAAATTATATGAAGTTAATTCGTCCATTAAAGCATGATTAAAAATTACGCCATCTTTTAATTTTTCAATGCCATTTAAATATTCATAAGTAGAAACTAAACCCGTAGAAGTAGTCTAAACAATAGAACGTTTTTTCTAAAACACAAAATGACCATCAAGATCATAAAAATACTCAAAGTTACCAAATATTTTAGTAATATTATCAAGTACTCCCGTAATCGCGGAACCAACTGCCGCTGTTAGCTCACCGGGGTAAGTTAACAACGTCTAATGATAACCGACTAAATCGCCGTAATCAAATTTTAATAAGTACCCATATTCTTTGCTATCATTATGTGCGTTAGGCAAACCAATAAGAGAAAAACCAGCATTATCAAATAACTTAGAATCTGCGCTTAGAGTATTTAGTGAAGCAAATTTAAAAGAGTCATCGGACAATAGAGTATATAAAGGTACTAATTCATATTTCCCAGTACTTTTGTCAGTAATTTTACGAATTTGGGTTTCATCATCAAGAATCAACTATTCGATTTCATGCGTTGCTTTAGATATAATCATAAATAAAGTCTAGTCACCACGGTACTCCCATAGCTCAACGCCATACTACTCAATATCATTGATTAAAATGTTATTATATGGCTCATTACCATATACATGAACTAGCTCTCGAATTATATCGCCAATCCATATTTTTTCCTTATTAGAAACTACAATTCGTTTATAATAAGAACGATCTCCCATAAAAGTATTTCCGGTATCCAATTTATATTCGCCGTCTTTATCTAAATAATAATATTTACCGGCGCGATATAAAGCAGCGTCTACTTGAGGCTATTCTTCATATTCATAAGAAATATTTTCCACTTGCCCGAAATCGGTAGACAAAGCAATCAGTGTACCACCAATATCGCCATTTAATAGGCACATCTTATCCTTGCCTTGCAAATTTATAGTATATCCCGAAGGAGAGATAGAAGATGAATAACTGGTACACACAAAGATACCCTGTTTAAACCATATTATGCGCGGTCGGGTGCTGTAGGGAGAAACGGAGTTGCCGTAAAAAGGATTCTCCAGCCCCACCTCAAAAGAAAATTTACTGTGAAGTCCCCAACTATATGCTGAAGTATCAATGACGGCTGCCACCATGGAGAAAGAGCAAGAGCGTCGAACCGCCGAGGCTCCATCAACATTAATGGAGCCTGACGTAATCTTACCCTCAATAGCCTCTATGGGCGATTCATCAAAGTTTAAAAGAGTTACTCGAGCATAGACAGTACGAGCCTTTGTGTTATCCAAAGCGTATAAAAAATCATAATCATTCATTATCTTTTGCCCGCCTCTCTTCTACTGCCTTAAAGTATGCATCCTTAGCATAATTATATTTACGTTCAAGAACGAGTTTATTAACATACCAATCTAAATAGCTATCAGCCGTGGCTTTGCGGCTGATGGGTTCGTCACGGCTTGCTAGCAAACTTTCTTGCGCCGACTAGTAGGCCTGCCGCAAATTCATTAACTCTGTATCTGATTTATTCATCTCGTCCACAAAACTATTTTCAGCTATTTCATAACCAGCTTCCATATATACTGCGGCGCCAATTGAAATAGCGCTGATTTGCAAGTCTCCCCCAGAAATCTCGATGGGGTGTTGCGGCGCAACAGAAAACTTCTGTACACTACCATCACCATATGCAATTACTACATCGTACAAAGAATCATTCTTAAAATAATCAATGGGCAATAAATAGGATTCTTTCTCTGACCAACGATGGAAAGTATAATAATTCTCATCTGCGGGTTTATAAAAATACCCCAAATCGAAAGCCTGCATCTTAGTTTCTGAGCTTGTCCGCGGAATATGCCAAGGCAAATTGTCGCTTGTAAAATAATAAATTGGCAGACGAGAAATATAAGGAAATGATTCAAAGTTTGTATATTCCTAATTATTAATGACGGGCCGTTTAATATTATTATTATTAGGTGCCTATATCCAATTTTCACTGTTAGAAAATATCAAATTTATTCTATCAGAAGATATTTTAATATGTTCTAATGGACGCGGTAAGAAACGTAAATACCGGATAGCAGAAACATACTATTTTTTATTCATCTATTTTTTATCATCATTAGTGGTTGAATCTCCTTTCTTTCCTAGTCCCGGAGAAAGAATCAGCGGAGTATAAGTATCATTAATATTTTGATGGCCAAACACCGTGTCTATAGGTAATTGCTACACTGTTGCCTCCGTAATTTTATCAAAATCAGACTCCGTATAAGACTCATAAGCCACGGTAATAACGCCACTAGTTGGGGCAGAGTCGTCTGTAGGAAGCTTAATAGATGAGAATGAAGAGCCGAAAGGTACCTCGTACATACCCGTCGCCCCAATCATGATCTTTTCATCGTCTATAAGTACGGTAGAACCAGCCGGCGCATGGTCTATAGAAACACTCAAAATAGCACTACCCAACTCGGTAAAGAGATTTTTGCCTTTTTGAGTATCCGGAGTTATATTAACCGAAGTATAAGAAACCACTTTATTTACAGCCTCATTACCTCCTGAAATAATCCCATAAGAAAGGAGAGTGTCATAATCACATTCGCCAATCTCATAAGCCGTACAAGAAAATGTGTGTAACATACGACCCAAAGTATCTTCGGGAGTTAAAGAAGTGTTCATTAAACGAACTAAATAATTACCCTCAGTAGGTGAGCGGAAAAGCTTTGGTTTGCCATCTGTCAAGAAATCTAAAACTTCCATTTTAAATTGCCGCTCGGCACGGATATTTTCATCGGATAAATCCGTTGATGAATATGAATCAGCTGAACCGCTACTCACTGTAGATTCACGCTTAGGCGCAGGCTCAGAGGACCCCAAATCAAAGCACTCATTCTCTAACCGAGAAATCAAACCGGAAATAGGGAACTCTTTGTACGAAACAGACCCATTGCGGAAAATAAAAGGAAACTTACCGCCGATGGTATCAGTTTTGGTTTCCAATACATCTTTCTTAAAAGAGGATATCTTTGGATTGTAACGAATTCTCAACTGCCGTTTTCCATCATAAAGAAAAGCATCTTCAAAATTAGCAGATATCTCTGTCGGTCTATCCTGCGCGGCGGCTTGCTCTGTGGGGCTCGTAGGCACTGGCCCCAATTTTGCTAACACAGGCAATGAATAAACCCCTGCATTATTGACACGCTCAATTATATATTCATACTTAATACCATGTTCTATGGTATAATCATTATAAGGCTTACGGTCAGACAAATCATAAGCTAAATTAATTTTCTTTAATTTTTCTTTTATCTAGACTCCATCTTTTTTATAAGTCCGTGATAATAAATAAGTGCCAACACGGTCAACCTTGCTATTATTATAATCTAGCTCTAAGGAAATATATCCGTAATCTGGATGCGGCGTAGCATAAAACTGAATATCACCAAGCGGCACCATAGCACGTCTAATTATGTTATATATTGGCGAAGTAAGAGTCATATTATTTGTCGTTTTCACGACATACTAAGCCGTATATAATTTGTCTTTATCCATCTAAATTTTCGTAGAAAATAGATCGGAACTACGAATAGATTGTCCAATAGTCGTTGAAGAAACTGTATCTGAATTACTATTGTGTATACTATCAGTTACAGAATCTACTATTTTACCATTCTCATCGCGTAAATAAAAACTGTAATATTTTACACGCTCTGTCGGATCTGATGAAGAATATTTGCCCACATAATCTGTCTACTGAGCAGCGGTGCTATAAGACTTTAATCCCTGAATCTCCACTGTCGGGACCGAGGTATATTTCACTATAGCCGCTGTTGAAAAGTATCCAACGATCGGATATAACTCACTTGTACTAGTTAAAATTTCTTGCCGGCAAACCCCAATCGCACGTGTCATTTTATCAACAATCAAAGCCTTAATATTACGAAATCCATCTACAGTCTTGGGATCATAATTTTGCGGATAAGAAACGTGCTAATTATAATATTCCTTACCTCGTAACACCACTGTATTATTATCGCAATCCTTAAAAATATCCAATTCGACTCGGTTATTATACAAATTACCTTTAGACAGTACTTCAAATATAGAACGATATGTGTTTGCTTCAAGATTCGCTTGATTAACCGTTTCTATATCAATAGAGGTAAAACTCGATTTTAAAGCTGCGTAATGAGAGGCGAAATTTTCATCTGTAAGCCCTGTAGAATATACATTCATTGCATCTTGAATCTTATCTATTTGTGCCTTTACTGAATCAGGATTTAAGTTTATTTGAGCGGCATTTTTTAACTCAGTCACAATCTTCTGCTAAAGTGTTTGTAAACAGACTTGCGTCCAATAATTCGACCAATCATCATCATTAGAAACACTATATTGCCGCAATAAAACTTCATCAGGATCTAAATAAAATTTTATATAATTCTATAAAGCCTGACGATATAAACTTTTTAATGCCTATATAGATTCTTCAACCGTATTTGAGGTCGGAGCTAAATTCTTAACTTTCTATAATAAAACTTCTTGCTCAGTTACCGCCACTCTTTCGGATGAATATCCCTGCGGCAAATAAGCTATCTACAATTTATAATATTGCCCTACATTTAATTTATTTACTTGTTCCTGCGGCAAAACGAATTTTACTTTTTGTTTTTCTATATTAAAATTATTAGATATGATATTATTAATAAGAGCCGAATTGCTAGTAAGGCTCTTAATCTATAACATAAACCCCTCAATTTGGTCTCTACTGACTGTGCTATTCATAGAAAATGGGACTTCAATTGAAGTCCCATAAAAAGCTGGAATAGTATTTTCCAAATTGGGAGGATATAATCTTGTTGCCATTAATTATTCCTCCTTTTTCTCCTCCTTTGGGATTTGCACTGCGCTTACCGAGGCTCCAGCTTTTTCTAACTGCTATGCGAAAACCGCTAGAGCACGAATACAATCTGCCATTACTAAAGTATCATTTCCTTTAGTAGAGATTGACATTAAACCATTAATAATCTATTGTAAAGAAATATTTTCCATTTTTCCACCTTTTATACCCAGCTATATGTTTTACTCTTTATCTCTGTGTTACCTTCTTCGTCTGTGACTTCACCTGAAATATGAAGACCATCATTATAAAACCCAAAAGTTACACCACCATGGTCAGAACCTCCACCAAACTCCATACGTATACCCGCATCTGAAATAAAAAGCATATTCTTCTGTCCGGTGTTATCACCTTGGAGATTTTTTTGTTTAACTGCTAATCTTACACCATGAGTTATACGTGTACCAACCATATCAGTTGTTGGCACCAATTCTCCAAATTCTTCCCAAGCTGCAGGGTTGTCAGAAAGCCCCGCTGAAGAATCACCATACAAGCTAAAGCCTCGTTTAATACCTACTGTGACGTTTAAAATACCCGCACCAATACGATCCGCATTTAAACTTCCCGCAGTAATACCATTAGCATTGATTCCAAGCTTGCCTTTTTCATAGTATAAACCAGGACTTTTATTTGATACTGCCTACGCTATCTACTCATCTGACATTTTTAAAGAGTCAGCATCCGGTATAGTAGGCTTATTAGTTAAATTATTATAATCAATTCCAGTAATACTGCCATTTAACTAAATACCACTACTGCTAATAATTACGCTTGCTTGCTCTCCAGAAGATAAACTAATACCTTTGCTATCAATATTAACTTTATTATTTTCTCTATCTGATAAAGAAATTATACCTGTCATATTAATACCATTACTATCAGCTTTAAATCCGCCATTGGTGCCATTATTAATATTAATACTGCCATTACCGCCAATGTTGACATTACCACCCCAATCAACGCTAAAATTACTGCCAATTCGCAAGGGATTTTTTTCATTACCAGCTCCAAAATAAGCCTAGTGATTACTATTCTTACAAAAGATATCTGAACCATCTAAATCAATTAGCATGCCCCGATTAGACTCATAATTACTATTATATAAAGTAGCATTAGTGCCATCAAAATTAATTCGTCCGTTGCCGGAACCAATAAACGCCGTTCCGTCCTCTTTAAAGGCGTATACCTATGTACCTTTGTTAAATCCATAAATACCTGCTAATCGCATACTAGGTTCAGTGTCTTTTCCACCATAATCTCCCAAAGCCACACCAGTAAAAACCTTCTGACCGACATTGGCACCTTCATATTTTCCTGCCAAAATACGCGGAGAATAAATAATATTGTCTTTATCTATTTTAACCGTTCCATTATATTGTGCCATGCTATCTATATAAGCTGACGCATAATGGCTAATTCGACAAATCACCGGAATCGTAGCTAAAAGATACCCCGAAGCAGTATATACTCGCACTCCGTAAACTTGACCGTCCATCTCTGATAAAAAATAAGATAATGGACTAAATTCAACTTTTGAATAGTCTGTTACTTGCATATCATTAGTATATTTAACAGAACAGGCAGTTAAAGTACCAAAATTTCTTAAAAATACTTGCGCTTTAACATCATCACTTTTAACGCCCAGAGTCTAACCTTCTAAGTCGCGCATATAAGTGATAGACTTCTCATCATTAGTCGCCTAAATGCTCCAGTTAGACGGACCAGACACTGTAATATTTTCTGAACCAGTTGCCCAATCTGCGGTAATACCGTATGCTAATGTTAATTCAGTAACTGTCTATGGCTTTATGGTATTTATCCACGGTACTTCTGTCATATATTTCTAATTATCATTATTATCTTTTATTAATAATTCTAATCTATATGTTGGGCCAACATCTTCTGCCTACTCTGACATACGTAAGTGCGGCAGCCCGTCTGAGAGATACACAATCTCGGTTGGCCCTTCTATGATATTATCTTCATTATAACTTATAATCGCGGGTAAATAGCAGGCTAATTTAAGACCAACTGGATCTTCTTGCGTCACTTTGCCAACTTCTACGACGCCATATGCTACGCAAATATCTTGTAGTTCTGGTGTATAAGTAGTAAAACTACCAGTCTTAGAGCCTTTGAATTCCCAATTACTCAGCGTCTCTTCTCCATCTATTACCATATGAGGAATATACTTTTTCCCAGGGACTAAACTATGAACTTTTTCGTACGCCTCATCCGTCCAATAAGCTGTCACGGCATGTGAAGTACCTAAGCAATCATAATACCCAAAGGAAAGGGTTAAAGAATTTTCAAGTAAAACATCCGACTCATTGCCCTCAACATGACACTTCGCTGAAAATATGAAAGTATTTGCAGTGCGCGCAGCCTCGTAGTAGCGAGACGGCGTAAACGCAAGTTCATAACCATTAACTATTTCTCCATGCACATTAAAATATTTAGGAACCGCATCCTATTGTGAAAATATCATGGAAGTGCGGGAGCCCGCCTACGCGCAGCAAAAATTCTTATTACTTGCAAGCGTAGCGGGTAGCGTCGTTCGTTCACTGTTTAAAGAATAGCAACGAATAGCGAATCTCGTTTTAGCCCATTCTTCACGTATTAAACCACTACGGGTATAATAATTAAATTGACCGTGATTAGAAACAAAGTCTTCTCCAATATAATAGCCACAATCGAGATAGATATCATTTAACGCCTCTTGATTTGCAGAAATTAAATCTAAATCGCTGTATCTCTAGGCCGCCACTTTATCAAGTGCTTTCTCAATCTCCTCTTGAGAAATTTCTTTTTCGGCATTACGTAAGTTGTTTAATACTAATGCATTACTAATATATTGTTTATTTTTGTAGGTTATAAGAGCCTTTAACGTCTCTGTGTTCTATTTATAATCTGGGATAAATATCAATTCACCTGTAGACAGACAATTACCGGTAGGTTCGCCTTTAATGTTTGTGGGGCCAATTAATTCCCATCCGGTAAGAAATTCCGGCGGTAAAGTATTACTCTCTATTGTGCTACCTGTTCTGGCTCGAAACCAACGAATAAATTCACTCTTAGCCTTTTCCCCCTCATCGGTTGTATCAAAAGGAGGAATAGACGAATAATACTTCGTCGTATCGTCCTCTTTCACCGCAAAGCTAAAACTAATATGCGGAGTATAACAGGTTAATTGCGACAGCAGCTCTGGGACAGCATCTTGTTTGGCCTGCTGGCAAAAACTTGCACGATCAGGATCAGATTTCGCTTCTGCCAATTGAGAAAAGAATTTATAATTTTTTAACCAATTATTAATTCTTGTTAATTCCGCTAAAGAAAAATTTGAAGACATGGATTGCCATGCATTTTCTACAGTTGTTTCATCAGAATTGTCCTTACGAGCTGCTGATAATAATTCATCTATTGCTTTATTAAAGCGCCTCTCTATTGCTGGATTAGGATCAAGTGTTTCCGCATATTCTGATGAGTAATAAGTGTTACTACCCGAAGTCGTCGCAATCGTACAACGAGAAGCCATAATTTCACCTTTAGTGGCACCAACGCCAACAAAAAACTTTGTTAAAAAAATATTTTTATCTGTATCTTTTGGGACCACCAAATTCTCATCAGAATCAGTAAAATTGTTTTTCTAATATAAATAAGCCTCAATCTTTATAATTGTTTTGGCGGTAGTCAATTCATAAACATGAGTTAACCGAGTAGAATAAATATAATTATAAGGATTACCAAAATATTCACTACTATCAAATTCTACTCTTTCAACAACGCCAGTATTATCGGTAATCAATAAGCGAATACCATAATTACCATTTATAATTCCCAAAGGCTTTAGATATGAGGTAAACGTAGGCGCCAGCCCCAATCTACTTACTCCGGCATAGCTGCCTTCCCATGTACCAATTAAAATCTCAGGTGTCGAGCTCTTATTTGCCTAAATACCAAGTGTCTTCCCCGAGAAACCAATTAAAGAAGAATCAGAACCATGGAAAAATATCATATCATCTAACTCGTCTATTACGTTGTAAGCGCCGCTACCTTCGGTCATGCGCCGCCCCACAATAAGCTTTGATTTATTATAATCTCCGCCGGGAATTAATACGTATACATCATCATTCTCTTTATAAATGGTAGAAGCATACGCCGTAAATTGCGAATAGCCACTACCCACAGTGTAAACGCCCTCTTTTGCGCGAGAGGCATCAATAATAAAACCATCAATAGTTATATCATTATTGTTAGGCTGTGACTCAGCTATAATCTACATCGCAGTTAGCATATTTTCAGCCATCTGTTCAGAACTAGACATAGTTAATCTCACTCCTTTTTCACTTTACTCTATTATATCATAAAAAATCTGATAAGTCAATCATTCATCCTTGGCCAAAATGAAATAAAGGGGCACAATTAAGTGCCCCTTTACGGTTATTTTTTATTCGCATATTGTGAAGCAAGATTGATAAGATTATCAAATGCTTGTTCTATTTCCTAATGGCTAGTAGCATTCGGGAAATTGGCCTCAATATGCACATTCTATTCTAAGGTTTCCGCGCGAGTCTCGATTCGTGGAAGATCGAATCTCCGTCCGCGAGAATATAACGCTTGCGCATCTATCTATCGTACAATGTCACGAACAACATTCACTATGTCAAGCATATTGGCAGTATCAGAAGCGTTTAAGACCAATTCTTTCTGATGCAATACAGCTAATTTTCCATCTTGGCCCCACTCTCCGGTATATCCGCCAGTATCATACTTTTGAGTAGTGTTGTTATATTTATTCCATAAACTATCAGCTTTTTCATCAGATATCCATACGCCCTACTCCTAGAAATCTTTCACCATGGCCTCTTTAGAACCCCAACTATACTAACCATAAGAATTAGGATCTAAGCTAATTTTCATCGCACGATATTCCGCGTACTTTTCAGCAGAGTCCATATCATTATTTTTCAAAGCTTTAATCATAAGATCAAAATAATCTGCGTTTGAATTGAACACTACCGCCAGCTTTGTCATCTCTTCGACCCAATCCCGCAAAGATTCGCCCATTTCTTTAATGGCTTTAACTAAATCATTCATATTTTTCGTAGTAGCATCAAAATTCTTCTGAGAATCGCTAATCGCAGTTTGCATCTTCTACTAAGCCGCTAACATAGCATTTGCAATTGCCGTTTTCATGCTTTCTAAATTATTTAGTACGTTTTCATCAGTTATACCCATCGCTTTAGCCAGGTCTCGATAGTATCCAGTAGTTGCCTCATACTACTTTTGTATCTATGCGAAGGTTGTATCTGCGCTACTTGCAAAGCCGTCATTGAATTTCTACAAATTCTCGTACTCTGGGTACATTGTGCCTAGAATAGTGTCTTCGAAATTCATGCCGCTCTATTTCAAGGCTTTATCATACTAATCAGTATAAAACGCTAGCTCTTTCATGGTATTTTTTTGGAGTTCTTTTATTCGGGCACTTTTGGTTTCCCAATCTAAAGAAGTATTTGTGGATATATCAGAAAAAGCATCAAAATAATCTCTCTAGACTTGAAGAATATTCTAGCCCATATCACGCATTGTTTCTTCCTATATATCCTAAAGAGCCTACATTTTATCTTCCACATCTTGCTCAGCTTTAGAGACCTCTTCAGCGTCGGCAGTATACATATAGCCCCAATTGCCTTCATTATCCCGCACTAGACGAACTTGCGATTTCGCCTCCTGGGCTTCTTCTAGCGCGATTTCGGCCAGCCGCAAATCATACTTAGCTTGTAAAGTCTTTAATTCGTACTCACTCATCTACGCATTACTATTTTGTAAAGCATTGACCTCTTCAAGTACGTCTTTTAGCTTACTCTTTGCCGCGACATTATCGGTTTTAGAAATATCCTATAATATTGTTCTATTTAATTTATTTAATTCATAAATCTTTTTAGAATTTGATAAATATAAATCATTTAAATCAGCTAAATCACCATATCTATCAACAGCATAATCAATATCGTTTAATAGGCCCTTCTTTTGAACCGCTACGACTTTTTCTACAGCATCTACCCAATTATCTTCGATAGCCTATACAATATCATTAATACTTTCATAAATTTCTTGCTATGTCTCTAACTACCGGTCAGTAGCCTCTTTTAATTGATCGTTAATGGCATCTTTAACTGCTTTTATAGAGTCTTCAGCGAGAGCGGCATTTTCCGCTATTTTCTTAACCGAATCATTCGCCCAGAAAGATGAATCTCTTAAATCATCTAATGAATCAATCCCTTTCACAAAGGTGGCTAAACGCTGCCAATACTCAACTTCCCCAGTGGCGCTGGATAATTTCTGCTAGGACATTTTTAACATAACTCTTTGATTCGACAATAGTTGCTCATTAATGCTATTAAAATTATCTAAATTATCATATCCCAATAGATCAAGAGTATCACGGGTAGTTTCCATCATGTCATTTAATGTACTAATGCGATCAATATAATAATCTAAATCATCAAAATAATTATCAAATACGGTTCCAATATCTTCAATAATAGAAAACTTTATATCAAAAATCTAATCATCTATGTCGGCCAATGTCTCTTTGTATGTCCGCAACTATTCATTCTCTTCATCGGTCATTTCCAGCCCACGGGCTTCATGCTCAGCAATGGCAGCCTATAAATCATCAATTCCCTGCTGGGTTGCAAGGCGTTTCTGTTGCAATTCTAGTACCTTTTCCTATTGTACTAAATAAGAATCATACTGACGGCGTTCAGAATTAGATAGGCGATCAAGCCTACGCTCCAAGAAGTCTATCTAATCATCATGAATTTGGACTTTAATTTCTACAGAATATGTAATTTTTTCTAACTATAAAGAAATTTTATCATATTCTTGTTCAATTAATTTATCAGCTTCAGATAATTTAAGCTCTAAAGTTTCTTCATATTGATTAAGAATGTCTTTAAAATCATTATAAGATTCTTCAGCTTCGTCTGTGAGCGAGGTATTAAAGATATCTAACTATTCTTGCATAATCTATTCATAGTTAGTAATAATGCCATCTTCGTCGAAAACTGCTCCATATGCGGCGATGGCTGCGCGGTCTTGAGAATAATAAGAATCAATCTCATTAACATAGCGTTTTTGTGCGGCGATCTATTCTTCTAACTTCGCGGCTTCTTGATCCATGACCCGTAAGCGATTCGCACCAAAAGCACGATCTTTGGCCGCGGATAGATTGTCATATTCACGAGACAGATTATCAAGCTATTTCTTAACAACATGATAGCGCTCAATCTCATCGGAGGACTTCTTTTGATCCTTTTGAGAACCGCCGCCACCACCGCCTCCGCCGCCACCACCGCCGGAGGACTTACCACCTGAGCCACCATTATATTTTGCATTACTGAAATCAATATTACCACCAAAATTACCATTAGGTGTAATAGTTTTAATAGCTGTACCCGCAACCTATGTTGATGCCTCTATTACAGTCTCCGCATCTTCAAATTGAGGCATTCCGCCAGCTTCTTTAGTTTTTTCAACATCTAACTTGTGATAAGTATATGTCTGAGTATTTGTGGTCTCACCGGTGTCAAATTCTACGTCATAACCCATAGCATTAAAATACTATTGAGCTTGAGCAGCAGTCATTCCTGCTGCGGCTACTATTGCTTGACAGCTATTTATAAATCCTTGATCTTCAATTTGAGCACCTATAGTGAAATCAGACTATTCCGCATAAGCCACAATAGTATTATGAAGATCCTATAATTGCTAATCTAAATCATCAAAGTCAGATACACCTTTAACTGTTAGCAGGACATCCTCCGCAGCTAAATCCTAAAAACGCTATACGGCTTCAGTATCGCCTTCCATGGCTGACTATATAACATCAAAATTTTTCTTAATAAAAGCTGTAGAAACTTTGGTTTTAAATACATCATTTAAAGCATTTTGTAATTCCACAACGGCCTACTGAGTTTCTATGCTATCATCAAGTCCCTATGTCCATTTTTTAATTGCTGCGGAATTATCTTTCCAAATCTTATTTAAATTAGTTCCAGCTTTTTGAAGCCTTAATTGCTCTTTAACCGCTTGGATAGCAGCATCTTTATTTTCATTATAAGCTTCTTTTTGCTCTTGTAGTGCCTCTACCTAAGATTCAATCATTTCTTCTGTTAAACCGTAAGTTTCAGCAGTGTTTTTTATTTCTTCTTCCTAATGTTTTTTGGCTCCAGAAGCCTACAGTTCACCAGCCTATTTAGCATTATCACCCGTTACTGATGCAATTGCTTCATTTAAATCTAATCCAAAACTCTTAAAAATATCTGCATAATCAGCTTTTTGGGCATCTGTCATCTCTTGAAGTGCAGCCAACTCTTGCTCAGTCAAGCGCTAAATCCCAGAATCCCAATCTCCTTGGGTCGTAACCATTTTTGCAATCGCAGAATCGGTATCACTACCATTTTCTAACCCGACCACATTTTTGGCCTGCTCTTGCTAGAGTCCCAGCTGCTTCTAAACCTCTGCTTCTCGCAGAGCTTCACGCATTACAGTATCAGAAACATTTGCGACCTCTTGACCGTTCTCATCATAAAACTTTTCTTTGCCGTCAAGCCAAGTGCCAGTATCATAACTACTATAGTTTTGTAATGCCGCATAGGCCTGATATAATTTATCGCCAGACAAATTATCATATTTTTCCTTAGCAGCAGCTTCTGTCTAATCTGCTGTCTAAGCATATACTGCATCAACAATTTCTTTTTGCTAGCCACTTGAAGTAAAACCTTCTATATCGTTCTAAAACTACCCTAGCATAGAATCTTTTCTCTAATCTGGAATAGAATTTTTATCTTTCCATATGGCTTCGGCATGTGCCTTAAAAGCTTCAGAATCGTGTTCTATATTTGAAATAAACGATTGTTGTGCAAGAGATAATTCATCAGCTTTCCAGCCTAACGCCTTTGTCACATTCGTTTCTACGTCATTAAAGAATAATTCTGCACCACCATTAAAATTACCCATGGCAGTAACTATCTTATCTATATCAGAAGCGGTACCCGCATAACCATTTACCTGATTATTGGTATTAGTAGAATAGTCTGCAATATAGCGATCTGATAAATCCTAAAGCTCTTTTTGAATTTGTACTTTTGTCTATGCAGCAGAAAATGCAGATGCTGTTGTTTGTGCCTCTGTCTTTTCTGTTTTAGCCTAATTTTGAACATCTTCAAGTTCTTTATCATCTATCTTAATTAAGCCAGTTTCTGGAACAATACTCCAATTTTTTATATTATAAGTTTTAATTAATTTTTTAGCCGCCTCATTAGCCTTTTCCGTGGCATCTTCAAATTCTTGAGTGCCCTTAGTCAGGTCTGCTAAACTCTTAACTCCACTCTCATAGTCAGAAACAGCATCTTTTAACTCTTTATATTTATTAGTTGCATCATCAGCGGCCTAAGCAGCGTTTTTGCTCTCTTCGGTTAAGCCTTTTAATTGGCCAGAGATACTATTATTTTTTATATTATTAACTAGGGCTATTATACCCATAACTGCCCCAGCTAGAATTGCTACTGCCCCAACAACAGCCATAATAGCTCCGACAGTACCTAATACTACTAATTTTTTGGTAATCCATAAAGCTATATTAGTTCCTAAACTGACATTCTCCTCAGAGACAACTTTCTCTTCTAATTTATGAGCAAGAGTATTTAAGCCAGTTATAATTAGACTTTGACCTTTTTGCTTATTTAAAATAGCTTCAGCAATGCCCAATCGAGTTTTTTCTGTACCAATACCTTCCGCAGCTAATTTCTCTGCTAATTCAGCAGCTGTCAAATCTTTAGAAGCATTCGCACTTAAAATTGTAGCTATCTTCGCCTAATTATCTAAAATAATTTTTCTACTTTTTGCTTTATTGCTAAAACTAGTAGCAGCTTCTGCTACCGTTTCTGCCGCTGTATAAGAACGCAAGGCGGTTGTAAGAGAATTCATGCCAGAAGTTAAAGGAACAACTATACCACTTATACCAAAAGTTAAAGCTGAAAGGGAGGCCATAATTTTATCGCCAGCAGAAGCAGAATCATCAGCCAAAGTCGTAAAGAAAGTTTTAAGACTCGCAAATCCCATCTATAAAGACATCAAATTATTAGCAAGACCCTTAGCAACTTCTATTTTACTTACCTTCTTAGAAGCATTCTCAATATTTTTCCCCGCCCAAACGGCAGCTTCTCCGGTCTTCTTTAGGTATTCTTCATAGGTAAGCCCCATCTTTTCAGCTTTTTTAAGCTGCTCCGCAAAACGCTAAACCTCATCAGTCGATAACTTATATTTTTTCGCAAACTATTCAATCTAATCAGTATTACCCGCAGCTGCCCTTCGGCTTTTCTGGAGAGCTTCTGTTTCAGCATTACTCACCGCTGTCAGCAATTCTTCAGCATCGGCAGCATCACTAATGCTATATCCTAAATCTCTAAATTGTTGTTTATATCCTTCTAAATCAAAGTTAGGATCTTTTTGCCAATTTCCTACACTTAATTTTAAATTAGCTAACTAATCGGCTTCATGTTCAAATTCCGCTAACTATCGAGCATTATTTTGAATACTTTCTCCTAAACCATCAAAATCCTTAATAAATGACTAAACAGAAGCAGTAGAAAGGGACTGTAAAGCCTGTTGGAATTTTTGAGTTTTGTTAGTGAGATCATCAAGCTATAAAGCAGCAGAGCCATTTAACCCCAAATTGCTATTAAGCTAATCAATAACACCTTGCTAAGCACCCTTAGAAGTAGGAAGCGTAATATTACTTATTGAAGCCCCATTATCATATTCTGACATTATTGCCCGGAGTGAACTAGAACCAGCTCCCTTTAAATTTTCATACGAACCAAAAGAGGCCTTACCTCGTATATCATTGGCTAATAGCCGTGCCTCTTCTTGCGCAAGGTCAAGTTGCTTAGCTCGTGCCTAAAGCTCTTCGCCAGACGCCTAAACAGATTCCAGCATTATCTGATAATGTTTTCTATCTTCTTCAGTTATTTTTCCCTTGACTCCAAGAATTTGTTTCTATATAGCAAGTACTCTGTCAGCCGTTGTACTAACCGCAGTTGCTTCGTTATTTTCACGTAAACCCTAATTGGGATTCAAACTCTTCTATAATTGTGCAACTTCCTCATAACGGCTAACGTCTCTTTTCATATTAGCTGCACGTCCCGCAGCTGTTAAATTCATTAAATTGTGAGCTAAAGTCTAAGCTCCGGCAATAATTTTATCACCGAATATTTTATTAACTAGTATAGCAATACCCGGCAATACTCCAGATAAACCGCCCAAAGAGTCAATAATCTTATCAATAAATTCTACTACTGACCCAAAACCATTAGTTAACCAAATAAAAAAGTCATCCTTTAGAAGATCCTAGTATATACCTTCTGCCGCAGCTTGAACGCGCTTTTTCGCAGCTTCCCATGATTCTGCATAAATCTCAGCTTGCTTATCCAGAGTACCAGTTGCGTTAGCAACAGTATTCAAGTTTTCTTTCATGAAGTCCCAGTTGTCCATAAGGGCAATAAACTGGGTATATTGACGCACACCGGCGACAGTCTACGCTAATGCAATCTACTAGTCTTTGCCAATGGTATCCCACTTAGCACCAATTTCGTCCAAAATTTCATCCATGCTTTTCAGTTCGCCGGCTTCATTCTTGATATTAACGCCGACAACTTCAAGAGCTGATGAATATTTATTTAATGTAGTACCATCATCAAGTGTCTCACCAAGATTTAGACCTTCAATACGAGCAAACAAGGTCTTTAATGCAGTACCGACTACATCTGCGGACTGACGAGTCTTTGCAGTAATTGTGGTAAGTGCCGCGGTCGCATATTCGTAGCTTAAACCTACCGTATCAGCGACGGCCGCAAACTTCTCAAGGCCTTCTGCGATTTCATCCGTGCTAGATGCGGTTGCCGCACCAAGTGCGGTCATAACATCCGCATACCACTCCGCAGCATGCTTGCCATCTTTCATGAAGTTTTCCCAAATTGCTGTTAACTGATCAGAAACAGTCTAGGCTGCGGTGCCAGTAACATTGGCCATCTTTACAGTAACGTCCGAGCGCTCTTGCACGGCTTTATCATCTAAGCCCTACTGGTAGTAAATTAATGATGCATTCGTATAATCTAGCGTTGTAGCGCTTAATTGTTTAGCAGCTTTATTCGCATTCTTTGCGAATTCCGCCATTCTGTCAGAGCTATATCCCGTAACAATACGAATGTCATTCAGAGATTTATTTAAATCCTAAGCATAATTATAAGCTGTCGATATCGCGCCCACAAAAGCGTGGATTGCGGTAGAACTAAATTGCCAGCCCGCAGTTCTTTTTAGACTATCCCACAGCTTATCAACTAATACATTGGTCTATTTGAGAGGAGTCTCAGAAGCCAAAATGGCTTTTGATAAATCCATAAAGGCGGCCTAACCCGTAGGGCCTAAGCTCACTAAAGCATCTCGATACTGCTTTAGAGACATTCCGGATTTTTCCATCTCATGATTAAACTTAGATAAGTCTAATCTACCAGTGTCTACATTAATAGCATTTTGTAGATTTTCTCGCAGCTTTATGGCCGCAACAGACGCTGTATTTAATTGCTCCGGCAACCGCAAACCGCCTGTATCCAAATTCGTTTGACTACTAATGTTACGTAAATTAGTATTTAAGCGTGAAAGCGCGGCTTCAGCTTGACTAGTAGTTGCAGTAAAGTCAAGATTTACTCGCACTGTTCTAGCAGCATTCATATTAAATTATCTCCTTTCACTCTTAATATATTTAAAAATTATATATCTAAAAAATAAAAGTCCGCCGAAATAAAATCCGGCGGACTATTTCTATATAATTCTGAAAAAATTAATAGACCGATTAACCTAATTTGGTTAAAATATCCTTCAAGAGAGCAAGGTTTTCAGGATTACCCAACTTCTCCTGAATTGCTTCAGCATCAAACTGAACATCTTCTAAATCCGAGGTTATGCCACGAATAATGCCCCGCGCAGAATTAGAATATTTATACACAGAATCTACAACTTCATTTACTGAATCCATAACCATCCCCCATAGCCCAGTTACTCTAGTAACATCAGCTACTGCATCAATAATCTTATTAGCATATAAATAATCATAAATTTCACAGATATCAGCATTTTCATAATCCGGAACTTCAACATTTGAGCAAGCTAACACCATTTCAACCTCGCTTACTATCTTAACGCGGCAAGGATTGCAATAATCATGTTCATCAACTGATCTGTTAACAATCCGAGAAATTAGCTGCAAAAGATCATGAGTTGGCAGCCAAGTCTTTATTAAAATCTCTTTATCGTCTCCAACGCGGCGACAAACAGTAATATTAAATTCCGGTTCTTTTCCGATTTCTTTATAATTAATCTTATTTTCAAAATCCATAAGTAGATTTCCTCCTTTTACTCTTATTTATATTATATCATAAAAAATCCAAGAAGTCAAGTCAAATTCTTTATGAGTGTATTTACAGCTTTCTCGAGCACTTTCTTATCTCCCCCTCGTGCGGCGGCCGCAGCGCAGTCTTCCACTATGGGGGTACTCAATAATAGTAAGTTCTTTACTAAGGCAGCATTTTCCACAGGAGAATTCTATGTGTCTACTAAATAATTTAACTAATTAAATAAATAATTCATAGTGCGCGCAGAAGTAATACCTAAATTTAACATATAATGTTTATCTTGTATTCCCTATCCTGCAAATTTATCATTTCCAACAGTCAAATCTACATATTTAACAGATGTATTGCCGATATCGCCTGTTAATGTCCACGGAGTCTAGTCCTTTTTTCGGGCAAAATACATTTGCTATAATTCTCGGTTAAAAGTAATTGCATCAAAAATACCCGTTCCATCTGCAGCCCGTTTATCATGATTAACATATTTATAGTGGGCTTCGAATACCTCCATACCATAGGCTGGATATCTTGTACCACCTTCCCGGAATAAAGCATGCTCTAGAAAATCATTAATATGCTATCCCAATGAATGTTGATACTATAGCTCTTTTTTCTTTAGCTATATAGCTTTCTCCTAATCATCGTATAATAATTTCATATTATGTCGAATTGCGCCTAGTCTAGCACCACGTTTCTGCGATACTTGTGCGGTAGTATACTTTAATAATTCATCTTCAGAAACTTCTAAACGACGATACTCTCCATTATCGGTTTTCATATATACAGCATAGTCTATGGGCGTTCCTCGAATAATAGCTTGTATTTCATTTAAAATCTTATAGGCCTAAGATAAAGAAGCTTTATTATTTATTAACTAATACTACAGCCCTCTCTGCTACTGTGCAAACATTGAATAACCAGTAGCTTCTCGCTGCCAGCCCGACCGCCGCATCTGTTTAATGTTATCACCTACGGATTTTTTCATTAAAAGTTTTAATTCATCAACTTTACTCTATATTTTTAACTTTAACTATTCCTATAAATAATTTGTCTCAGATAAGCTCTCTCCTTGCAATCCCTGTAAAGCTGCTTCAGTAGCCGCTTTAATTACTGAATCATATTCTGCGTTATTATAAAAACTGGCATATATATCCGTATGCGTTGGTCCTTTGTTGACTTTCATAGCTCCTCCTTCCTCTCATAACAAAAATAAGGGGAGAGTTTTGTTTAACTCTCCCCTTATAAAATTTAAATCTCTTCCTATTCTGCCATAGTAAGAATATCAATATTCTTAATCCTATCCTCAGAAATAGTTTTCTTCGGCTTTGCGACCTTTTTTTCTACGATTACTGGCTTCTCACTTTCAACTTTCGCAACTTTAGGGAGCGAACGCCTGTGATTAGTAATACGCATTAGTCAAACTTCAGCTCATCGTCGGCTTTATGGATGGTCGAAGTACGAAGAAGCTTATCATCAGCGCCGCCATCTTCGATAATCTGAATCGCCGCAAGAACTTTCTTCTCTTTGTTAAAGCGAGTATAATCCGGGAATGCATCCATCGTGAAAGTAAAGGTCGAAGGATCGCCAGAACTGGCCATGGTGAATGTAAAGTTGGACTGGATCTTGCAGTTAGGAATGATGAATTCAGCCGGCATATCAACGCCGTCGGTATTACGGAACAGAGTCGAAGCCTCGAGGTAATAGTTACCACCGAACTTATCAGCAGTAATCTCAATCTGCTGAGCATTGGAAATCTTCTTAACATAATAGTCAACAAGCACAACTGCACCAGCCTTAAAGTTTGCTAACTTATGAGCAGCGCCATCGCCCTCTTCATCAAGAATACTATACTGAGGCTGACGAGTGGTATCAGTGGCAATCTTAATCTTATAACCTTCAGTATCAGAACCACCCTCAACTAAAGTAGCAATATAAGGCTCAGTACTTACTTCACCACGGTCATCAAGCAGCATGACATAAATGAAGTCCTCACCGGCGTTAGGAATTGCAGGCTCTTTACTAATGGTAATAGTAACACTATCGGTCTCATTAGTAAAGTTAGCTTCCTCGCCATCAGCAGCACCCTTTAAAACAAGTTGCTCAGTGCTATGGACATAGATAGGAGCCTTATTAGAAGCCTCGATAAGGCCGGCGCCAGAAAGAATCATGAAGCCAGCAGGCGAAATAAGAGCATCTTCCATGGTGAAGGTTACAGTTCTTTCACCTTCCCACGCCACGAGTCTAGCATTACCGCGTCCGCCTTGAGCATAAACCGTAGTCGCAGCACCTTCGAGAGAGCTAGTCTTTAAACTATCAAAATAAATAACAGGCTCGTTTTTATAGAAAATCTTGTTGCCGATCTTTTGAGCCGCCTTCGCACGAAGAACAACATCGCAGATCTCACGTACACCAAAACGCATATATTTTTTCCTCCTTTAAAATTAATGGAATTTTTCTCTTTCTCGGAGAAGGAATAACTCTAAGTCATTCCCATAGATACAATTGCCAATTCTTAAAGTATCACGATTACCCTTTAGACACGTAATACTTCCGCCCCCATCAAAATAACCGCGAATAAAATCTGATAAATACTCTTTTGACACTTTTGGAAATGTTATATTGTTTCTCTTTCCTTCAATGCCCCCGAGGCAATTATATCATTATATATAACTACACAGGCGTGTAATGTTATATCAAACAATTTAATGGATATCTTTCATCCAATTTTCCGGCTCTGAATTTGGCGTTCCGCCGGCAAGCCGGGTCTTTATATTTAAATCCCACTCGATAAGTAAATTATAACGCTATATAAGATCATAAATTTGATAAATAGTGAGATTTAATACACTCTGTAACGGTATTCCCAAACCCGTAGTAAGAATAGAAATATAACGTCCAAATACACTTCCATCGCCTTCTTTTTTCTATGCGGCGACACGCTACCGTGCGCGCATAAGCTTGTCCGCAATCTCCTTTGCTTTGGGCGACTGGGGATTAAATGATCCCTATGGCCCGGCTAATGTCGATGTTAAACAGGCTAATTGCGCAACAGCATTCTAAAAAGCATCAAAATTGTCTTCATCAATTAACGTGCTGCCATGAGATGCGTCTCCCGCAATCATTATTGAGCGCGGAGTGAGTACGCATTTATTATTTGGTAACAGTAATTTAAGAACCTCTCCTACAGCTTCTTTCTTACTTATTCCCTCTTGGGAAGCCATTACTGTCATAAATATCTAAAAATTAGACTTATTCGATAAAACACTTTCGTCCTAAAAAAGCATATTTTTGTTAATACAAAGATACTAAAGGCCGATAAAAAGGGTTTCTTCCCCTATATGCGACCATTCTAATATAGTGGGTTGATGTACTGCTAACTAGCATTCCGGCACAGGTAAATCCACACCGGTCATTAAAGCTAAACGATAATCCATTATGGATTATATATCTGATTAAAATTTAATAAAAAGTCTTGCTCGTCAGCAGGATTGGGAGTATGTTTCTTATCCTCGTCGCCATGAACTACCTTATACATTAAACAATAGCCTCCTGACTGATCTGTCAAGACTAGCTCTGAAGCCCCAAAAAATTCAGTTGTTCCAATGCCTGTAAGTCGCTTATCCGCAAACATATAATCTAATTCCCCAAGAATTTTATAGGGGCGCTGTGAATAACCATCAAGCGACCACAAATCGTAGTTACAGACAATGTCAAATTCAATTATATTATCTCTGAACCATGGATTTGTTACATTTGGCGTAAATGTATCCATCTTAATAAATAAATACACTTTATATTCATCTTCAACTTTTAATTTTGGAACTAATTTAATGTTATTCTGTAATAATTCACCCAGCTACTCATCGGTCAAATTTGGTTTCGAAAGACAATCCGGAGTTGTATAATATAAAAGCTTCTATAAACGCTTATTCTAACAAATCCGGTCTACAATTATCTCAAAGTCTTTTTCAACCGATAAAAAACTAGATTTAGGAAAATTATAATTTTCTATTTTCATAGTCCTGCTCCCTTATCTCAAAACAATGATTGTACTACTATAGCACGTCTAGCTATATATAAATCAGCATTATCATACCCATAGTACAAATCAAATTGCCCACTATATCCGCTTCTCCATTTGAGAATCACAGAATTATCTTCTTCACATATTTTCATATCTATTGGATATTTATTTTCTATATACCACTCACCATACGCATTACCAACAAACTAATATTTATAATCGCGTTTCGGTTTAATAAATGTTTCTCCAATAATTAAATCGTCTTCTGTGGTTTTATCATTGGGATCGGACGGTATCGGCACTAAGCCACCAACCAAACCTTTTTCAACATTATCCTCATCTTTATTAGAGAAATATTCTACAGCAACAACTTCCACTATTCCTGGCATGCTGATGCTATCAACCGCCTCTACGCGCCAACAAATTCGACTGCTGGCAATATCCGCATCTTGTAAATAAAACTTTGCATAACGCTTAAAATATTTTAAAGTATCCTCAGTTTTCGGCATTAAAATATCTAATGAATAATTTGGAGTGTCAATACTTATTTGATGTTTTTGGATATAATTAATCTTTGTCTCAACAGGGCCACGAATCGCAGCATATACCTTTTTTCGACTGTCTCCATCTAGCCATTCAACCTGATAGGAGCATTTACGAATACTCCCTCTAAAATACGCTAATTCAGTTAGCTCTTGTAAATAAATAAGCCAATAAGTTTTTGTCCCGATCCACTCAAAAACATCGCCCGGCTAAAAGCCGTGCTCAAACCCAATAGATAGGATCTTGTCATCGTAATCTTGTTTTAATTTATTTGCATTAATCAGGGCGCGCGCCGGTTCAGAGTTCTCAGAATCGACCAGCCGCACCGTGGCACCCTAATAAGAAAACCATAAAGCTCTATCAAGAGATTTTCTTTTATCTCGAATCATGCGCTGTTGCTGCAAACTGCCCCCGGCCGCAGATAAGCGCATATACTAATCATTAACACCGGTAACATTGGGATCTCCCTTAAATTCCGGTTTTTCGAATATACCCAGACGTCCTTTTATAAGACTTGAAGGGTGGCGGCTACCGCCTAAAGTAATACCACTCATTTTTTCAACTCCTATAATAAACTAATGCATTCAAATACCGTCTTACGGTAAAAAGAAAATGTCGGACTTTCTTTTCCCATACCCTCTAACTTTGCAAGTAACTATAAAAATAGTGGGTTAAATACAAATATTTCATGTAACCCACTAATTTCTATAATGACAGTATTTAATTGTTTTACCCAGTCTTCTCCGTTTTCACGCATCGGAATTAATTTCCAAACCTAACTTGTTAATCTATCAACATCTTTAGCAATTACTTCTTTAGAAAAATCAAATCCGTATTTAGTCATCAAAGGTACTACGCCCTCTCAGGCTTGACCAGTTGGAAGCATAAGTACCGTCTGTTGTAATTTTGCGGCGCTTATAAAGACGCTGCATATGGAAAGACTGCCTTTGTGCCTCGGTCAACAAATTCATCATTTTAGATAAATGATTGGCCTAACTAGTCATTTTAAAATCTGAAGATGTAAACTTCATGCGAGTATTTTCTATAGATGCGACTTGACGATTTACCCAAGCACACATCATTAATAATGCTAAAATATTAATTTCTTCATCAGTTAGTTCTGCTGCAAAACTGGACTGTTCTATAATTACATTAGGAATCTGGGCGTCATCTTCTGGGATTGTTCCCCACACTACTCCAATAACAAAATCATCAGGTACTAATTCATCTTCGCGCTTCACCGCAGTTTTAATTTCATAATCCATTAAATTTTTACGTGGAAACTCAAAACCAGGAATAGCATCAATAATCAGATTTTGTAAATCTTTAATAGTGTCTTCTGGGGTTAATTCAATGTACATATCATCAGTAATCTTACCAAGAAAACGATTATATACTTTAGTAAATGGTGTTCCCATTCTTTAACGCCCCTTTCTCGTTAAGTCTTTTGTTTTTGACCCACGATTTTATATTCACCGACAGTGCGGCGGGCGCCTTCGGGCTTTGTATCCGCCGGCTTTACACGACGTTCGGGAACGGTCTGAGTCTCTTCTTCAGTCTCATCTGCTGCGGCATTAATTAAAGCCTTAGAAACATCAAACCCAGTCTTCTCACGTAACGCGTCGCGCTTCCGCACATCATTAAGCGGCAGCCGCACAGCAAAGTCCTTAACCAATTCAATAACTCCCTCTGGGGCGAAATCGAGACAGTCAAGAAAAGCATCAAGGCTACCATTAACAAGTAAATTTCTAATCTGGTCTTCGGACATATAATATTCAGGCTCTGTAGTCACATTTAACTCTTTCGTTAATTCCTCGGCCGTAGTCTGTAAATAATCCTGAATTAACTCAAGACCACCAGGCTGATAGCTCAAAGCTTCTAACTCTTTAAATGCAATCTTCTTTGTCTCTCCGGGCTGAAACTCTCTACGAACATTCATCTCGGGAACTACATATCCAACCATACTAGAGCTTCTATTCTTGACAGCATAAATTGTATCAGGTGCTATCATATAAAATCTCTCCTTTAACTCTTTATAATAAAAATAGGGGGAAGACGGGAATCTCTACCCCTTCTTCCCCTTTATTATATCATATTTTTATAAGTATGTCAAGCCTTAAACCGTAGGAACCTTACCGGTATAATCACGAATTAGATCATTATTGTTAAGCTTCCATGTCTTCATCTGGCCACGCAGCGAAGTATCAACATAAGCGCAAATGTTATTTGCCATCATGCACACGACGCCGACCTTCTTATAGACCTGAATCTCACGGGAGCGGTCATAGTTCTTGTACTCATCAACGATGGTTTGACCCTCAAAGGCAATTTTAACGGGCTTAGTATCAGCGCCATTAGGAATAATCCAGCAGTAACCAGGATCAATAACCTTCTCAGTGTTGGTAGCATCCTTAAAGCCCTGCTCAAGAATAATAACTTTCTTACCCTTATAATTAGCAAGGTGGCCAGTATTCCAAAGCTCGCTCTTCATGGACTCAGTATAACGCCAAGCATCCTTGGGAACCATCTTTACAGCAAACTCATAAGTGCAGTAAATGGTTGGCTCACCATACGCAGAAGCAACGACAAGAAGCTTATCAAAGCCAGCCTCATCAAAACCATTGAACGCATAACGGTTGGCAGGAGGAAGCTAATTGATAGAAGCCTTTAAGGCCTTACCGATTTCCTCATAAATGAGGTCATCCATGCCCTCCATGACAATCGCGGTGACTTCAGCGAAATCAACACGACCATCGAGGAATTCCTCAAAGCCAATCTGGGCCGCGCCGCCAATAGCGCTGGTACGAACCTCAAAAGATTCCTCGCCCTTAGCAAGCTTAAACACTTCATACATGCCGGCAAGGCCAACACGAGTGATAAACTGCTTTGCGCGGACACGAGAATTCAGCTTACGCTTAAAGATGGGCTTATCGCCCTGACCAAAGACCTGAGTCTCGGCAAACTGAGCATACTGCTCTTCAACTTTCTTGGGGAGAATCTCGTCGATAGTCTTCTCAATCAGTTCGAAAATCATATTCTTATTCTCACGATAAAGAGAATAGGTGCCAGCATATTCATTAAGCTCCTGACGAAGTGTCTCATTCAACTGCTCATAGCTGAAAGATTTACCACCAAAGCTATAGGAAGTAGGAGCAGAACGATCAGCCTTAGCAACCGTCTTCATTAAAGCAAGTAAATTAGTCTTATCTAACATTTCTCTTTCTCCTTTCCTATTACTTTATGCGCATAACCTTGACACCCTTTTGGTAGTCAGGCATATTATAAATTTTAACAACTTGCCACTGCATGGCGTCGGCAGCGTCGGCACCAGCCTTAGCTAAAATACCATCAGCACCAGGAGTTAAAACATCTCCCAGAGCAGGCTCAGTCTCGTTAATGGTATTAAGAGTCATGATATCGCCAACCATGGTCTTGAAAACACGGGGAACCATAGTAGCATTAGCAGGCATGGCTTTAGGATCGACCTTCGACTCAAAGTGGAAAGGATCCTCGTTGTAATGTAACTCATACATGTCGGGAGAAGCAGTAACCTTCTCAATATCAGGCTCACCCTCAATAGGACTTTCAGCAACACCGTTAAAGGTACGGCTGCGACCGGTCCAGTTCTGAGCGCCAACTTTATCGCCATCAACAGGACTATAAATACGAGCGACATAATCATCTTTCTGCATTGCGAATTCACAGTCACTCTGTCCATCATGATAGAGTTTAATCTCATTGAAAACTAGCATCCATTCGCCGGCGCCAGTAAAGTTCACAAGGCCAGACTTATAATCATACTTAACAAACTGACCCTGTTCTAAAACCTTAATTGCGGGATCGGCAGGAAGCTGTGCATAAATTTGTCCATTACGCTGGGCGGATAGATGGTTAGGCTCAACCTGACCATAGCCATATTCAACATATTTAGCTTGGCTCTTGCCCTTTAGCATATCTTTTAAAAGCATTTTAGCATTTCCTCCTCATTTTATTCCATATTTTTCGCAACTTCTTCAACAGCTTTAACCCAGTCAGGAACTGTATCCTCTTGATCAATGCTATCAAGATTGACGATAGTCTGTCCGCTCGGCTCATTTTCTAGAGCGAAACTAACCTTGTTACGAACACAAATTACTGACAATTTTGCTTCTATATCATCCAATGAATAGTTGTCAATATTAGCAACTACATCAGCCTTGGCTTCATCAGAAAGCATATAAAAGCTATCAATCATTGCTTGTTTTTCTTGGCGCTCAACCTGATTTTTAAACTCGGTTAATTCACCAATAGTAGCTGTAGCCTGATCTGCAGTAGCTTTTAACTCATTATAAGACTGCTCAAGCGCAGCATAATCTGTTGTTAACTGATTAAATTTTTCAGTTAACTCTATATATTCTGGAATTTCGTCCAGATTATATTGACCTATTTTGTCCTCTTCTTGCGCGGGCTCCGATTCAGGAGTCTCAACTTCTGGAGTCTCAGGCTCCGAAGGACTGACGGTCGCACGATACTCGGCGACGGCCTCCGCACTGAATTGAGGAGCAGCAACTCCTTCTTCGTTAACTGGCTCGAAGGATTTTTCAACTTCGGTTGCTTCACCTTGAACTGAAAATTCTGGCTCTACAACGAAATTAATACGATAATATTTACCGGTAGTATACTCGCGCACAATTACGAACTTATTTCCGCCCTCCTCATAAATACCATCAATGCCCATGGTTGTCCAACCATCTTCATCGGGGTATTGAGCACGCAAATAATCCATAATTTGGCACCAAAGAGCATCGCCGATTTCTACAGCATATTTCGTGTACATTGGTGTATTTCCTCCATCAAGAATTTTTTGCATCTCTTTCATCATTGAGAAGAGCTATTCTTTAAAGCTATCCCCAAATGAAAACTATATATCAGTGATATTAGCGCCTTCAAAACAAGGCTCTACATCTTCACCCAAAATACATAGCTTTGAGATAATCGCCTCATTGATTATAAAAAATTCTGGTTTTCCATTTTTATCTTTTGTCCAATGAGCATCCAAATTTTGTTCAGAAAGTTCCATAGATTGATTGTTGCCTTTTTCAATAATCCTCTAACACTCTGGATACTATCCTGTCCATAAATATCCCTCAGTTACGAGATATTCGCGTTCATTAACACCATCGTCTAAAAACTTCTAAAACCAAACTCTAGCATTTAAATCAACAAAGCCATATGGGCGAGTATCATCTGTAACCACCCATTCGCCATCTTTTAGACTAATTATGCGATTATGCTCTTCATAGTCTTCTTTATAATCTACATATTTCCCGACTATGGGCGAACCCGGAAGGCTATTAGCCATCTCAGTAGCAACCTCTTTGGTAATAATGCTACCATTGCGGTTGGGTTCCTCTCCGACATAACACACTTTTATTTGGCATTTAGAAATAAGAGGATTAATTGGCGTTATATTAATAAATTCGCAAGGTGTTTCAAGTTTTACACTTGTGTGCATTCCATATCCTCCTTTTATTTCTGAGATTCTTCATTAGCGAGAGTCTTATCGCTTTTTTCATCATCTGATTTTTCTGGACGACCGCCAGCTGATGTAGTACCCTCTGTAGTATTTTGATTTTTAGAGGTATTATCTTGACTTTTTATGTCCAAAACATCTTCGCTACTTAAAGTAGAACTCATTAGAGGGGGAATCATAACCTAAGTAAGATGCAGCACTTCATTCTCAAATACGGCGGTATTTAAAATGGCGCTTTGCGAATGCCCCAAAGCAATCTACGGCAACATCTTTGAAAAACCAATCTATGTCTATTCTTTATAAAGTTTAGACATTTCTTTATAATTATATTGCGTAGTTTCTAACATATATAATCTAAAGTTATATTTTTTCCTATTTTTGGAATTTAATTCCTATGTTATTCTATCAAAAAATATATGAAATTGCAACAGCAGCGGTCGCAAAGAACTCTCGTCATTAAGAATTGACTTTTCTAGAGCTACGCTACCCTCAGTGTTAAATAAATTCTACGATATACCTAAAGAGTTATAAACAGTTCGTTCGACTCTCTATAAAGCATCAGTAGAGTTAACAGTCGTATTATCAGACATATCAATAGACATAACGTCCGCAAAAGTAGTCATTACATCGACGCCTATGGCGCGCTTTAACATTTCAACCGCATTATTATGTATATCAGTAGCTTCATCTATATCAAAGACCAAATCTCCATTTTTGTCTAAAGGGAGTTTCTGAATAATAATTTTTAATAGTTGTTGCATCTATTTGCGGCGGTCTAAGTCTTGCGCGGCATCAAGATCAATTATTGCAGGAATCGCATTCGCAAGAAGCGGTTTATCTCCATTGTTAAAACTAAATTTAACAGTGTTTTCTACATCTAAAAGATACCAATAACCGCAAATGTCTCCCGCAAAATCAGGTCTTAATTTCCTCTAACGATACAAGGAATATCCTTTTTGGAACTCTGCGGGGAATAGGCGGAGAATGCGCTGCCGATAATTATCATCAGGAAATGCATCATCGAAAAAGCGCATATCGAACTCAACCGCGGGATTATTACCTACCATATATCTGGAACGGCAATATTTTATTGGTAACTTCTATAACATCATTCTTGAGCCAAGCCGCACTATATAACCATAATAGGCACCTTCGCGGATAACATCAAGAGCAATGTCGCTGCTCATTTTTTTGATATGTGAATTATCTAAATAATTAAGGGTAGTTTTAAAATTCTTAATTACTTTCTCTTCGGCCACATCATTGTCATAAACTTCTGGCACTATATACCAATCATAACGGTATAGATTAGCCAAATAATTACAAGCTACGCTATACACGCCACTCATATTATAATACCACTGTGATATCTCTCTGAGTTTAGAAATATTATTCGTGGCAAGAGCCATAACAACCTGATCTTTGCGAGCATACATTTTATTACTCTTTGGGAGCGCTCCTAATGTTAAAACTGCGTCATCAAGCGTTTTTGGCCCCACTTTAATTTTCGAATAGTCTAGACGTCCTTCCGCGTTTAAGCCGGCCGCCCCAGACATATTAAAACCTTTATTGTGGATTTGCTCTTGGCGTTCTTTTATTTCATCCATAAATTACCCCCCTTAGCAATATCCAGCTTTTGCCATGATATAATCATAGTTGACTAGACACTCCTCCCAATAAGGGATTTCTACTAAGGGAATATTATGTAAAATACAATAACGTTTTTTCTTTTTATCGTTATACTACTGCTAATAGAAACCCCTTTTACCACCAAACTTGGAAGAAGGCTCATAATGCTATTTTCCTTGGTATTCAATTAAAAAAGCTAATTCTCCTGAATCGTCAAATACTGCGAAATCAAAGCGCAAAGGCCTACCATTAGAACTACACAATCCAGGAATAATATATTCTTCTTTAAATATTAAATCGCTCTTTGCTAAGATTTCATGTATTTTAATCTCTCCACGGCTTGCTAACACTATAAGCCCTCCTTTCGTTTTTTTTATTAATTGTATAATTTTGCCCAATCTTTAGCATTAAATTTTTTCTTTTTCTTTTGGCCTTTATCCTCTTCTTGTTTAATATAGTATAAACCATACTCCAGAGCGGAAAATTTATCCTTATGGATTTTCTTACTGGCCTATTTAAGTATAATATTAATGCCTTCATTCTCTTCACGAAGATTGAGCATCTCTTCACGAAGTACTCCTGTTAAAGTGTACGGTAATAGATAAATCTTTCTGTCCTCGGGAGACATTGCCTGTCCCTTAGCGGTTCCAAGCAATTTTTGTTTTGCTGTACGCTCATCAATTAAAAATTGTAACTTATTAGCGTTAAGCCAGTTCTAAGTTATTGAGTGAGCCTCTGTATTAATAGGAGCATTCGCTTTGATGAGGTACATAGCATCACCTTCGGTATTTTCCGTGCGATACTTACGGTATTCTTCATCCCAAGATTCAAAAGTACCTCCATAGACACCAAAATCCGGATATACATCACCTGTTACAGGATCATTCTGTGGCTTAACCATATAATCCACTAAGCCCGCGCCTATACCGTTGGCATCAATTACTATACGTTTTGCTTTATATTTATAAAATAACTTTTTTAATCGTATTGCTTGTTCTTCAAAATGCATATCTTCATAAGTATATATGTTAACAAGAGACTTGATAGCTGTGCCCACGACCTGGGGTATAACCTTTATAACGGTCGCCACACTGTCACCATATATCTTCGGTCAATTCCGCCACGAATCGACCCGCCGCAGCTGCTTACGGTTACCCGCAAGATGAGACCATATCTTCGCAAAAGCGCTCTCCGTTTCCATCACCAGAAGCTTGTGATGTACTCCCATAAAAGGGATGGTCGTTGAACCGTACTTATATACTCTATAGTTTCTTGGAAAACAAGGGTATTGCTATAATCCACCTTGCCCAAAAAGCTAAAAATTTTTTAAGTCTTGGCTGCTGATTATCCCAAAGTAAAGGGATTTTCCAGCAGTTAAAAGAGTTTAACGAGGGCATGTTACTTGGCTACCCTCTTCTACCAACGTCTACTGATATAACATAATAACTTAATCCACTTGAACGACCAGAAAATTCATATTCCGGTTTTTGTAATCGACGGCTGCGGTCAAAGGCCTCTCCATTAAAGAATGCGCCTTCCGCAGTTCCAGACCAAATGCTTTCATATTCTCGGTCAAAGGCAGCTTCGTTGAAAGTTCCGTCTCTCTCCTGGTCGGTTAAGAACGATTTATTTTGTAATCCCATGAGAACAGGAATTCTCCAAGTGCCACCTAAAACAATGGCTTTTTCAGGTTCCGTAATCATCCAGACGAGAATTTGAATTAATTTCTAGTATGCATACGTGCTCTTCCAGCCTGCGGTAGTGACATATATCTACGATTGGTTTAGAGGTTCATCGACCTGCGTTGTACCATCCATACACATTCGAGCAACGTTCATGGTCGGGATAATGACACTCTGTAGAATATCACCATCAACACCGACACATTCCTCAACTAATCCTCCATGACGTCGTTTACCACGGCTGCTTTCACGGGCCGCAATATTATCAAAGAAACTGCCGTTTTTAAACATATAAATACAGTAATCTTTTGAATGTCGAGTGCGGCCAGGCCTCATATCAAGTTCTCTACGGAGAGCCGGTATGAGGTTACAAATTTCTTCAACTTTTTCCTTCGCAATACCAGCGGCCTGTTGTTTACCTCCGGATGTTATAAAAAGTTTGCATCGCGGATATAAAATGCATCGGCACATCAATACTAAGATTGAAAGAAATGACTTACTATATCCACGAGGGAAGACCATATATACATATTTATAGCGCATACTAGCGCGTAAAAATACTCTCTAATAAAAATAGAATACAAGCTGGCGGGGATGGTCTGGGTCACCGCCAGTCTGTAAAAAATCTACAAACATATCAGGATAATCGCGCCAGTATGCTATATACTATCGAAGAATCGGCTTTATGGCAGTGATTCGCTCTTCTGAAATGCCGATTTTACGGCGGCTGGAGGGGACAGCCAATAAGTCGGCTAATGCCATGTTATTCTTCCTCCTCTTGTAAGAGTCGCCGCATTACTAAATTATCTTGTTCTTCTAAATCTTCTTCAAAATCCTGGAAAGCTGCCTCGTCTGATGCTGTATATCCTCTTTCATCGGAGGGAGTATCGAAAAGCTCTTTCTCTAAACGATCTTCCTCTCCAGCAGCCTCAGCTGATACATTAGCTTCCTCTTCACGATCTTTTGCGACTTGTTTCGCCGCAGTTTCAAGTAAATCACCAAGATCATGCTCAGTTTCGACGAGATTACGAGTATAGATTTGCATATCCTATATCGTGCGATCCACTTTGTCATTAGGTGAATCCTGATAGAAACGAGGAATAAAACCATCTTTCTCACAAAGTGCTACTATTTCAGATATACTATCTACATACTCGCCTTGTTCTTCTTTGTTCTGAGCAGCGGTAAATTTACCACTCTTCATTAAATCATTGTAGACTCGAGACATTTTTTGGTATCCCTCGATATCTCCGAGATCAATGAGTTGGTTACATTTAAGCGACGTCTTACAGACTAATATCAGAGTGTCTTTATGACCCGCAGTCTAAACATCATAGGAATCGCACATATCATTATAAAGACGCTCTAACCAGACCCAATCTTCTGGTTTATACCCATTGCCCCACTTCATTCGTAGATAAACAACATCGTCGTCAGTTAGTCCTAATTCATCAGGGGCAGCGACAGTCGGCAAAGTGCTCTTCATGGTGCCAGTTATTGATTCCTCAGGCGTAATCTATACGATACCGAACTGGTCCACTACAGGGAGCGCATCATCGGCCGGCCGCATAGAATCAGGAATTATGTAGGATTGAGATTTAAGGACTTCCACAATTTGGTCATCACTATATCCTTGAGCCTACATGGTCTCACGCAATTTATTTTTTTGCTTTTCTTGGATAAGCTCATTATCTTTCCAGCGATATGCATTATTTTGACTTAATCGCATTTTGGCAAGATAACGCCCAAGAATTGAAGTGCCATTTATTTTCGTGGGATCTTTTGTCCAAGTAAGCATTAATTTATTCCACTCATCTGGGATCCAAGGAACGTCAAGTTCTTCAAGCAACCAGAGAAATGTATTAGGGTCCCAGTTATCTACATGCATAGTAGCGCACTTTTTACAGAGATTTAATTTACCATCATTGGGATATTTCTCTAAATTATTAGAGGTATAAAAGTTTTCGCCGCTCATAGTCTTTTGACATTTGTCGCAATAATATTTTTTCTTTTCTTCAATTTGTCCTGGTAATATTGCCATTTTTCTTCTCCTTACTTCTTTTACTGCGGCATGCTTTACAGATACTATAGAAACCATCTTTACTGGTTTTATTGCGGCTGAAATATTTACCATGCGCCAATTTTACTTCTTTACACCGGGAACAGCGCTTGTAAGTACCACGGGCCTATGTGGTGTAATACCATTGGAGGTAGGAGTCTTCAGCGGTCGCCGCAATCATCTTGGGGATTTTACTACGCCATAAATTAGAAATATATTCTGCTGTATGACAAATTCCAAATTCTAACTAAAGTGCTGCTTGTATTTCCGCATTAGTCTTACCATCAATTTTATATTCAACTATTTTTTGATAAGCAGGAAAATCTTTTAAAGCCTCATCACAGGTATTTTCAAAATCGTATATTAAATACCAAGTATCGCCTTCGAAATCCTCATAACTATCCTGTTTAAGTCTTGAATAATTGCAAAGAATTGCAGAACATACCTTGGGGTCAAGGAGTGTAATACCGTCCGCAATAGGATAATCATCATCATCAAAAATAGATGTATTATCTTCAAGATAGGTGATATTATGACTGGGGGTAATTTTCTACATTACTATAGGACGACGATATGCATTCTTTATAATATATTGATCTTTACGTAGGTCAATAAGTGTGTGCTTTATAATATATGCGTCTCGTCCGGTAGCTACTTTTAATTTTTGTTCCCAGAGAGAAATCGCCTCGCGCAACTGCCGCAAAAATGGAATTTCATCTATATCTTCCTGAGTGATAGAGACTTTGGGTTGGAAAATGATATGCTTATCTTCTGTCATAATATTGTAGATACCATCTTCTCCATTCTCAAATTGTTGAGCCAAGCCCTCAAATGAGCACTCTCTTTTGTTTACGGTAGTAAGACGATTTTCGGTTAATATTTTTTTCTATTTACGTTCCTGTTTTTCCATGCAAGATATTAAATAATCGGCTAAAATTTCAAGATACTTTTCTGAGGGATTAGGAGTCTCAAGGAGTATCTATTCCACTAATGCTTTTCTATCTTCGGGATTGGTTAATGAATAATCTAACTTAATATATTCTCACCTCTTTCCTCTGTGAATTTCTACTACAATTATAGCAAAAATTTTTCTTTATGTCAAGCTAATTGTTGCATAATTGACACAAGAAAAAAAATATAATATAATATATATAATAATAATAAATAGATACAATATAAATATAATACTTTCTGTGGGAGGTTTTTGATATGATGAAATTTTTGCGGCGGGCGGTCAAAGAAGTTCGCAAGTGGGCATTGAAGAAGCTTGTAGGAGACTGTCGCATAATTACAGATGTATATGAAGGGTATATTTTGGAAACTTTTGAAAATAGTAATACGGAAGCTGTAGTGTGGGATTTTTCTCTCTTTGACTCTATGGGTATTATCGGTAAGAAGATTTATAGAGACTTTAGTGAAGAAAATATTCGAAAAGTCATGAAAGAAGAGAATTATCAAGAGACGGAAGTCATATTGGATAGAGTAAAAAAGATTATGAGTAAACCGATGATTTATTACGGTATTATTGCAAGATACAATGATGGTAGTCATGAGGTTCTACAGTAGGAATTAGTAGATTATTACAGGGGGAAGGAAGAGGAAGAAGAGGAAGAATGATTCGTTGGGCTTATACTCCGTTATTCGTTTTGAAAAACCATTTGGGGATTAATTCGGGGCCAGACAATAACCAATATTTGGTTTTTAATTTAAAAAATCCCATAACTACCCCCCGCCTATTCTTTTCCATTGAAAAAAATCCCAGAGGTACACTCAGCGCCGAGGCCGCCAAGCGCCCTGATTGATCGCATGCGTCCCCAGAAAATTCCATGAGACTTTTTTCCAGCGTAAGAGTTAGCTTACAATCTTTTCCAATTGTCATTCTTTGGGAGGACGGGCGAGATTGTTAAAAATTTCACAATGTCTCGACTGGCAGAATCTCCCACTCTAATGTAGTGATACCTTGCATTTAGTAATTAGTAACTCCAAGTCCTGCGATTGTTAGTTAATTAACAAACGAAATTATTTTAAAAAAATTTTTATTTTTCTCTTGACAAAAGTGTCCGGGCGTGCTATAATAAAACCATCAAAGGGAGAGAGAATCCCAAAGAAGAAAGAGGCTAACTACAATGAAGAAATACGTTTGGACATGGTACACTTTCGCTGATGGCTACAGAACGTGCGTGCGCAGTCTCTCCAAGACTGAAAAGGCTCACGCCATCGCAGCACATGGAGCAATCGTCGCAACGAGCAAGGAACGAGCATGACTCATTGAGTCATGCTCAAGTGTAAAGAGTCACAAGCATAACAACCATGAACAGCTAAAGACTCATCAACGCAACACAAGCTAACAGGCAACAGCTTAAACACATAGAACAGACAACAATAGAACATTCTCACACACAAGAGAACAGCAGATAGAGCATCAAGGTAATAGATACATCAAAGCGTTGATGAAACAATGATAGTACATAGGAGCTAAGGACACACTAAAGGATACAAGACAATACATAGTTTCATGTACAGCAGACACTAAAGCACATCCACTACAAATGCGCGGATACTAAGACCCACAGAAAGAGGTAATAAGAATGTACGAGTATGAGATAATGAACAGACAGACAGAGGAAGTCATGAGCATCTATGGTTACAATGTAGCTAATGCATTTAGTAGACTTGCACATCTTGAGAAGTTTGCAACACCTAACGATTGGATAGTAACTAATACTACATACATTGACTAATGTATGTAGTAAGAGAGACTTTGTTAGTTATTTAACTAACACACTTTAGATAGATAAAGATAGAATAGATAGAATAAGATTGTTAATTAAATAACTAACAAAGATAGAATAGAACCTTTATTAATACATTAACAAATAAACCCAAAGAGAAGAAGATAGATCATTAGTTAATTAACTATCAAAAGAGTTCGCGGCAGGCTGTTTTGAAGCGGCACTTTAGCACGGTAAATCGCTACTACGGTAGAGGGTCGAAGCGGTGCCTGATTGTCAAAGAATTAACAATGTGCAGTTTTTGTCGAGGGACGAATGTTAAAAGTTTCACAATAAAGACTTCCTAAAACTGGAGTTTGTTAATTAAATAACTAACAATAATTGAAATGAAAAATTTATTTTAAAAAAGCTGTTGACAAATACGCCCGGACGTGCTATAATAAGACCATAGAAAAGGGAATAAAGGAGCGAAAAAAAATGTACACAATCAATTTTTTCAACAGCAAGGGCGAGCGTTATGACTTCGGTCAGTTCTTCGTGATGGACAACGAGACTTTTCTTGATAAACTGGAAGAGGTTCTCTACATTATGCAGGAGCTGACTCCGGCTCAGGATAGCTGGAAACGTCATCTTTGCACGACTGGAATGGCTTTCTTCACTTATCACAATCTCGAGAATGTGACAGTCTTTTTTGATTGGGGCGAGGATTGTACCATTAATGTGATGGATAGAGATATTTAAGGGATTGCTAAATGTAAGCCCTTTTAATTCACCGTCATGTTTCCAAAAGCTGGTAATTGCCCGAGTTTTGTTAAATATTTGACAATCTAATTTTTTTGAACGCTTTCACACGCTAAAGTGCTAAAGTGAAACTTCCCAAAACTGGCGTTGTGCAGATTGCATAACCGGGCGGCCGCAAATTTGTGGATCTTGCCCTATTGACAAATGACTTTTTCCATGCTATAATTAAGCCATAAAAAGAGAGGAGTTATTCGCCATGATTAACATTCGCAGTATTTTGAAACTTGCTGAAAATGACGGCATGACGCTCAAAAAGGGCAACAAAATTACCTATAAAAGCGGCTGGCAAGTCGCCACTGAAGGCGTCGAGTGCAAAACCGCACGAGAGGCAATAAATGCAGTCAAGGCATACGGCGGCAATTGTGGCGTGTGGTATAGCAACAATACTTGGTTCGTTGATAAGTCTAAGCGGGTCAACACTAAGCGCGAAGCTATGGAAATCGGGAGAGCGTGCAATCAGATTAGCATTCTCAAATGGGCAAACATGAGCCTTGTATACTGCTAATGCTTAACCAAAGCGCAAAACCGATGGGTGTGCAAATTGCACACCCGGGCAGCCGTGAATTTGTACACTTTGCCCTATTGATATTTCTCACCCTGTGAGGTATAATAGTATCAGAAGTTGAGGAAAGGGGATAATTAAATGAAATGGATTTTTGTAGGACATATTGAGTCCATGGGCTTCGGCTATGATAAATACACTAATGAAGATAACACTAAATGCCGGCAGGTATGGGACGATGGCTACGAAGAAATTTTTGAAATTTCTTGAAAAGGGGCTTGACAAAAGCCCCAACCCATGCTATAATGTAGATACAATAAAGGAAAGGGAGAAAACATCATGGAAATGGTTCGAGTTTACAATTACCACACCGGCGAGATTCTGGAGAAGACTTTCACCGATCCCGCGGACGCGGATGCCTATGAGTTTCTTCTGGATTTTCTGGAAGCAAGCTATGAGCGGTTTCACAATGGCGAGAAGCTCTATTAAGAGCTTTTCGCCTAACCAAAGAATCTAAAAAAAAAGACTTGACAAATCGAGCGTTTCTGATATAATGTAAATACAATAAAGGAAAAGGAGAAATTAAAATGAAAGCTACTGGTATTGTGCGCCGCATTGATGATCTCGGCCGCATTGTCATTCCTAAGGAAATCCGCCGCACCCTACACATTCGTGAGGGTGATCCACTGGAGCTGTTTCTCGACAGAGATGGCATCTGTCTCCAGAAGTATTCGGCTCTTGGGATTCTGTCGGATGATGATTTGCGGGTCGCCCACACGATGGCAAACAGATCCAATTTGCATCCGATTGCGATTTATGACACGACGGTAAAGCTGAGCGGCGGCAAGAAGTTTCCGCTCTATGTTCCCTGTGCGTGGGAATTTGATAAGCAAATGTTCGTTTGCGATGAACCCTATGGTGTCTATAAAATTTCTAACATTGATGGCATCGCAGGCTATGTCGTTTGCGAATCGTCGGATATCGGGTGCGAAATGGAAATGATCGCGCGCTATCTCGATGCCGTAATCGCAAGTTAAAACTGTTTGGGGTGAGGTGGTTAATTCTCGCCCCATTTTTTTATTTATTTTTCAAAAAGCTATTGACAAGCTACACATTTTATGATATACTAAATACAAAAAACAGGAAAGGAATTGATACTTATGCTTAACTATGGAATTTTTCGTGGTCAGGAATTGATTTGCCGCTCTACGGGTGACGAATATACGGGCTGTCTTTATGCCGGCATTGTGCGGGCGGCCGCACAAGGCGAGATGGTTACTCTCATTGATATGGACACCGGCGAGATTCTTGCCATGACAAGAGTGGGGCGCGACTAAGCGCCCCGAAAGGAGAAAAATACATGCTATATCTTATGCTTATGCAGTCGAACGAAAATTACTATGCAAAAGTCGGTTATTCAAAAGGTGGTGTTGCTAACCGTCGCAGGGCGTATAAAACTCATAATCCGGCGGCCATTATGCGCAGCTCCTGTGTTGGAGCAGAAGAAATCTCATGCCGCGCAAAACTGGAAGATATGGGCGGCGTGAGGGTGAAAGGCTCTGAATGGTTTATCGTTTCTCATGCCGTATATCAAAAGCTATACGATGAAGGTATGGCAGTTTTTAGACCAAAACAGAAACTGATTCATTTTATTGAACAATTTTAGGGTGACAAAAATCACCCTAAAATTTTGTGCAATTTACCTATTGACAGGCTGCACACATTATGGTATAATTGGGCGGGCCGCCCACGGGCGTTACGGCCCGAAATTCGTTAAAAATTTAACAATCGGAAAATTGGAAATCTTTTCTACTTTCATGCGCTAAAGTGCTAAATTCCCAAAACTTAGCACTTTAACGATTTAAAGTTTAACAGTTTAGCGATTTAACTGATTAAAGCGATGAAGTGTACCCTTGTTAAAATTTTAACACTTTCACGCGCTGAAGTGTTAATGTATTAAATTTTCCAAAAGCTGGAATCGATTGTTAGTTAATTAACAAACAAAATATTACTCTTTGTATACTGGTATAATGCACAAAAAACGTCCAAAAAAAATATGATTTTTTTACTGGTAGTTACTTCCAAAAACTATTGACTTTTCACCGGGCGCATGGTAAAATGGGGCATAACTTGAAAGAGGGGCGTTGTTCTTATGTATAAGAAGAATTTTACTTTTGTTTCCAGTCTGTCGAATCAGGGTCAGGCGCGTCAGCAAGATGTTGATTATATGGTCACTGGTAAAATCCGGAAGCCGGACCACGTTCCTTTTGACGTGGATAGCGATATTCCAGAATATGACATTTCTGTCAAGTCCTCCCGCTTTACGCTTGTTTCGGCGGCCCGTGTCCACGGTGAAACGTTTGACGAAATCTGGAATGAATATGCGCGCCGTGTTCATTCAAAGTGGTTCTGCTATGCGACGGCTACGGGTGAAGCCTACTTTATGAATCTGGAAGAGTTTGAAAGTTTCGTCCGCGCGTTCTGCTCCGTAGAGCGTGAAAGCTCCAAAAACGGCGGCGGCCTGAAAATCCGGTGCAAGAAAGAAACCAAAGCCATGCGGACATGGCTCGCGGCGGCAATGGTGGCTTGATAAGAGCCACCATATGTCCCGGACGCGTGAACTTCCTCTTGACACATAGCCGCTCATATGCTACAATATATATATCCGATAGGAGAGGAATGGATAATCATGGATGAAATTATGTCTCTTGTCTTTCTGATCATCGCCGCGTGGTATGGATTATATAGGCTATTCCGCGCACTCTGGGAACACGACAATTCAAATGGAGGCCGCAAAAAAGGAGTTGACAACGACCTTGAATCATGGTATAATGAGTATAACAAATGAAAGGAAGCCAACACCCAATGAAAAGGAATATCTATTGCACCATCGACACCGAAACAGTCGGCGGTGCTACTAATCCCACAGGCGCATATAATTATGGCGGAATTATCCACGACAAGCAAGGCAATATTTATGCAACCTTCTCTTTGCTCGTTATGGAGCATTATGACAAAATTTGCCAGGATGATTATGCAAAGAAAAATTTTCCCCTTTACCGTGAACGCCTCGAAAGTGGTTTGATTTGTGCTGTAGCAACAGAAAAAGAGGCTGTTTCAATCATTAGAAATCTTTGCCAAATCTACGGAGTGAAATACATTATGGCTTATAATTCAGGATTTGATTTCTGTAAGACCCAATGTAAAGAACTCCTCAATGATTTTGAATTTATTGACATTTACCTCATGGCTCTGCAAACTATCACGCATTTGAAAAAGTACGCGGATTTTTGCGCTAAGCATAACAAAGTGTCAAGAAGTGGAAGAACCTATTCGACCACCGCCGAGACGGTTTATGGCTTTATCTCCCAAAGAGCCGACTATGCAGAAGAACATACGGCAGTATCTGACGCATTAATTGAAAAGGCAATTTTTGATTATTGCGTGAAGATGCACAAGAAATATACTAAAAATTGTCATGCGTGGGATTGTAAAGAACGGAATAAGTATTTTCCGCCCGTAGGAAGAAAGTGAGTTGATAAAAAATGGAAAATCAAAGGGAGAAGTTGCGGCGGCTGGGTTACTCGCCGCCTGAAATTGAAAGCATTATTTCCGCTGATCGGGCAATTGACAGAGGCGAAAAGCTATTTGAATTGACGCCCCAACAAAAGAAGGTTGAAAAGGAAATGCGGCAGGCGGCTCGTGCTCCTACGGTCTACAAGTTTGAGAACCGCGCACGCAAAGCTGATGAAATGAAAAAATGTATTCTTTCGCAGTTGGTAAAAGCACTTGAGCCGAATTGCGATGCAGCCCCAGAAATTGTAAATTCAGAACGAGAATTTACATTCTTTTACAGCGGCAAGAAATACAAGGTCGTACTGTCATGCCCCCGCACTTAACGGGGGCATTTTCCAGATTCAGGGAGACCCGGGCCGGCCAGCCGCAATTTTTAAATGGTTTTTTGAAATTCCCTCTTGACATTCTAATGTATTTGTATTATAATAAAGACAACAAAAGGATAAAGAAAGGAAATGATGACAAATGAAAAAGTACACTGTGTGGTTCGATCTTGATGGCACCCTTGGGAATACCTACGCCGTGGAGGATTGGCTCCCGAAAATTCGGCATGAAGATGTAAGCCCCTACCTCGATGCCGCTCCGATGCTCCGCTTTTGTACCCTCGCCCGACTGTTGAACGCTCTTCAGCGTGACGGTTATGAAATCGGAATTATTTCTTGGCTCTCGAAAGGCGGCTCGGAAAAATATGGAGAAAAAGTGACCGCCGCAAAAAAGGAATGGCTTTCCAAACACCTACCATCTGTGACGTGGAACAAAATTACAATCGTCCCCTACGGCACTCCGAAAAACAATTTCTGTGAATCCCCTCTCGATATTCTGTTCGATGATGAAAAGCCGAACCGCGATAGCTGGAGCGGCAAAGCCTACGAGCCTTCCGAAATTCTGGAAGTTCTCAAAAGTCTGAAAGACTGGTAACTATTACCAGTCTTTTCTATTCTGCTCTATTCCCAGATTCTGGAAGCCCCGACCCGGGCGCCGCGCACTTTGCACAAAAAGAGCAATAGAATTTTGTGCAGATTGACTACTTGACTTTTCAGTGATTTATGGTATAATAAGTACATAAAGAAAAGGAAATGCGAGGTAATTAAAATGGTAGAAAAAATTAAGAATCTGTTCGTGGTTACTCTGGACGATGGTCGGCAAACCTACTTTGATTTTGCCGATGGTAACATCTACGGCGTGAGCGGCAAAATCGTGCAAAACTTTAACGCCGAGGCTAAGAGAATTCTGAAATCTGAACAGAATGATGATTTTCTTGCCATGTATTTCTATGAAAGAACGTTGACTTGTCCGTACCGCGACACTCTCAAAAAGTGGCCGACCTCTTTGGTGGAAACCATTTACAGCCTGTATGGGAATCGTTATTCTGTTGACGTGTTGAGCGGAGTTGCAGAATTTTGTTACAGGAAAAATTTCAAACTGGATAAGAAGGGCGTCAAAATTCTGACGAAAGCCCTTTCCAGTTTGGAAGATAATGGTAATCGCCGTTTTCGCTATCTGAACAGCTTCCAGCTGGAAAATAAGATTCTTGAAGTTTCTTACAGCTATTTGCCCGCGGCAGTGATTCCTTTCATTACTCATGCCAGCACCCCAATGAAATGAGAAATTACGTGGTTGAAGATGCTCAGAAAATTGCTTTTCGGTATGAGCATGAAAACTGGGATTATCTGGATTCGGTATACTATGGTAATGAACACCTTTATCACTGTGTGTATCGTTACATTCAGCTTTGCAATCTTCTTCACCATGAGCGGACATATAAAAATCTGTATCAGTCGATTTGTGTGATGGAAAGAGAAAAGGCTCTGATGGCTGATAAGATGTGTCTTGAGTATCAGAAAAATGCGCCTCTGTTCTTTGAGGACGAGAATTTTACCGTTCTCATTCCTGTAACCGCGGACGAATTCAAGAAAGAAGCTGACTATCAGGATAATTGTGTTTTCCGTCTGTACTATCCCAGAGTCAAAGCCTGTTCTACTCATGTAGTTTTCATCCGCAAGAAGTACGACATTGATAAACCCTACATTACCTGTGAAGTCAGTAATTGCGGCAACATTGTTCAGTATCTGACAAGATTCAACCATGAAGTTGAGGACGATGATGCGAAAGCATTTAAGGTTGCCTATCAGAAATTCCTGCATGAGCATTTCTAAAACCGAGAAAAAGAGGGGAGATAAAAAATCCCCTCTTTTTGTACAATTTGCGCATTGACAGCGTGGGCCCGGGCCGCCCCATGTCAAGAAGTAATGTTACACAATTTGTCCCGCGATATTTTGTGCATTTTGTCCCATTGACATTCTCCCAAAGTGTGATATAATAGAATCATGAGAGAGAGGTAAACACAATGAATGAAATTTTTGGTTATTGCGGCTGGGACTTTTGCGGCGCGCGAAATAGGAAGTTTCAAAGGGGCGAGGATGTACGCATCGGGCGCAACATTTATCGAGTGGTCTTCCGCATCGGCTCTTGGCATCTGCTAAAAAGAATTTCAGAAGAGGCTTGACAAACTAAACTCTTTATAGTATAATAAATACAGAAAATGAAAGGAGAAATAAAAAATGAGATTTGACGTTGAAACCTCGCAGGACTATAGAAGCTTTGATGGGGTTGGAATCGGAGCAATCTTTCTGGATGATAACGGCTATCCTTGCATTAAAATTCCCGATGTACGAAGTTGGACCGTTAAATATTTGTCAATTTATTTTTGGAAATAATACTTGACAAATGAATCAAAACGTGCTATAATAAAGACACAATAAAGGAAAGGAACTGATAAAAATGGATTTTAAGAAAACGACTACTGCACAGGCACTTGGTACGATCGTCGGTAGAATTGGGGTGTGGTTCGTCTCCGCGGCTTTCATCTGGTGGGGCTGGAATGTTTTCGCAGGGCATTTCAATCTGCCGCAGTTTGGATACATGGAAGTCTTTGCCATGCGGATGGCTCTCTCTCATCTCATGGTGATTTTCTGGCAGATTAAAGGAGGAAAGGGTTGACAAAACCCTTTCTTCCATTTATTTTGATAGTTTGTTAAAATTCTCACTAAGTGCCCGGGGCTGGACCGTTAAATATTTGTCAATTTATTTTTGGAAATAATACTTGACAAGCCGCTCCGAACATGGTATAATAAAGACACAATAAAGGAAAGGAATTGATACCAATGAAAACCGCACGAGAAATGAGAGATGCTACTCTTGCCTATAAGAGAGCCGCTGATGAACAGACCCGCAGTCTCCTGACCTCTTGGATGGAGCACCAGGTAGCCGATGTTATTGATACGGCAGTTGCAAACATGAGATTTTCAGCCTCTATCCGTATCCCCTCTATCATGGCTGGACAGAATGATTACGTCGAATCCTATTTGGAGGATTACGGCTACCGAGTTAAAGTCGATTCCGAGATGGTCAACATCTCGTGGCTGAATGCCTAATGAGAAAAAGCCCTCTTGCAAAAGTGCGGGAGGGCTTTTCACAATGCGCCGGCGCGCCCGGGCAACGGAATTGTGAAAAAAGTAACACTTGACATTTCTCATCTAATCAATTATAATATAATTAAGAAAAGGGGGATGAAACCCAATGAGTGCCAAAAATGAAAAGGTAAAGCTGACCTATGAGGATAAATTCGCGCGGCATTTTTACTGTCAGCACGCGCGGTTGAACAGTGTCCGCAATGACAAAAAACAGGCGACTCGGAAGATGCGGAAAATAAATAAAAAAATATGTAAGGAATCCCTTGACAGCGGGGATTAAAGGTGCTATAATAAAGGTACAAAAGGAAGAGAGGTAAAACACCATGAGAGAGAACCTGATTGACCGCATGATTAGAATCTATGGCTTTGAGCACCCCCTTGTTATTCAGTTTGCTGAACTGTGCGAGGACATGGCGCACACCGAAGCTAACGATAAAGCCCTGATGATGCTTGTGGAAGCCCACGAAGAATATCCTGTTTTCTGAAAAAAAGGGATTGACGGGCCGCCGCAAATGTAGTATAATAAATACAGAAAGCGAGGGAATAAACGATGGATAAAATGGTTCATTTGTATAGCCGCTACCTGAGTGAGATTTGCCACTGTTACGCTGATGAGAACGGCAATCGTCCTTGTGACAATGGCGCGATTTGTGACAGATGCGAACAGCAGGAAATCTCCTTTAACGATTGGCGTTGGGAGCAGATGTTCGGGACAAAGAAAAGCTAAAAAAATACAGGAGGTAACTAAAATGGCACTTGGAAAAGAGTATAGACAGCTTAAATCCGATTACGAAATGGCAAGAGCTCTTTACGATCGGTGGGACACTGGCGACCTCGTAGAGTACATTAGACGAGACTATGCGGAGGCTTCCATCAACGTGCTTGAGGCTCTGCTTGAGGAACACCCCGACCTGTGGGAAATGGTAGATAGTCTGGAATAATTTTCCAGACTATTTTCATACCTTCACCTGTTAAACAATTCACAAAGCGCCCGGGGAGAATTGCCAAAAGTCTATCAATCTTTTTTGGGGAAAATACTTGACAAATTAAATTATTTTTGTTATAATAAATACATCAAAAGGAAAGGAAAATAAAAAAATGATTCTAATTGTAATTCTGTCTCTTGCACTTTCATTTTTGCTTACCGCGGGTTTGGTTTGGCTCATCTGTTGGCTGCTTCCTGCTCTCGGTGTCGCAACAATCGGCACTCTCACTATCGTATTCTCATGGAAATTGGCGCTTCTGGTCTGGCTTATTCTTTTGCTCCTGCGCTCTATCTTCTCAGCTTGTAAAAAAGGATGATAAAATTATGATGCCTTATTTTTGGGTTGATGTGGGAATCTTTGGAAGAGTGATTGAAAAGGTTGATAATGACCTTTTCATCTATGAAACAACTGTTACCAAAGAGCGCGCAACAGTAACTGCGAAATGGGTTAGAGAGCATTTGATATAAAAAGCTCTTGACAAAATCCGCTCAATTAGTTATAATATAATTACAAAAGCAAAAGGAGAATAAAAATTATGGTTACAGCATGTTATATTGTTATTTATTATGTCACGGATTTCCCGATGGGAGAGAAGCCTGTTCGCCATGAGGATGCGTATCGAAATTATGATAACGCACTGTTGGTCGCAAAAGATCTTGCAAAATGTCTGGATGTTGTCGATGATGTGTATGTTATTGACGGACTGACTGGCGAGGTACTTAATACCATTCTCAAGGATGCTCCACAGGAAAATAAAACCGAAGAGGATAACGCTCCCACAGACAACACCGAGAAAAATAATGCTCCCATTTCCAGCGGCATTTTTGATGATGGGACTGGCGGTGTGTGGCAACTCACTGTAGATAACAAGTGGGATTATCAATGCTTGGGTTTGGTTTGCTCTGATTGCGCATATTGTGACAATAGTCATTGCGTCGTGCGTAGTCCTGTGACCGAAGAGGAGCGAGATATTCAGATTAAATCCGCAAAAGCGAGGATGAGTGAGACGGCCAGATTAAGTCCGCAAAGGTGAGGATGAAAAAGTAAAAAGGAGGGGCATCCCTCCTTTTTTGTTTAATTTGCCCATTGACAAAAGCGTCAAAGTGCGCCACGATGGCCCGAGCGCCAACGTTCGAAATGCCCGGAATTTAGTATTATACCGCCCCGCGCAATTTTTGTCAAGAGTTTTATTGCACAAATTTCGTCAAGTAAAATCCTAAAATTTTGTGCGTTCTGACTATTGAAATCCGCGTGACCCTGTGGTATAATACATAATGTCAGGAGGGGCGAGACCCCGTGGGCTGGGCTAATGGTAGGTAATGTCCCACAGTTTAGACTGGGCGCGCAAGTCGAAAAAAAAGACCAAAACCCCTCTTGACAAATGGCACAAAATGTGCTACAATATAATCGTTAAGAGGGATGGGGCTTGATAGTTTCGAGATTAACCTATCGACCCCAAAAAATCTCGTAAAAATAAAATTCCCTCTTGACAGATAGCGCAAAATGTGCTACAATATAATTGTCCCAAGGAGGACGCAAAAATCAGGGTAGCGACCGACGCTAAAGAAAGGAATTGATACTATGAAGAATTCGGACAAGATGACTAATCGTAAGGCTCTGGACTACGTTCTCGAGAACTGTGACCTGCCGTCCGACGTTTCGGAAAAGCTGTCTGCCATGCTGGTGGCTCTTGACAAGAAGTCGAGCGGAACGCGCAAGCCCACCGCAAACCAGATTGCCAACGAGGAACTGAAAACCAAGATCTGGGATTCCATGGAATCTGGTGTCCGCTATCAGGTCAAGGAACTCGCAAAGCTGGTCGGCATGGAGAGTTTCCAGAAATGCTCTGCGCTGGTCAAGCAGCTTAAGGACAGCGGCGCGATTGTTCGCACTGAGGACAAGGGGGTTGCGTACTTTACCAAGGTAGAGTGAGAAAGAGGGAGAGCAATCTCCCTCTTTCTTCCGCTATTCTCGTCAAAAATTTCACAATCTCCGCGGTCCGGGGCTAATTTTGTCAAAGATTTAACGAAAAAACCTCACAAAATGGAAATTTTTTCTTTTTATTCCCTCTTTTTTTGACAATTTTAATAAAAAATGTTATAATTTTATTATAAAAGATAAAAAATATAAGAAATTTTAAGCAAAATACAACAAATTCTCACCCAAATCTTTGTACAACATGCCCATAGACAAACAGCCAATCATGTGTTATACTATAATCACAAAAGGACAAAGGAGACAAAAAACATGAAATTTCTTTTTATTCTTACTCTGGTTATCACTTGCGGCAGCGCGGTTATGCGTCTTGTCAACGCTATTCCTCAGAAGCCCGCAAAGGGTGACATTACCAATCTCCTGATGGCGGCTGGAGAGTTTCTTTCTCTCATCTATGTGCTCTGGTATGTGGGGACGTTTTAATCCCCCATCCCACAGGGCTTAAATCTGCTACGAGAGGCGTCTCTATTATTGCAAGGGTGTCTCTCAGCGGCCCGGGCGCGCCTCGGCATTTTGCACAAAATGCCAGCCGCATTTTTGTGAGTTTTGCCATCTTGAAATCCGCGCAAAAGGTGGTATAATAATAATTGTCAAGAGGGGATACACCCTGAAGCTGATACGGAAACCAAAGGCGCCAACGGAAGAACAGAAACGATGCGGAGGAAGGTTAATCCAAAAAATTTTTTAGAGAATTTCTAAAAAACCTCTTGACAAAGTTCCCAATCCATGTTATAATCTATACGTAATCAAGAGAAGCCACCTCTTAAAAAGCAGAAAGGAATTGATACCTATGAAGAACACCGAAAAGATGACCAACCGCAAGGCTCTCACCTATGTCATGGAGAATTTCACGCTCCCCACGGATGTTGAGGAGAAGCTCTCCGCGATGCTGACCGCCCTCGACAAGAAGTCGAGCGGAACGCGCAAGCCCACGGCAAATCAGATTGCCAATGAGGGGCTCAAGGAAGCTATCCTTAACGTCATGGAGCAGAATCATCTGTACCGCGTTATGGAGCTTGCGAAGCTCGTGGGCATTGAGAGCCCCGCAAAGTGCTCCGCCCTCGTGAAGCAGCTCAAGGACAGCGGCGCGATTGTTCGCACTGAGGACAAGGGGGTTGCCTATTTCTCCCTTGCGACCCCTGGGGAGGACTAAAATGGAAGAAAGTGGGGCGGTTGCCCCACTTTTTCCTTGACCCCAGCTCCCAGGATTTTCCAGGCGCCCGGGTGCATTCTCTGACAAATATTGTATGAAAAATTAAAGGCGAGAGGTATTCAATTTTCCATTCTGTGAAATGCATGTTATTAAAGATGAGTATTTCATCGCAAAAAATAAAAAACGTGGTAATTTGAAAATAATCATTGACAAGGACTTAAAAATTTGATATAATAATCATACTAAGAAAGATAAAAGGAGTGATGAAATGTGAATGCTATTATTTTGTTTGTTATCTGTACCGCGGTTAACGTGATACTCTCAACCATTAAGTCAATCGCTACCATTAAGGGCGGAAAATTCATGGCGGCTTTGATGAATGCTCTAACCTACGGGTTTTACTCTTGGGTAATCATTCTTACCACGATTGACAATTTGTCTACCGTGAGTAAAATGCTTATTACCGCCGCTTGCAATTTCGTCGGGGTGTACCTTGTTAAACTCATTGAAGAAAAGACGAGAAAAGAAAAACTCTGGAAAATTGAGGCAACTGTTCCCGCAGAAGAAACACGCTCTATCACGAATGAGAGTAAAGACCAAAAACTCATTTTCAATTATACCCCCATTGGGAAGTATACTATTTTTAATTTTTATTCCTACTCCCGCAGCGATAGTGAAGATGTTGCCAAACTTCTCCAGCGGCATAATGCCAAGTATTTTGTGAGTGAAGCTAAAACAATGAATCTGTAAATGGGGCGGGTAATTCTGCCCATTTGATTTTTACAAAAATTTTTGGTATAATAATAATAGAAAGAGAAAAAGAAATAAAATATCCCAGAGAGGAGGAATTTCTAAAAATGCGTTTCCATTTGCGCTTAATCGCTCACTATCTGCGCTGCTACTGTTATAAGCAAAAGGAATGTAGAAAGTGCGGCTGGCGAGCCTGGTGCGGCAAGTATCTCTGCGATTCGTGACGCCCGGGAACGCCTTGTCCCTCAAGACGTTCCAGCGCGAAAAGTGTTTTTAGAAAAAAGATAACAATGAGATTTAAAGAAACAGAATATTCCCGTAAGCTTGATACATGCGGCCGATTAGTAATTCCCTCTAAACTTCGAGAAGCCATGCGGCTGGAGGTTGGAGAGAATTATCCTTTTTTTACCACGATTGATGAAGAGGGTCAGAGTTGGCTTTGCATCCCATGCCCGGGCGCGGAGACAGAAATTGACAAAGCTAAGCGCCTACTGAAAGAGGCCGGCATCACGTCATTAGATTGAATTTTTATTTTTGGTGCGCAAAAATTTTTTTTCA